GGTGAGGATGATCGGGAGGATGGAGCTGGCGGGGGTTTCCTGGTGGTTTTCTCGGTACTCCGAGATGTGGGAGATGATGGGGTCGAAGGAGGTGCCGCCGCCGCCGATCAGGCGGAAGGATGTGGCAATGTCGGCAATGTCGCAGACAGGGTGGAGGCGAGTGTCAAAGCAGTAGACAGAGCCGGCAATGGAAGATACGGCTGACACAGCACCATGGAGTTCGGACATGAAGTCTGTGAGGATTTTATCGCTGATGCTTCCGCTAACGTCGATGTACACAAGCACATGGACAGTGGTGCCACTGAAGTCGTCGAGGTAGAGGTTCCTGTGGGCAAATCGACGATCGTATCCTTCGAAGTCGTTCCGGCATTCCGTGACATACTTATACAGCAAGGTGCGCCAATCGATAGTTGGCTCGAGAAGCTCCTTGAACAACCGATCCATCGCAGCTCCGACCGGACCGGCCTTCTTCATCCGAGCAATAGTAGCTGCTTTGTTGACTATATCTTTCCAGTCAGGTGCTTCAACTTTAACTCCGTCATTGTCGGTAAATGTACCGTTAGAGTCATCAGGGTTATCACTATCACCATCATTGCCCTCTACCAAACAGACATTTACTGAGGGTACTCCAAATTTTTTCTTCACGTAGTTCGGATCTTCAGACTGCTTTTGTCTTAGCACACTATACACTTCACGAACACTTAAATGTTTTAGGTTGTCATCTCGGACAGCTCCATCGGGTAGCTCCAATCTGTTGTCGTCAATAATCCCGTTAACCACAATGTCTGCCGCAATGTTGGCCAAGACTGGATCATGACGGAATATGTCCCTCATTCTTGGTACGTGCTGAAGGAAAACGTGACCAAGTTCGTGAAGCACGATCCCAGTCACCTGCTTTTCGTTCAAGGTTTCCATAAACTTCGGATTGAACATGAGACCTTTGCCGTCGGTTGCGGCAGTAGGAATTGACTCGTCCTCTCTCCAAGGTGCATTGAGGAGCAGGGTTCCGAAAAACGGGGACCTTTTCAGCAACTTGACCTTGGCCTTGGTCATGCGCTCTTTCAGACTGGTTGCCACGGTGGATGGGGTTGACATGTGACCAGAATAGCACGTAACCCCACCCCCCCCACGGCAGGCTTGGTGTAAGATATGATAAAGAACACTTATAGAAGGTTTACCCATGGACACCCAGTTCGTTGTATACGCATACGTTAGAGAAAGGGGTAGTAAGAACGGAGCAAAAGGTACTTATTACTATATTGGCAAAGGGAGGCCAGATAGACCATACAAGGATACTGGTAGACCCTGTAGGAAGCCAAAAAACCCAAAAAACATTATTATCCTAAAAACATTTACGGAAGAAAAACTAGCATTTGAAGCTGAAAAGCTTCTAATTAGATTTTATGGTAGATTGGATACTAAAGAAGGTTGGTCCGTGCTAAGAAATAAATCAGATGGTGGACAAGGGCCTTCCGGATACAAAAGAACTACGGAAACCAGGGAAAAAATATCCAAAGGAATGAGTTGGGAGAATCATCCCCAGTATGGGAAACCCCGAACAGGAGAGGAAAAACTCCGTATATCGAATGGACTAAGGGGGGACAAAAATCACATGTTTGGGAAAACAGGGGAGAAAAGCCCATGGTTTGGAAAAAAGCATACAGATGAAACTAAGAGAATTTTGTCGCTTAAACATAGCGGGATAAATCACCCACAATATAATAAAAAACAATCCGAAGAGTGGAAACTTAAAAGATTTGAAAATAAAAAGAGAGTTGTAATTGAAATAGATTGGTATAACGAAAAATATGGAGTTGTAGAGAAAACTTGTGCTTTGGATTTGTCTAAAAGGTACCCAGAAGATAATCTTTTAGTTTCAAAGCTAAGTAATGTAAAGAATGGAATAAGAGCCCGCCATAAGGGTTGGATTAGGAGAAAACAACTTAGAGGGGACTGAAATAATAAAAAAGCGGGGGACAAAGCCCCCGCTGACATTAAGTAACAACCTCAGTCTACCGAAGAAGCTCCTGGTACTTGGCCACAAATTTCTTGGCCTCGGGGCTCTTGGTCACCTTCGAGATAAAGGCTCCCTGGACTCCCATGCTCTTCATCCGAACCAGAGCGTCCGACATATACACCCCAACGTAGTCCTCAGTGGCGGCGTCGATGAGCCACATCATGCCGTTAAAGAAGTTGTCGGCGGTTTCAGAGCGGTTTACCAGAGCGCCAGTGATAGCGAACAAGATGGATGGTTCCTTGGGCATCTTGACTGACTTGTCGCCAGCCAGAACCTTCTCGACATCCGGAAGTTTGCTGTAGATCTTCACGAAGTTCTTGAACTCAGCGGCTGCTCCTTCACCAACAGCGGAATCTACCGGAAGACCGATCTTCATCAGGTCAGAAGCGAAGTCCCAGGAACGAGGACTTGGCCAGGCGATTGCGTTTTTGTTGAAAGAGTGCAGAAGGGTAGGACGGAAGTTCAGGAACGAGATGATCTCCTCCTTGACACCAGTCGTCAACGCGTACTCTTTCCACGACCCCAGGTCATGCTCGATTGTGAAGTGGATGAAGCGGTTAGCCAGAGGGGCGGGCATTTGGGATACAGCAGCCCGGTCCTCAACACGGTTACCAGCAGCAATCACGAACCAGTCGTCTGGGAGTACGTAGTCGCCTACTCGTCGGTCAAGCACAAGCTGCATACCGACATTCTGGACGGCTGGGGGGGCCAGGTTGATTTCGTCCAGGAACAGGATGCCACGTCCGGATTGCGGGAGGAAGCTGGGAGGGGCGAAGTGGGCGGATCCACCCTCCACGTACGGGAGACCCCGGAGGTCGGTTGGGGCAAGCTGGCTAAGCCGGACATCGATTACCTCCATGTCATTTTCTTTGGCCACCGCGTTGACGATAGAGCTCTTGCCGATTCCAGGGGCTCCCCACATCATCACGGAGGTTTTCATACCCCCGCGAATGATGGAGTTAAGGTGCTTGCTGGCTTCGGACAGGTTGATCGTGAGCATTGTTGGTTGTGTACCTGTGAGAAGCCTAGCACACGACTCAGGTGACCGGGATGAGTTCAGAGGTTCTGTTATCGTCCCTTGACATAACGACCCGAAGGACTCCGTCAACCATGGTGGCTGAGGCGACCTTCGCGTCCAAAACAGACCAGGAGAGGGAGAAGGGACGTTTGGCAAATGTCTGGACCACGTACCCGGACTCATCCCGGTCCGACTTATCGCTCGAGATCGTCAGCCTGTTGGCTGAATACCGGACTTCGACATCCGACTTGCCGTATCCCGGCAGCGCAACTTCGTACACCGCGCTGTTGTCAGCCTCGTCGACCCTGACGTTGTATCGGATCGGGTTGGAGCTTTTGGTCGCGGGGATGGTAGAGAAAAGGGCGGGGCGGAGAAGGGATTCTTCGGACAGGATTCGGGAAAGTGTGGTAAGCATGGAAGTACGTGAGTAGTAAAGTACAAATGTACTACATGACTTTACACGGAACTGCCCAGTATTGTGGGTCGGGGAACCGAAACTACAATATTCGGATTACCGAAACACTAAGGCTTGACAAGGATCAGACCCCAACCGGTCTTTGGACCTTCGACCATCCAGCGCTTTTCGAAATTCCGGAAAGAATACCTGACCCTGGAGCCGTTCTGGCTACCTACAAACCCCCCATATACCATGTCACCCTCCCCCCACGGATCGTTGACAATGTATTGAGACTTTTCCAGATCGATACCAACAATGGTGCACCAGTGTCCACCACCTGTCGGTCGTCCTACCGGGCCTTTATGGAGATAACCAACCGGGACCGGAATACCCTTGCGGAGCTGGTCGATGATGTCTTGACGTCCGAGGTTTTGACGATATACTGCTGTGATGCCGAGGTCGGCTAGGGTTCGGACCTGGGCGATCGGGTTAGTGGTGTCTCCGTGTTTCATTACTGCCCTTAAATATACGTCGTCGGCATTGCGTCCACCACCCAGACAACCTGGCTTAAGGTACTCGGCAGCCATAGCGCATGACGACGAGAAACACATGCGTTGGGCTTGAGACGTTGCCGAATCGAGTTGGGTATAATAGGGGACATTCAGCAGAATTTGGTTCCCGGTCGGAGGGGTTACAGGCTGTCCAGGTACGGAAATATCCCAGTGGGGTGTGTATATGTACCACACCCCAGCGCTGTGGTCGAGGGTGACACGGGTATGGCTCCCCTCATCGAGACTGTCGATAATGGTGTACGAACGACCCCGCTCCACACTGACCTTGGCCTTCTCGGACAACTCGAATGCCTGCAGCGGCTCTTTCTTCAGCAGGGTGTCCTGCTTGGCAGTGATGATGCGTTTTTCCGATTTGAATTTCTGTAGGCCATAGGTCCACAGGGCGCCTTCCGCCACCCTGCGCCGTTTCAGGCCAGCTTCAACCTCTGAGCCGGGGTCCCGGTACAGCACCAGTGCGTCAGGGACTTTGTCCCAGTCTTTGTTTCGGAGGAGCCGGCTGATAGTGGTAAACCCCTCCGCCCCATAGAACCCCTCGCCCAGGTTGTACGCAAAGGACAGCAACGCACCACGTTGCTCGTCTGACATGTCGGCGAAGTGGGGTATGAGGCGGATACGTGGCCAGAAAAACCCCCTCAAGGAGTCGTCCAGAAGGGTGTCGGCTTCGGCGGCGGTTATGGTCTGACCCGGCTTAACGGGGCTGCCATCCATCCACCTCGTGCTACCCCAACCGATGGTCCATGGTGCACCACCGGTCTTCGGGTCCGGATACGCCTTCAGCTCACATTCCTCGAACCGTTTAATCAGCTCTACGCCGCACTTGGGGATGTCGTTGTTGTTTCTACTCGTTGTCATCGTCTTCGGGGTCCATTGATGGAGGATAGGAGTGGGACTTGAACACAACCCCGTAAACCTCGTCGTCTCCGTCGATCTCGTTTACCTCGGGATGCTCAGGGCTGTTCTCCATGAGTTTCTTGAGCTCGTCTGGGATAGGACGTGAAACTCGCCCCCCTGAAATCCGATTGACGAACGCCTGCTTGCCAGATAGCTCGAGAGCGTCCGATTCAACCTCTAGAGACATCCCACGCATCCGGATTCCGTGTTCCTGCAGCTTCATGGACAATGCGGTCAAGGCAGCCAACAGTCCGAATCCCCAGCTCGTGAAGGTAAAGACATACAGAATCGTGGTGAGCATGGTGAGGGGAGAGAGTTGGTGAAGATCAGTATAGCACGTAACTACGCTTTGCGGGACTTTGTCCTGGAACACCCTCCTTCGGACTTATTGGTCGGTAGTGGATAGCGTTTCAGGTAAGCCATGTTTCCTACTCTGCACTGCTTTTGTCTTGGTTGCCGCTGAGGTGCTGGAATTTGGTGATTTTAGGGCCTACTACTCCTCCAGACTCTGTAACATTCCACCCGGAGGGTACACGGATTTCGGCATAATTCGTACCACATTCCCCCGAGTCCGAGCTCTCGGCTTTCACACAATTCGGCACATCCTTTCCATCTTTCTTTTTCGTACCCCTCATTGTATACCCGCGCCAGCACGGATCCGGTCCTTGCATCTCCTCGGCGAACATAGCATCACGGTCTTCACCAGTATGTTGCATGTACTGGGAGACCGAGTTGAGGTAGTCGGAGGCGAGGGTTAGTTTATTAGAAACCCACTCAGGGATATCTGAGTTTTCGTCGATTAGAGAGTCAATGAGAAGGGCATTGCGGGCGGCCGACCTGAGGTCCCCCTGTGCCATTTGTCCCTCGCCATCGTCTTCCTCCTCACAATACGAGCCTTTTTTGTCCTCGTCGTCTTCCAACATCCCTTTTTTAATGGCTTTGTCCCGGGCCGTCTTCCAGTCATCCGAGTCGATATTTCCATCGACATCGTGGTCCTTGCCTTCTGATCCATCATACTTGGATTTGCCTGCACTGCGTAGGGCCATGGCGATGGCCTGTTTTTGCGGAGTCCCTTCCTCCATCAGTTTCGAAATGTTGTGTGAAATGACCTCCTCGGAGGTACCTTCTTTGAGAGGCATGTCGGTCAATCCTGTATACTAAGCTTTCAACGATATCCAGCCTTTGTGTTGAAACCTTTTTCCTCCCCCTCTAGCAACTTCTGCCAAATGGCCCCTATTGAGCTTTTGCTCTGGAAATAATCTTGCCAACTCAGACGCTGATTTTTGTAAAACCGTTCCGTGAACCGGGTGCCACCAGTCTCTTGGGATACGATTATGGCTTTTTTCTCCTATCCCGGCTTCTGATAGCTTTTTCTTAGTCTCTTCCGATAATTTTTTACCTTTGTGCATATCCGATATCTTCTTTTTAGTCTCCTCAGGACGTTCTTTACCAAAGAAAGGGTGATTCTTTCCTGAGTTAGCTTTGGATATTTTTCCCTTGGACTTTTCAGAAAGGTTAACAATACCTTCTCCTCCATCAGTCAGGTTACGTAAGATACCTGTCCCGAGGTCCTTCCTTCCGTAAAAAGCAATAAGTTCTTTTTCAATTCTACAAGCCTCCTCCCACTCAAGATGCTCATGCAGGATAACGATCCTATCCCTCGGAGGAGGGCAACCACAGAGTCTTCTGCCTCTGTAAGGCCTCCTAGGATTACCAATTCCAATATAGTATGGGGTTCCTTCTTTTCTCAACCACTGGTAAACAACTGTGTTCATAGTCCCCCGATCATAACACAGTTTACCGCATCATGGAGCGTACGGACTGAGAGAACTCATCATAGGACATGCTACTCATCTCTGACGTATTGAATTTACGGGGGTTGCCGGACTTTGTAAATAGCTCGGGCTGGACGGGGGATTTCCCTGATTTGCGGGGACGAGGGCTAGGCTTACCGAGGGATTTTTCTTGTTTCGCCAGGCGCCTCTTTTCAACATCGGCTCTACCCCTTAACTTGGCGGCGCTATTATCTCTACCTAGGGAAAGCGGAAGCTGTCTGGCAGTTCCACCGCCTGTAGGTTGAGGGCCAGACTTGCGGAAGTCCTTAGCCTGGCCTTGCTTATCGAGAAGGCTGCCACCTCTCTCCTCCTGGGTCTGGGGGGCTCCAGGGGAAGCCGGACTTGCCGGTGTGCTACCTCCCTCCAGCGGGTTGGTTTGGGCGGTGTCGGTGACTAGACCTCCTGGGAACAGAGTGCCCTGCTTGAATTGTTCGACAACCTCCCCCTTGCTCTTGCCTTCAGATACGGCTTGGCGGATGGTGTCGATGGCCTGCTTACCGACTTCGGTGGTGAATCCACCACCACCCTTGCGAGCAGGTTGTTTGGGGATATTGAGGCCACCTTTGGGTTTCTCAGGTGCCGCAGAGGCCGGAGCCTGGGCCTCTTGACCGCCACCTTGTGGTGCCGCAGCCTCCTGCTGTCCGGATTGTGGGGTCTTAGACTCCGGCGCAGCGGTAGGGGCCGCAGACTCTTGCTGTCCGGGCCCCTTAGGGCCAGAAGCCTCTGGTGCGGAAGACGGGTCAAAAACAATTTTTCTCCCACCAATTAGCTTATTATTGAACCTCCTAAATATCGCAGCTCTGGCAACTTCCGGATCCACATCATAGTCATCTTCCAGGATTTCTATGGCTTCTTGGATACTACTCTCAAGTGCATTTTTGTCAGTTGAGGGAAGATTGCTCTTGATATTATCCTCAACCAGTTCTTTAAACTTACTCGAGATGGTAACCCCATCAGCCGAGGGTTTTCCGGTCTCTTCCGTTTCTTCCTCAGGGGTAGCAGACTCTTCGGCCGGGGGCTGTGCTGCACTTCCCGGAGCCCCGCTGGGGCTAGGAGCTGCTCCACCCGGAGCGGCTTTCTTCTTACCACCAATCTGGCTCTGATATTGTTTCTGGAATGCGGACAACACGTCCTGAGTGGTAGCCTCACCCTCCAGTCTACTCTTGAGGGTGTTTTGCCACTCCGAAACCGGACCTGTGTCTTTGTCACCTACACCATCTCGACGGCTATCTTCCAGGGCCTGTCCCGTGCTCTCGCGCTTTCCCTCTTTGCGTTGCTGACCTACCGGTTTAGCTGAGGGTCCGGGAGCCTGCTGGGGACCGAATCCGCGCCCAGCATTGGCCTCTTTTCTTTTAGCCTTGGCCTCCTTCGTGGCCTCTTTATCGATATTGCCATCCTCGTCTTTGACCTTCGGTCGCGTCAACCTGGCACCAGGATGTTCGCCAATCCCCTCATCAGTCATCACTTTGTCGGTGATGGCCATGGCCTGGTTCTTTTCGTACCGACGTCCCGGGTTCTTGCTATCCAGGTACGCTCCGACGTAACCGTGACCCCGGTTCATCAGGCTCTTAACGCCAGACATGAACACATCAGCCTCATCCATGCCACTGTTGGACAACCTGCTCAGGTAATCCTTAAGTTGTTCGCGTCCAGCAACCGACCTCTGATACAACTTGGAGCGCGGATCAACCTTTCCACCCTTCAGGATATTGAAGTTGTTCGGGTTACGGGCAACTTTTTCTGGTTTGGGCTGGTCTTGGAAATCCACGGCGGTACTTAGTCTCTATCTTGCTTTCAACGCCCGGAAACCTTCCAACCCTGCGGGATCTCAATATTCAAATTGCTCTCCTCGGCCTGGAACACCGGCTCGGTTACACCGGGGGCCTCGGACACATCCTCTCGTTCCTTGTGCTTCTTGGGCTTCTTGGGGTCGAGGATTGAGATTCCGGCGTCGGCCATTTTCACTACCGGGTCTGCAGCTCGAGCCTGATCGATATTCATCATGGTGTTAAATTCCTAGGATTTCGTTCAACAGCTCGGTGCTGAGCTCTTTGCCCGCCCCCGCCTTTATCTGCTCCTCGGTGCGTTTCTGCTCATCATGACACACCTTGCTAATGTCGGCCAGGAGGCTGAGCACGGCCGACCTGTCCCACTCGGCGATTTCAGCATTGTCACTAAGCTCCTGGAACCGGGCCAGAATCGACTCGAGGATATCCAGACTCATCTCCCGAACAGCCAGCCAATTCTCCCGGACCTCATCATTGTCAGATTCCTCCTGGTATCGATGACTCTGAGCGATAATTTTGATTAAGCTTTTGCCCACAGTCGCGATGGACTTAGGGCCAATACGGTCCAGCTCTATGGAGCTGAGCTGAGACAAAATCATCTCTTGGGTGTCGAGACCAAAGGAGGAGAAATCTTTAAGCCGAGAGAGTGACTTACCCATATAGGGCTTTCAACGGGATTGGGCTACGCGCTGAAGTTATACCTTACCAGGACTTCGCTAATACCTTCGGCGGCATATCGGCACACGATGTAGCATGTGCCTGACTCCTCAATCGACATCGAGACTGAGAGGTTCTCCGGACGGAGGTAAGGGATAGCCGATAGTAGCTGGCGTTTAATCGATTGGGCTTCGGCATCCTCGCTGATGGTTTCGAACAACAACTCACGCACCCCAATAAACGGGTTGGCTACTCGTTCACCGATCCGGGTTTCGAACACCTCGCGAATGGCCTGGGCGATGCGGTCGATGCCGTACGAGACTTTAAGGCCTCCGTTCCCGTCGAGCTCGAGTGGGTAGCTAAGCCCTCGGAGGGTGGTGGACTCCAGCGAGGCTGGTGTGGCCAGGGTATCGAATACCCGGACCGGATTGCTTCGATCGGCCCGAATAGATCCGGACAGATCGGAGTTGCTGCGGTCTCGCAACCTGAATTGATTTTTGATCCGAGCCAGTTCAGCCGTATCGATTTGGTTGGGAATGGTCTGGATGCTGTTTACTAGGTTGGCCATGGGGCAGGGTTAGCTTACTTTGGCTCGGTGGATCCTGGTGGAGTTGTACGCTTCATCCCATGCCTCGCCGATAATCTTGTACACGGGGTCTCGGAGAGCGTTGGCCAGCTCGTTGGGATCGGCTACAACGGAGTGAGTGGTGATGGCAAGGGTGACATTGACCTGGATCGGCTGGGAAGTACCGTGGTTCATGGCTCCGGTACTCCGGAGGTTATCGCCAACTAAGCCGGCTAGTGTCGGGAATCCGTCGCGGGGAATGACAAACTCCCCATCGTTAACAACCATGGGGCGGCGACCACTCATCCGGGCCTCGAGGGCCATGGCCGGACCGGCATAGTCTTTGCCGGCATAGAACGGACTTGGGATGTTGAGTCGGGATACGAATCCAGTAACGCCACTCCACGCGGTATTTAAGAACCCCACACCAGCTTTGATTGGGGGCGGGAGTGTGTTGTAAATAGCTTGCATCACGCCCGATGCCATTTTGGGGAGTGAGCTCAGGGCCGAGAGCAGGCCGTTCCCAAATTCGGTTATGCCGGTGACAATCCCGGCTCCAAACGCCTTCATTGTATTCCCTAGACCGGAGATGAATGTTCCGACCCCATCCCGGACACCCTTGTCCATCAACGCAGAACCGGCCATCATAATGCCACCAATAGCCGCACCCCACGGGCCAAAAGCCATTGCGGCACCTCCCCCAGACATCAGGAGATTTTGAATCATGGAAGTGCTATCGATCCCCCCTGCCCCAGTAGAAGCTTGTGCCGAAGTCCCCAGAACAGCAGCTAAAGTCCCCCCGATCAGGGCTGCAGTTCCAAACCTTCTGCCTATTCGGGACCTGGCACTGGTGAGTCTTTCTCGCGGTGTAATTGACGAGGACTCTATGAATGGGGCATAGTCACCTCCTCCCCCTACTCCTCCATAGTCAGGGGCATAAGCCCAATCGTAATTATGTGGCTGAGGACCAATAACCCCTGTGTATTGAGTTACCCCTCTACCTCGTGGGGAAGGTAGACCGCTAGAGGTTCTAGGTACAAACATGCTGGATTCCCTAGTTATTCTACCCAATATGGAGAATCTTCCACCAATCCTTTCTGGAACATTAATCATTCCTCTCCTGATAAGGGAGTCCCTTCTCAGTTTTTCCCCACGCATAAATTTCTCCTGGGGAGTCATGTATCCGCCAAACATGGGGTTAAACATGCTAGACTCAGGAGTTATCCTGCCCAGCTCAGAAGATGGACCTCCTACCTGGTACCCCGGAAGTCTTATCCTATCATGCCAAGGGGATCTGGGTGGGAGTATAGAAGAGGGCCCGTAAAGGGGATTTATAGACGAGGGGAAAAAATTTGGATTTTGGGATGAGGAGTAGAAATTAGGGTTTACCGATGCGAAGGAGGTGGAGGGACGAATCCTGCCGGATAGCCGATCTACAATCCCCCTCGAGAGCGGGCTAAACCTATTTGCACCAGTCAGGGGGTCATCTAGGAACAGGCGGCGGTTCAGGTTGGTCTCAAACCCGTACGCCCTATCTCCCATGGCGTTTAGCAGTGAGAATCTCCCCCTCTGAGAAGAGACTTGTCTGGCGAATGTCCCTGCCCCCATAGCACCACGACCGAGTCCCAACATCGCCCCAGGACCCAGCAGGGCGCCGGCACCCATCGCCAGCATGCTTAGGATATTACCACCCCCACCTGTTACATCTCCAACAGAGCTGGCCCTGGCAATCATACCAATCGGGCCGGGAACAAATCCTAGGACCATCTTGACCACTTTACCAACCAACCCGTTTCCGAAGATCTCGGTAAACATGGCATTGATACCTTTGTTGATAGATGGCAACACGGCCGTGGCAATTTCCGGCACCTTGTCCACCAGGGTCATCAACAGCTCTTTGATGAGGACTACTGCGGTGCGGCCTACCTCCTCGACCAACGTCCCGAGGATATCTCCCGCAAATCCACTCTCTCCCGACACATTCTTGTTCCGAATGGCTTCACCGAATTGGCGGATATACCCACGTATCGAGTTCCCGATCTCCCCAATGGTGCGGGTAATATCTACTGCGTTGAACCCACCACTCCTTATCTGCTGATAAATGCCGGTAAACACACTGGTGACCCGGTCGACGATGTCCTTGACGTACCCGAGTACGGCCTTGAACCCCGGCGTATTAAAGTAATCGGTAATCGACTTAAAGATCCGGGTCATGAACTGGACCCCGTCGATAAACGGCCTCATCGGGTCTCCAGAGCCGAACACGGATCGGAACGACTTGACTAGGGTGGCGAACAGGCCGTTGTCACCAAAAACCTGCCCGACTAACTTCTCTACCTCATCAAACATCGTGGTGGATTTCCCGGCCGAATCCACAACCTTCCTCAACGACCCAAATACTCCGGACTCCGGGTTAAACAGCCTGGAATTCATATCCTCCAGAATGATCCGGAAACCTGCTGCCCGTCTCGCAGCAATCTCGAGCTGGTCGGCCAGATCCTTGTCCCCAACAATCATGTTGAGGAGCTTGCTGCGTATCTCCGGATTAGCAATCTCCCCTACACCCGCACCACGCTTGATTAGCTCGGACCCCAGGAACATCTCGAGCGGATTGCCAGACTGCACCATTTGCATGGTGGTCCTGGTCCCCATAAGGAATTGCTGAGCTACACCGCCAAAGTTATCACCCAGTCCGGCCCGGCGAATATTTTTCTGGAAGTCCAGTACCCCCTTGCTCAATCCAAGATGGACATCTTCGCTGAGGCGAGTCGATATGAACGGGGTCGCCAGCAAGGTCTTCTGGACGTCTTTCATGGTGCCGCCAGCGGTCACCGCCACCTTGTTCAACGCAGTGCCGATGTTGGTGGTGATGGCTAGCGCCGACTCGGACGCAAAACCTTTAAAGGTTTGGGTCAACAACGCGGCTTGGTTCTGGGCCGCCCGCAGAGACGAGGCACTCGCTAGTCCTTGCTCACCGATAGCCCGCTGGAAGTCCCGGTTGATCTGGCTGAGGGCGCTACGGACCACATCAAGCTTCAGTCCGCTAACCAGGAACTTATTGTCGAGTGATCTCGAGAACTTGTTAAAGTCGGCGAGGGCGCGGGCCGTGTTGGCCGTTACGTTGAGATTGAGGTTGGATATTGCCATGTTTTATTTATCCCCTAGGGTACTTCAATTGCCAGGTATTTCTGACACATACCAGAGTTTTTCCGGAATTGCATTTTGACAGGGTTCTTTCACCAAGGTTTGGAAAACCAGAACAAGATTTTCCCGGCTTAATCTGCTCGCACTGTTTATTTAATTTGGCCTGTTTTTCCTTAAATTTTTTTAACTGTTGACCAGATACCCTCTGAGCTTTACATTTAGGAGATGTTTGTTGCCAGTCATCAATATACTGTTTTGTCTCCTTTATGCAACCGTGTGCAAATTTTAAAGCTTGTACTTTTTTCTGATCTTCAGAGCCGCTCTCAGAGTTAATTTTTCTGATTGTATCTTGGTATTTATTTCGTACGCACCCGTTGTTATTTAACTTAGAGTCTACAGATTTACCCACCTCTTGTGATCTTGAATAAAAATTAGATTTTGCGTTTAAAAATCCCCTAAGGACAGAATCTAACTCGGACTTTTGGGTAAGCAAAGACGGATCAAAAAAAGTAATTTTTAGCAGTGCATCAGCTCTTTTGAACAACCCTTGGAATATTTTACTTTGTTGAACAGCAAAGTTACAAAGGGTGGGGTCTAAACCTGTCTGTGGGGAGGTTTCAGGGGCAGTTTTTGGTGGCTCTCTCTCCTCATCGTCATCGACACTCCCTTCACCAGGGGCGGTTTGACTCACAACTGTCGGATCGTTGACCGTTGACTGTCGTCCCGGCCTCAGCACATCCACAAACTCGTCATTAATGGTCCACTCCGGGACTTGCTCCAGTTCGAAGGACACCTCGGCATTGACCAGAAGGCCTTTGTCCCACGCTTTCTCCCGAACTTGGATATTCTGGATTACGCAGGGCCCGAATACGCGCTGACCCCACACGAACTCGAGGACCGGAGGACCGTCAGCCCCATTTTCTCCATCCCGAGCGAGAAACAACTGCTGCAGGCCCTTTTCAAGGCTATCGACTCTCCGCCCAAACGTATACCCGTGCAACAGCACTTTGCCGAATGTCAGCTTGCGGTTCTTATTACTGCGCCAAGATAACGGCTGGCCGCTATTGGCGGGGTCCGACACGCCCCAAGTCTCAGCCCGGTTGAAGTCCGGACCCGACGATAGTTGTAACTCCTCCGGGTTGAATAGAAACTGCCAGACGGCGTTGTCGGGTGACGGGGAGGCTGGTTGGGAGGCGAACGGGTTGGCCCAGGCCGGGGCCGTCACTCCCCCCGGATTGGCGCTGAAGATCGATCCGAGACGGTTTAGGGATGACGGGCCGGCGGGGGAGGTGGGAGTCGGCACGGGTTGCCTGGGGCGACTCTGGTACGCCGTGTTAGTGGGAATGGTCAGCGCCGGTCCTGGTTGCGAGGGAGGCTGGATTGAGAGCCCCAGGTCCAGATCGGTGCCATACGACAGGGCGTTTATCTGGCTCAGAAGGGCGTCTTGAGGGTCGGAGACGGCCCCGTTTACGGGATTGTCCCTCACGGCTGTCTTCTGTTGTGTACCCCTACGGGACCAGTAACGGATATATGCGATGGCCGATGACATCTGCCCCGATGTACCCGGAACGAAGGAGATTTTTCTAAGGCTTTGTTCTACAGAGACGGCGGCCCCGCTGACTGACGGGAACGCATAGGGTTCATCGGAAGTATCTGAGTCAAAGGACCCGGAAACATCGGTATCCACATATCCCTGGACCGGGGTTGTTAAGGCGCTTTCCCACGACACTTCGGGAGAAGATACGGTGGGGGTAAAATTCTCAGAGATTGGGGGAAATTCCGCCACAGAACCATATAGTCTTCTATATGGCTTTCAACGGGAAATATGCTGCTACACAGGGGGTTCGGCGTGATCGTGACTCCAGGCTATAGCGTTCCGAACGATATCGCTAGCGTCTTTATCCCAATCCGAGAAGTGAGGGTTGTTGCTGATGCGTTCTAGGACCCAGTCGTAGGTGACGTTGCCCACAGTCTCGGGCATCCTGGCGATCCGGCTGGTGCGTTTCCAAACACACTCGTATCGGCTTGTCCCATCAGACCCATTGAAGGATTCGATCTCCCGTAAAATCCCGAGTATCTTCCTTTTAACGAACTCTCGCTTGCCCGGAGTCAGTTTCGACCACAGCACCCTTTGATCCTGCAAGGTCCCCCATTCCGGGTCGTGATCTTTGACGTTAGCGGTGCGGGTGGTGACGTAACGTGCTGCGTCGGACGCTTCGGCAAGTCCCCGCAGTGTGTCCAGGCTAGTGACGACATCGTTGTCGAGGTGGACGATGGAGTCGGGCCTGGAGCCAAAATACAATCTGGCCGTGTCCACGCAAGCCCGGTCTCCTCCAAGGGAATATGCCAGACCTGTCGCGAGCAGTTTAGCCGTCTCCAGATCGGTGACTTCTTCCTCTAGAAAGATGATGCCACGGAGTTTAGGGTGCTCCGGTGTGCTGGAGAAGGAGTGGTGTAGGATGTTGAACCGGATCCCGAGCTGCTCGGCTGTGGTAACAATCCCGTCGATGCTGTCGCCCGCATCATAATCCACCCCTAGTACTTGACAACTGGCAAATAGCCCCTCTTGTCTCCGGCGTCTCTTCCAGTCCGGACAAATATTGAACACAAACGGAGACCAAGTTTGGCCACGAACAATACACCGGGATAGCTGTTTCGGGGTCACGGTCTCAATGTCGGTCCCCAGCCGGGCACCCAACACCCGTACTTCCGTCTTCGGGTTTCCGTACTTGTCCTTCTCCTTTCTGTATTGGAGTGTTGCGCTGGGCTTGTGGTCCCAGCTCTCAGAGTCGATTGAGATAGTAGCGGTCACAGGAGGTTCAGGGAGAAGTAAGTAAAAATACTCACCATGGCTAGGGCGTATCCTGCCCAGATCCATGCTAACAAACGGAGCAAGAGGTCACCCCTCACATTTTCGTAGGGTCGTAGGTGGGGTCGTACAGCCAATCTGATGTGCACCGGCTCGATGTATCGATGATCTTTTTCAATTCCTCCGGATCGGTTATACTGGCCATGAGATCGTTAGCCATCCTGTAGATCTTCCTCTTCTCCCCCCTAATCTGCTCCCATACCCGGACTATATGGCTAGGCTTTTTAGACATCGAGAATCCGTCACGCAAAGTTAGGGCCGTAAACACAGACTCGATAGCAAGTCCGAGATCCTTATCGGACTTGTAGTTGTTGAATATCTCGTATGCCTTGTCGACACTCGTGATAAGCATCTTTCGTTGAGCCCAGTACGGATGAGACTGTTCTCGTTTTTCTTTCTCCCAGTGAGCTTTCATGTTACGACGGAGATTGTTGGCGTTCATGTCAATCATCATATACCGAGTGGACTCGAGGATGGTTGCTAGGGACCCTAGTGTCAGCTCTGGCAAATAGTCCCCCTGGCCCTTCTGATTTCGGATGGCGAAGGACAACATACAGAACCTCACAAAACACTCGAGGGCATTCTTGTGTATCTGGATCCGGAGGTATGGCAACAACTGTTCACTATGGTAATGGACATCGACACCGGAGTTCACTTTCTCCAGAAAGAAGTCAGTGCAGTGACGCATCACTCTCATGAATAACACGACCTCATCAACTCTCAACGTTTTGCACAGGTGCTTAATGTTGGGTACAGGGTGAATGTCTCTTTTTGCAGCCTCGGACATATCCTCCTGCTCGTAGGCTCGGTACGTGGATATGAGGGCGAGTCGGCTAATGGCACCGGAATCAAGGCTATAGGATATCTCGGGCCGGATTTCGTTACAGTTGGCTACAATCACTGTATTGGAAACCACCTCGATGGCGTCGGTCCCCTTGTTCTCAACTTTTTCTGTTCCTCCGGTGACCACAGATTTAAAGCTTGCGGATTTCAGCATACGTTCCAACGAATCTAGTGTCAGGTCGTCGTTATAAGCGAGGTGCGAACTGATAACCGAACCTTGACCGAACTTGTGGGACAGGTCACCCATACTCACCACATTGTATCCACAATACTGCATGGCTTTCATCAACCCATTCAGAATGGTGGTTTTACCAACACCCGGCTCTCCAACAATGATTCCGGCCTTGCGAAACCCGTGTTTGATGGGTTCGTTGTGACCGGGGTGAATAGAACCTGAACGGCCTACACACGCCCTGCCGATAATCAGTTTAAACATTTCGGCTTCAGCCGGTGGAAATATGGTGATAATGTCTTCGAACTTCAGCTTCTGGATTCTCTCATCGAACCAAGACAGCTCGGGTACGTAAGAGAAAATATCGTTGACCACTCTACCTTTCAGCTCGTTCTTGATAGACTCGGGAGCGTACACTATCCCGAGACGGTATGTTCCCTCACCAAGCTTCTTGTGACGGATAGCCTTCAAGTTCTCAACACCCAACACATAGTCGGTTACCTCACTAGCTCTCCCAGATCGGTACATGAACAGGGGCAAAGCAAAATCGCGCACATCCGGACCGGCATCATGCAAGAACTCGTCACTCAAGATGTCGTTTTGGATGGTCTCAAGAGTGGTTTCTGAAGCAGGCACCAAAAACTCGAACCAGTCGGGGTATGTGATACCCTTTGGGGCCAGGTGAGCGTTAGGTCCGGAGGGGGTAAACCTCTCGTACAGGTCGTGAAACGATGTAAGTTTTGAGTCCAAGTTGACCCGGAGATAGTACCCTGCATTCTCCATGCAGAACATGATCTTCGCGTATTTACTAGCAGGACCGCCACTTTTTAACTCCTTGTCCGAATTGTTCTCAGCCATTAGTTTCCGAGAATCTGATCAGAGAGGCTTTGTAGTCTTTGCGAGACTCTTTAAGAGCCTTAAGAAGTCCGGGGTTGTGCTTCTCCGGGTCAGTTTTTCGTAGCTCCTCCAACTCTTTGATCCGTTCTAAAGCGGCATTGTCATCGGTAACAACCTTAGCACATTTCTCGAACCGGTAGGGGTCGGAGATCTCCATGCAGTACTTTTTGTTGAGCCCCCTCAGGCCGGGGTGCCTCGCTTTGCGCCTCTCCTGCTCAGCCCTCTCTGAGAACGAGGTGACCTCGTAAGGTGTCGGGGGTGGGATCTCCGGCATGAACATCCCGATTGATTTGAGGAATCTGGCTGCGTTGGTCAGATGGTCGCGACGGTTGGACGGCTTTGTGTCGGAGATAATAGCTCGAAGGGTGGCTTCCTCCCCGTCCGTCCAGCCCCATACCGGGTCCTCTTCGTACAGGTCGAAAAAACGGAGTGGGGTACCAGGGAGGAGGTTGTCTCCGGCATCGCCGACCTCTACCTTAACAGTGTAGGTTTCCCTCGCTGTCTTGATGTGGAGTTTTTCTTTTCGGAGGTAGTAGTCGCAAACTTCGGCTTCGCAGCGTATTCTTGGTAACCATGGCCCTGTGCCGCACCAAACTATTTTATGTTGATCTGATACAAGGCCTTGCCAGTCACCGTCCACAGTGGATAGCAAAACGTAACGATCTAATGCCGGATCAGTGCGCTGGATCCGGGCAATTTTTCCGGCTATATCGTCAGCCTCGTAGTATTTTTTGTCGAAGAAGTGATACCTGGACCCTGGAGACTGAACGTATTTGAGTCCTTCTTCCAGGATAATTGGAAACAAGGAGGGCTTACTGGGACGACCTCCTTTGTACTCTGGTAGCCCAAGTTTGTGAGCTTCTAGATGGCGCCAGTATCCTGTAATCCCCTCCTCTTCAAAGGGGGCTTTGTGGTCATCGACCACCACGGCGGTAAAGTCTCGGACGGGTAGAGAGTCTATACCACGGTTGAGGCGGTATGCCCACAGGGCCCGGACCACCGTCCTGAGCTTGGCTTCGTCTTCTCCGACAATTCCCAGGGCTGATTCGGTAAATCCGTGGATCTGGTGGGCGTAGACCCGGAAGTCGATGACGATCAGGGGGAGGTGACGGTGGTTGTCGAGCTCGGACTCAAGCCATAGGTCTTTCAAATCTGTTGGAGGGTGGGACATTACTGTTCGTTATATGCCCTGATGCTAGCACGATTTCCAGCCTTTGTGGTGAGGTCGTTTCTTGAGGGCAACCCAGCTCAGGGAACTATCGTGGAGATTTTGCTCAGGGAACATTCTTACCAAATCAGAACAGGATTTCTGCAAAACTTCTCCATGGACTGGATGATACCAGTTTCTAGGTGTGTAGTTGGGGTTATTCTCTCCCGTTTTACCGTACATAGGGTTATTTTCTCCCAACTTCGACTCGGAAATTTTCTCCCTGGTTTCTTCAGAAAGCTTCCTCCCTAGATTAGCCTCGGAAATTTTTGCCTTGGTCTCCTCTGAATGGTTCTTACCGTGCATATGACTTTTTTTACCATACATGGGGTGATTTTCCCCAGACATCGCTTCAGATATTTTCGCCTTGGTCTCCTCAGAAAGACTTTTCCCGAACAATCGGTGATCCTCTTTTGTTTTACCATACATGTAATGATTTTCACCTGAATTAGCTTCACTCATCTTTCTTTTAGTCCCTTCAGTATGCTTTCTACCGGTCATCCCATAACTAAATCCAGTGCTAGTGGCACAAGCCCGATTAGAAAAGTGGGGATTTCTCGCCACATCAAATTCTTTGTGAAGATCTATCTCTGCCTGCAAAGCCTCTTCTTTGGAGTAGTAGACTCCTAGAATCTCCTTAGCAGTAGGACTAAATGTCTTATCAGTGTACGACCCTAGATACGAATCAGTTTCTGGGGTTTTACCTTCCGGGCATTTTCTCACACCGATATAAGATCTCCCGGAATCAAACTCTTCAAACGAGCGATAGGTGTAATAAGTAGTCATCTCTCCATCGGTAGACCATATCCTACCACAAAATCATAGAATGTTGGGGCTTATACACCAAAATACCGGGCGCTGAGCACGCGCTGCGCCCTCACGAATTTCCGGATCGGGTAGTTTGTAATCATCGCCCACTCGAGCAGCGGGCGGATTTTCATATCCTCGAGCGACAAGTCAAGACTCGGGTCGGAATCAGATACGAAAAATTTCTCCCCGTCCCTGGCCACAACCAACACTTCTACGTCCTTATCGAACCGGATTGGTTTTTGAATCTTTTCGATCATTTGTTTCTCCCTTTGTAGCCTTCTTTGGTGATCCGGCGAATCTGGGGATCGATTTCGGGTGCCCTGGGGATTTCCCGTTTAAACGAGTCAGCCGAAGGCCCCTTACCCTCACCCTTGACCGCCTCTCGGTCAAACTGCCGGCTCACCACTTTGGATTTTGTCTCCGGGGTTGCTTCGGACTTCGGGTCCGGCATGCACACGCCCCCTTTCGATGAAGTTCCGGCCGGGCACTGCTTGACCATTTTGCCCTGCCACAGGGAGGGGGTACCGGCAGGCTTTTCGTCATCCCCAAACGATACCCGTTCGGAGGAGTTTTCATGGGCTCCAGGATCCCCCAAGTCCGGCATCCGGACCTCACCGATAGGGGTACCGGAGACCCAACTGGTAGACGGGGCAATACCCCAATCCTTTGGTTTTTCAAAACTGTTGTCGTTCATGGTGATTGCGGTTTACTTGAGGCCCAGGGCCGAGATGACGCCGTTCACAATTGACGCGTCGGGGAGGTTTTCCGAGATGGCTTTAGATCCCAATGAGATGAAGTCGGAAGTGCTCATGAGCCCGGCCGGAACCTGCTTCCAGACCTCTACCGCCCTCAGTGCATTGTTCTCTACCGGGGAGGGGATTAGGACATCGGTATCGGCAGTAGACTTGGACTCAGCGATCTCCGGTTTCCACTTTGCGGTGATATAGTTGACCAGGGTGCGGATTTCGTCCGAATCCAGGCTGTTGTCCCGCAACGATTCCACGACACTCCCAACAATGATGCGGATATCAGACTCGCTATACCACTGGGTGCGACCGTGCTTAAGCCAAAATCCGTCCACAGCTTGAAAGGCATCGGCAATTAACTCGGTGTTCAGGGTGTTGCGCTTCAGGAGGTTTTTGTTGATTAAATTGGATAGGCGAATGTACCCGAGTTCTACCAAACCGTATCGGTCCAGCAGGTTGAAGGTGAACTTGATCATGGGGTTTAAAGGTCTCTATGTGGCTTTCAACAGTCTAGTGAACAGAGACTGTCATTCCGTAGCCATATTGTGACCACTCTGGGTCACTAGAACGTTGAACCAGTTCGATAACTTTGGGCAGAGGTGGCCTAGGCTTACGTCTCAATTTCAATCCAGATTGTTCTGGTGTACGATGCCCCTTTACCGTATTGCATTTGGAGCAGGCAAGGAGGAGATTTTCCCAAATGTCTTGTCCCCCTCGGCAACGAGGTATCAGGTGATCGATGGTTAGGTTGCGAGTAGATCCGCAGTACTGACATGTGTGTCCGTCTCGGCGATAGATTGCCGACTTGGTAGGTTTTTCCTTGGCAGTACGGCTCAGGGGTAGTGAGACGTATCCTCCAAGACGGATTACTTTCACCGAAACATAGTGTGCACGCTCCTTTAGAAGAAGTACGATCGCCCTTTTACCTGACACAATGTTTACGGGGGTATAGTCGAAATTCAGGACTAAAACCTCAATCTCTGGGCTTGGAAATTCCCTCCCCGCCACAAAATTTGCACTCGATGACAACATTGTTCCATACCTCTTTGTCAGGATTTTTGGGATCGACCTGCTCAACTAAAGTAAAGCCTCGGCCGCCGCAATAGCGACAAAGACGAGACCGGTAGTTGGGGTGTAGGGCTTGAGTATCCCTCATCAAACTGATGTAGAGCCAAATCCTCCAGTAGCTCTGGCTGTCACCCCAAAAACCCCGGGGACTGTGGTAAACTCAGACCTGGATTGGTCTATGACCAGCTCGCATAAACCTTGGGCTATACGGGAACCATGGGTAAAAACGTGAAAGTTGTCACCACGATTGGTCAGAGACACTTTAACCCAGTCTTGATATCCGGAGTCTATGATGCCAGGGGAGTTAGTTACCAGGATTTTGTGATTATGGGCCAATCCAGACCTCGGCACAATTTTGTACACTGAAATGAAGTTGTTCCAGGGAGACCCGAGACCGTCAAGTTTGGGGAGAATAACCTTGAACCCGCTGTGAACTAGCTCGGTTTCGTCAGGGCCGAGAAAAACTGCCCCTCCGCATTGCTCTACTACTTCGACAAAATCTGTTTCCGACTCGGATGTAAATACCTCCCCGTCAATATACAGACGAGTTCCATGCTTGATAGCCCATTCCTCAAACTCACGGTAAAATAAGACCGCTGAAGCATGATCGTAGCTGTTTTGAGCATGGGCTCGAATGTCGGCACCAGCATCTTCACCTGGGTGAGAGACGGTGGGGACAAAAGCTTCATCGCCGGGGTTGACAAAGAATAGGGGGGAGATCACGGGGTGCATTAGTTGTATTTTTAGTGTAGCACAGGTTGGGGATTAGCCTTGACAGGCTAAACACTCGCTGTATCGATCCGCTTCTGGATCACCTAGGAGTTTAGCAAGACCTTCGTAACCCCCATCAACATGGGTTCCGTTTAACCAAATCTGGGGGACGGTGGTGTATGGCCAGTCAGAATCGGCGATGGTGGATCGGTCGACTTCCTGAACTACATAGCCACTTGAAGATAGGAGTTCCTTTGCCTTGACACACCACGGGCAATCAGACTTACTGACTACCATGGCAACCTGAGAAGAGCTCTGTTGTGGTTTCTTGGACTTAGTGACTTGCAAAGAGCGGGATTTCAGGTAATAGAGGGACTTCAGACCTGCTTTCCACGCACTGAGGTGGAGTCTCCAGAGCTGTTTAGCTGATGCTTCTGGGTCAACGTAGAGGTTGAGGGACTGCCCCTGACACACGTAAGGTTGGCGCTCCGCTGCTTGAGCCACTAGTTCGAACTGATCAATCTCCCGGGCAGTTTTGAAGACCTCTTTGGCCCTGGTGTCCAGGAAGTCGAGATGCTGGACAGAGCCGAGCTCATCCAGGATAGAATCCCACACGTCCTGGTTATTGCGTCCGATTGAATCGAGATGAGCCTCTAAATATGGGTTGCGGCGAACAAATGTGCCCTTGGCGTTTAAGGCAGAGAACAGATTGGCTGTCAGGGGCTCGATACCTTCTGAAACCGCCCCACAGATAACCGAGTTGGTTTTTGTGGGGGCAATTGCAATTCGGGTAGCATGGCGAACGCCATTACCCTCACACCACTCCGGCTCCCCATAAACTTTAGCCATGTCCTGTGATGCCTTAAGGGTCATTTCATCGATCCAGCGGTGGGTTTCGATGTTCAGTTCTCGGGCACCTTTGGATGCGAATGGGAGGTTGTGGGATTGGTACAGGGCGTGAAGACCCATGGTACCTAGTCCGAGGGAACGAGACTTCTTAGCGAACCTAATCGCACGACCCATTGAAGGAATGCGTTCGGCTTTGTGAATAAATTCAGAGACTACTGCGTCGAGGAAATAGATACCAAGCTCGGGGAGAGTTTTACCGGTAACACTTCCTCTCCAGGTTTTCCACTCATCGTATTTGGCCAAATTTAACGAGCTGAGGACACAAACAAACGTGTGATTTTCATCGGATGGCAGGAAAATTTCCGAGCACAGGTTTGAAAACAGGACCTTAAGGTTTCTTTCCTTGAAACAATCCGGACGCTGGTTATTGGCATTGTCGATGTAAATGATGTAGGGAGATCCAGAGATCATTCGGTACTTAAGGACTTCAGCAAATATCTCCTTTTTGTGCTGATCACCGGCCAACATCGATTCGATCCATTCGTCGGTTACAGTTACGGCCAGGTTGGAGTCGATGAACTGCCGGGGATCTCCCTGGCTATGGTCTTTGCTACGCAGGGCCTCCATCAGATCGGGGTGGTCGATGGGGAGGTAGAGGGCGAATGAACCGCGACGTGTATTCCCCTGGGACACAGTCGCTGCGGTGCGGTCATACAGACGCATCCAGTCAACGATAGAGCCTGACTTGCCGCCCCCCCGGATCGGAGAACCGCTAGGCCTTAGCTCACCAAAATAACTACCAACTCCACCACCGTTCTTACTCAGAGCCGCAACCTCCTTGAGATGGCTGAAGATGCTATTGGTGTCATCGGAAATGGAGTGGCTATAGCAACTAGAAGGTAACCCCCTATTGGTTCCGAAGTTACTCAGAACCGGAGACGCTCCTCCCATATATCCTTTCCAAAACATCTCCATGAAATCGGTGCTGATCCCCGGGTAGTTAAGGTATTTTTCCGCCGTAACCGCGCAGCGTTTCCACATATCCCGGGAAGTTTCCCCTGGAATGAGATAGCCCTTACTCAGAGTCTGCTGGGCCTCTTCGGTTAACCAGTCGGGGTGAGTGGGGAGAGTGTCGATGTTGAAGGCAGTCATAGTAGTTAACGAAGATTTAAAGGGTGCAAAAATTTATCCCGACACGTGGGTCGAGGTGGGTGGGGGCGGTTAGCGGCTTAAAGGTCAGGGAGGCTGAGCTAGCAGCTCGTCGGGCACACTACTCATCTTTCCATTCGGCTCCCGAATCCATCAGACCATCATCCCACGAGTCTTCAACGTTCCGGCTTCGGTCGCACCAGTACAGGTTGGAGAGGCGGTTGTCCGGCTTGCCGTCGGGCCCGGTTGGCTTTTTGTGGCACACAACAATGTGCTCACCGGTTGGTTTTTCGGGACCAAAAACGGCCATCACCATTTGGTGCTGGAAAGGCTCTTCTCGGTATGGGGTGCCGTTGCGTGTCCAGGTGAGGTTGACACGGTATTTCCCCCGGTCATCCGATCGGGGTTTACGGTACTTGATCTCTCCGTTCTCATAAACTCTCCTCACTCGGCCCATATCACTAATCTGGTACGGGGAGTCTTTCCACTGCTTCCACTGCTCGGATTTGGCGTCGTTCGGGTCTAGATCTGGCACCTCCTCGAACGATTCGGTCTCTCCTACTTCCCACCCATCTGGTATGTTGATGTTGATGTCCATGGTCGTCAGATATCCCAGGAGTCGATGGGGGAGTGTAAGTAACAAGCCTGGTTCACTCGTCTCTTGTGTGCGAGCTCTAGGAGGCGGTCGGCTCGTCCTGGCTCGGTGATTAGACAGACAGTCCCGTGCTCCTGGAGCATGTACCGGGTGTCTTTATCAACCTGCTTGATTTTTTCCATGGTCTTTTTCGTATCGAAGTTTAGAGAAGTAGTAGGCGCTCCAGGCGAGCTCAGGGTCGTCGTAGGTTCGTATTCCGCGCCCGGTTTGTATGATCCAGGGACCGTTTGGTTCTTGGCGATACGGTTTCGGGTACGGGTACATGGCGGATAGGGTTATGTTAGGGCCAAGTCCAGAACGGATAAATCGACTGACATCCAATCTTGGGAGGGCTTAGCTACATACACAGACCCGTCTTTTGCCTGAGAGAAGACATCGGAGTTGGTTTGGCCCCTTACCATCGGGTCGAACCAGGAGGAGATGTTGGCCGCCGAGATTTTCTCCTGATCGCTCATGGGGATGGATAGGTCCAGGTTAAGCCAGCCATAACGGTTATTGGTTCGGAGCTTAAGATAGGCCTTGGCTTCCTCCAGTCGGACAGGGATTTCCGAGTTGTCGATATTATCAAAGATGTTATCTAGAAAACTGAACTCGTTCTCTAGTACAGTATTGAATCCCTCGCTAATCTCTTTAATCTCCTCATCAGTAATTCCTGTTTCTTCCACCAACCTCTTGAAGAGTTCGCAACCGCCATCACTGTGATTTTGCTCGTCCCTAACAGACCAGGAGATAATCTGGGCTAACCCTTTCATCCGGCCAGTTTTGTTGAACGCCAGCAGTAGTGCGAATGACGCGAATAGGCTTACCCCCTCCCCCGCACCACTGAATACCGCCAGAGACACTTTTTCCGAGCTGCATTCCGTGAAGAATTTCTCTACCTTTTTCTGTGCGGCCGGGTCGGATAGGAAAGCCTCAGATTCGTTGATTCCAAGGGTGTCGGAGAGGTGGTTGTAGGCCTGAGCGTGGATCTGCTCGAAAAAGCTGAACGCCCGGGCCATAGATAAAATCTCAGGTTTGGGGAACTTCCGGCATACCACGTCTCCCCAGTACTCCGAGATTCCCATCTCCATGACAGTGAAGCCGCGCAACACACCAGCAATCAGTTGCTTTTCGCTTTCGCTGAGGTTTTGCTGCCAGTCCGCAACATCGGCCCCCATCGCCACCTCTTCCGGCCTCCAAACCGAAGCTACCGCCTTACGGTAGTAGTCGAAAAACTCAGGGTACTCAAATCCCCCCGCCTTCTTGTAGACCATTGGCGGGTGCGATAGCAGTGAGCGGGGCGGCATGGGTGAGGGGGGGGGGGTAGAAGTCCAGTATAGGGGATTTTGATTAGAAGTGGGCCGGAGGTTCAGGTTTTCTTATCGGTCGTAGACGTTGGTAAGGGCTTCGGTCTCAGGGAATCTCTCGCGGAGCTGAGAGAGAACCGAATCAGGCAACGACGCAGAAAGTACCCGGTATACGTCTCCCAAAGCGCTGGTACGGTTCGATTTCATTCCCGTCTCGTACTGCTGGCCCTCCTTTAAGTTCGGCACGACGCCATACACTTTCTCGGTCTTAATATCCCGCACGAGGTAGTAGTTACGCCCCTGAGCCACGCCATTCTCGGTGACAATATGGCCAACCGGTAGGTCGAGTGTGCCGGTATCTCCCGGATCCTTATCACCGGCTTCCGGCTTGTAGTCCGAGGTACCGCCATACGAGGATTTTTCGCCTCCGCCAACCTTGGCCGGACCCCGATCGCTGTCGGCCTCCACCGACTCGCTATGGTATTCATCTTCCTGGCTCTTCCCATCCGTGCCGGTATCGTTAGCCTGGATGTCATTAGGGGCTTTACCGAATCTCGCCTCGCCAAAGTCGTAGGCGATTGTGTCCGGGTCGGGAGAGGTCCAGCCGTAGGGGACAGAGGCGGTATCGGTCATGGGATTTGTCGTGTCTGTTTAGCTTTCAACAGGAGGGGGTTAGCTCGTCTAGTCTACAGGGTGGCAAGGACCACCCGCTGTGAGTCCTCAGTTTACCATTGGCGAGATCGTTGAGACTACCGACCCGTAACCCATATTGAGGAAACATTTTAGGCATTTGGCTCGCCGTTACTCCCCTGACAATTCCGATATCAGGGTGGTACCAGTCTCTTAGAATGCCACGGACAGGGGGGTTGTCAGCCAGCTCCTTTTTGCTCAAGGGTACCCACCCCTTGTAGATTTTCTTCTTGCCCTTAGAGACCTTGGTTAGACAGCTAGGGTCTAAACCCTTTTCAGGAAACATCCTGGCCAACTTAGTGGCGGATACGCCCTTAACCTCTCCATGTTCTTTGTGATACCAGTCTAATCTTTTCCCCAAGTCTATCCTTTTTTCATCTTGAGTCATGATTCCTTCTGGTGGATTTTTTTCATCACCTAGACACATCCAATTACGGTGATATTTTCTTTTACCGAGAGCAACTGCGGAAAGTCCAGAAGATATTAAGTTATCTTTAGGGTACATTTCTATGATATCGCAACATGATTTTTGGAGTATAACTCCATAGTCAGGATGGTACCAGTTACGTGGTTTGTAATTAAAGTTATTTTTACCCCTGTGTATTTTTGATGTTAGTTCTCTATGTTCCTTTGAAGGGATTTTTCCGTACATTGGGTTTCTTTTACCTTTAAATCTTACTGATTTTTTTCTCCTAGTTTCAGAGGAAGGATTAGAAACTCCCTCTCCCCCGTCAGTCAAGTTTCTAAGAGTCTGCCAACCCTCCTGAGTATCAATTCTTCCATAAAATTGGATGAGTTTTATCTCGTAGTCAAATGCTACATTCTCTTTCAATCTTTTGTGGAGAATATGAATATTCTTCTTTTTGTCTCTTGGGCATCTTATATGCTTCCTGCTTTTACAGTTGTATGGGCGCTCAGGTCTCCCTTTTCCAATGTAGTAAAAACTATCCTCGGGGCCGTTTTCACTACCCTCACTGCGAGAATAAGCGTAGACGACGAAGTTGTCGTCTGGTTTGGGTTTTTTGCTCATGGGTACGATTATAGCATGGACTTTTAATTTTTGATAGGAAAGGCCAAGGGGGTAGTAGTTTCCCCTCAGCCTTATTTAGACCCGATTAGGGTGGTCCAAATTCCCTTTAGAAGTTTAGGTCTAGAGCGTCACTGTCAACCTCCTCTTGTTGGGACAGGATCATCGAGCAACGGATACGGACCTTGCCGTCAGAACCCACAGTCTTTTCCTTGATGTGGATAGTTGCGGGCTTCTCAACCGATATCTCGGGCTGAGTAGCAAGGAGAGGTCGGAGGGAGGCGTGAGCCCAGCACTCAGATGTTTCGCCGACCACAGGGTGATCTCCCAAAACAACTCTAAAACTAACACCATGTTTTGTATCTACCGATCTGTAACTAACCACAGTGAAGCTTTCTCCCTCATCGAGATCACGGAAGTCGATCTCATGGTCGGCCTGCTGACGACCAGTGCCTCGGGCAGTCACCTCTTGAATCAGGGACAGAATGTCGGCGTCCTTGCCCTTTTTCATCATGGCGTTGAGTGCCTTGATTTCGGGGGGATTTTCCCAATCGGTGAAGCGGACAGCAATGGGGAGTACGACCTGACCCGACCCGTCCTCTTCGTCGACCGAGACCATCAGTCCGATGTCGTTGCCGCGACCACTGAAGTTAAACTCAGCGAACTCCGATTCCAGGGAGACAGTTTGACCGTTGATGTCAACCGAGACTCCCGATTTGCCCAGGGACACTGGAATGTACCGGTTGCCCCACTGGATGTAGGCTTTGCCGGCCTCGGTGTTTTCGATGCCATCAACACCTACCTTGAGGATCGGACCGAACAGACGGTTGTAAACTCCGTCTTCCGCTTTGATCAGGAAGGTATTCTCTTCAAGCGGGAGCTCTTCCCCTGTAAGGGATACGAACACTTTGTCCAGATCCCGACGCATTGCCTTGGGCAGGTTTGCGTTGGGGAGTGACGTGTAATGGCTAGGGTACTCGCGACCGGCCAAGGGGGCGAGATCTGGTGAGCTAGTGCCCACATTGATGGTGTTAACTGTAAAAGCTGTAGTTGTTGCCACTGGGTTGGTTCTTTGGATATGGGAGCGGGATTCGCTCCATGAGACCAATGTAGCAGATAACTAATGGTTATGGGTGGACTAGCTCAGATCAGTACCGGTTGTGTCCGGGTTCGCTGACAATAGGTACTGCTGGGCCTCGATCCTGATCTTGTACAGTTGAGTCGAGATCGGATTGAGGGGACAGAGAGCCGGAATATACAGGACCAGGATCCCTCTCCACCACACCTCCCTCTCAAACGGGCATTTGGCCGGAATAGCGCGGATCCATTTCTGAGCTAATTCGACCGTCCATGTCTCCGGTTCGATTCCGGGCAGATCGAATTTTGGCAGGGAGCTGGTGAATTTTCCCCACCACGCCGGGGGTCTAGTTTTGGACATTCTCTTTTTACGACACTCGCATTATAAATGCCAGGGCGTAGTAAGGTGGGAGGTTGGCATTTGTACCTGAAACACCAGACGAATTTACAGTAGTACTAACAGTGACCCCAGTCTGAGCGTTTCCAGTTTGTGTGAACGTCGTTCCTTTGCTGGAAGGGGCCACATTGGCCTCAAGCAGCATTTCATTTGTTTGTATAGCTACTTGGCCAGTGTAATTTAACGCCGACCCGTCATCCGGATTAGTTCCGGGTGGATGAGAGTGACCCGGATCTGTCACACTAGAGGTAGCGGTGTGTGAGTGGGCTACTACTACGGAATTAGCGCTACCGCCCGTATTTCCTGTAGTGAACGTTCCCCCGGAACCAACAATAAATCTACTTCTTAAATCCGGGGTGTTGTTAGACCCGTTACAAAGTGACCAATTGGCAGGAATTGTATTTGAGCTCCCAGACCACATGATAATGCCACCGATTGGGGTGAATCCACCAAACTCGGGATTTACTGCGATGACAAACTGGGTAATGTTGTCGTTAGGGTCGTTAGGGTCTCCTCCGGGGAGTTCTACTTGAGCCTGGGTAACAATGACCCCATTACCCCCGGACACACTATTGGTAAACCGGACGTCTAGTTCGTTAGCCAGATCGAGTGCGGTTACAACGGCCTTGTCGCTTACGCCAGTCGCCGAAGTTCCCTTCGCACCCCTAATCATCGAACTGTCGGCCAGTTGCACCAGTCCGGCTCGGGACTTGGTAGCATAAACCGCAGGAGGGTTGCGGCTAGCTACGATATCCCCAGACGTTAAAGACTTGAATTGAGTATCATTGCTGAAGAACAGAGTGGTGTCTCGACCCATCACCAGACTCGACCCATCCTGCATCAGCAAGGTGGTTCGGACAATGACGTTGTTAAGTACCTGGTTGGTTACGTTTCCTGGTTCTCCATCCGATGACAGGGGGATCGCAAATTGCTCACCGGAGCGCAGATCGAACACGGTAGTACCCAGGTAGTAGCTGCCTTCTTCATTCATGCCGGTGGCATATACGCGTCCGCCACTTTCCTCCACAATGATCTTTCCGAGGGCGAAGTCCTGCTCGAGAGGATCGCCCTGGAAGGTGGGGAAAGCGGTGTCGTAGTTGAGGTAACCAGTCCATTCCCAGGTGTGGCTGGAAGCTCGAATTACGCTAGGGCGACGAAGACCGATACGGAATCCGGTAGTGCTGGCACCGGAAGATGTTTTGATTGTGATCGGAGTGACCGATGGGCCTAGGGGGCTTGAACCAATACTGAACCACACCCCAGAACGGGCCCTCATGGCCTCCAGAGCCACTTTGGTAGGGCTGTCGCTGGGGTCTTCGGTCAGTTCAGGGTAATCTCGATCCAGGCTGGGGTAGTGGTCGGATGTAAAGACTTCACGGGCCTTAGAACCCTGGGTTAGGTAGGTTACGTACTGGCCTGGGAATTGAACATCAAGCTTTCCGGGCCTGAATACCTCGTCGTATGTCCGGACCTGCGTAATGGTTAACGGGTCGGACAGGAGATCGGTTCCGGAGTTGAGGGGGTATCCCGCCACACCAACCTGCTTCTCCATGATGTAGTAAGGTTGGGGACGACGGATTCCACGTTCTTCCTTGATAAAACCGTCAAGGACAACTCGATACACCCGATCATCGGCTTTACGTTTGTCGTTAGCCCTGATAATTTTTACCGGAGCTTTGTCAAAGATGAAATCAAGGGTGGAAAATACTTCCTCGGACCCGGAAGGTGACCCGAGGAGTTTATACCGGAATGCGTAGTCAAAACGCTTTAGGAGGTACCCGTCGTCATCCAGATCAGTTTCTTCCTCCAGAATGTCTGAGTAAGTTACTGGAATGTACCACGCTCCAGAGCCAATGACGGTGTTCGGGAGATCACTTACTCCACCAGGGGTTCCGCTATAGTCCTGAGGAGCCGGATCCCACACAAAGATCTTAGACCTGTCGTCGAGAGCTGAGAAGCCCTGGGAAGAAAGTGGATCAGGGAGGGTGAGATTACCAGCGTACAGGATGGAGTTGCCCAGCTCGTCAAAACCACTCACATAGACCCGTTTACGGTTGGCTCGGCTGGGTCCTCCGGCCAGCTCCCACACCCCTTCACTTACCTTGTTGGTGTAAGAGAACTGCCCGAACGCGATGTCGGAGGCGGATGGGGGATTAACTAGCGATAGTACCGACGCGGTGTTGGAGTTTTGAACATATATCCGCATGGTGCTCGGAGAGTCACCACCAGGAGTACGGTTCTTATAGGTGTAAGCCAGAGTCTTGTTGTAGTCTATCGTCAATCCAGTATTAATCTCGGTGTCTTCTAAGGTGGCAGGACGACCGTCGGAGAGGGGGGAGTAAGAGAGAGGGAGTGGCGGAATGATTTGGGTGATGCGGGTGCCGCTATACCCCGGTGCCGTTGTAGCCTCGTCCTGACTAAACGACTTATCTTTGTACCCGATACCCCGCAATGAGATGTCGCCAAAATCCGAGCAGGAGTTGGTGATTGAAAGGTCTGCTCCGGATTCTGAAACGAAGTGATCGGAGTTGCCAATAACAAATACCGACACAATCTGGATGGTGGCATCATTGCTACCACGCATACCGAAGTGGCGGTACTTGAACAAGTCGGTGCTGCAGGTTTTATACTGTTTTCCGGTTCCGGACTCTTTGTCGGTAGGAGGATCCTGGAAATATGTGGTAGGGGCGAAGCAGTTCGGGTCTGTCTGCAGGGAGACTTGGGTGAAGTTCGCTGTAACCATCGACTTGAAGCCGGCCACACGAGAGCCATCAGCCCACAAACCATTCAGTCCGAAAATCGACCGGACGGAACAGTTGAACACGTACGGAGAGGACGATCTCGTGCTGTTGATATCCGGCAGCGGGACAATCGAACCGTCCGTGTCACGGATACGGGTTGCTCCGGGGTAAGAGACAGGTGCGTTAGAACGACTGTCACCACCAGTCACCAACAGCCCGGTCTGGTTCTCTTCGAGATCCTGGGCTCTGTTGGCTTTGCTGCTGGCAATCGGAGCTACAATGGTAGTCTCGGCCGGGATGGCCTCGAGGCCTTCAGCCCCCCAGTTATCGATTTCCTGGAACAAATTGTTGAGACGGCTGTAGTACGGGGTTTCGGTTCCACCACCATTGATTTCGGCTTGTGACGCAAATGCCACCGAAGTCACGGTGTTGTGGCTGCGGGCGTACTGGGGGTTGTCAGTGAAGGTGAGCAGAGACACATATGTGCCCCCAGTCACTTTCAAGATGGCGGTCCGGTTGACCTGAGGATCATTCTGAACGGGGGTCAGCTCAGGCACGTACATGGGGCGGAGCCTGACCTTTCGGAGGTCGGTACCGTCAATGGAGATGCCACGGGGTACGATAAGTCCACCGGTTTGGGGGTTGACAACAGCGAGGTTGTCGTAATAAAGCTCGTCGTTTACGTTAAAAGAACCGTTAACGTATTCAAGAGTAACGATCCAGTTCGAGCTGGACGACGATTGTTTTTCGATCCGAGAGATGTTTCCTACGCCGCCCGACTCAGAGTATAGAACTCGGCCCAGGTTTAGGGGGCGTGGGGGCTGAGTGGACACCGGGTCTCCCACATCTACGGTAAGATGGGTAACCCGATCTCCGACCAGAACACTTCCGACCCTGTATGTCGTATTAGTCCTCTGAATCAGTCCGGTGTCCTCGGTGATTGACAAAGTTGCCAAGGATCCAGGGCTGTTATCGATGTAGTAGTCCCCAGGGGCGAGTTCGAGCATTACCCGGTCGTAACGGTCATTGGATTGCCCGGATCGGCGCGATTCCCTCACCGCCTCAATAATTGCTCGCTCTGGGGTTCTGAAAGGACGGTTTTGGTCAGTACCAGAGTTTCCGATCGAGTCGTCACCAATGCTCGGGTCGATGTAGATGGTATTTCGGGTAGTTGAAGTAGATAGAGCTGCACCATTCCGGTCGCAGCGGGGGGCGTTGGTTACACTGATCAGCCCGCCGGTTCCGTTCGCAAACAGCGCAACCAGGTTGTTGTAGGACCTATAGCACTTACCGAGAGCCGGATCTGAGGGGGATGGTTCGAACTCGTAAGTACCCGGACTTTGGTTAGGATAACGCGAAGGAAGTGCGCCCCCATCAGGACACTCTGTAGCTACACGATCTCCGATAAATTCACGACCGCCGCAGGAGAGGAATGTCCCCAGGACCGGATTGCATTCAGACCCAGGAGCTTCTTCAAATTTCCACTGGTTAGTCGCGTCGTGAAAGAATAATTCCAGGTGTGCGTCTCGAATATTGATGATCCAGTCGTCCGAAGAGTTATTAAGGAACTCACTGCTGATCGGGTTTTGACGAATGATCAGTGGGAATCTATCAAACGTCCCGCTAATGTCTACAACGGCTACGCGATCTGAATCAGAGGGTGACTCGGGCAGGGTGATAATGGTGCTACCGTTGCTGGTGTCAGCAATGACCCGATCCCAAACGTTAGCGGTGTAGTCCGCTGACTTAATGGCAGTGTTGGTGAGGTTTTGTGGGTAGGAGTTGAGGTTACCAACAAATGTGTTGGGGCGGAGGTCGATATACCCAGTGCCGACTACTTCTCCGGTGGTAGGATGTGTGGCCAGGCCGTTCCCTGTCGAATTAAGCTGGATTCGGGCGAGGGGAACGTGAGCGGCTGTCACACTGGGCAATGAATTACCCATTGAAACTGTAACCGGATTGCTGCCGTCGTCAAGAACGTACAAGTACGAGACGGAATTGCCTCCGCCTAGAATTTGAACAAGCTGGCGCGACCAAGATACCTGGTTACCGTTACGGCTGATGAACGTGCCGGCCTCAACCGTGACTCCGACCCCGCTGGAGCCAGAGGGACGGGTGGCAGGTACACCCGGCACCACCACGCTTGTACCATTCCAACCCAGCACAATACCGTCATGTGCGCTACGCCCCAAAGAGGACTCTCTATCAACACGGGGGTCAGCGATCTCCCAGTCCTTGATTCCGTCTCGCTGACCGATCTCCCAACCCGCTTCGTCTCCCGTCGTTGGATCAGCGTAGTAGTTAGTCCTGGTGTCCCCAGTAAACTTTGCACCTTCCTGGACAGAATTAAGGTACTGGCTGGACACGGCTCTGCCGTTTTGAAATACAATACGATCCACAGGTAATGACGGGATTGGCTGGCTCTTCTATAGGGCTTTCAACAACTAACGAGTGGGTGTAGGCTAGGGGAGACGGTGCCAAACGACACGTCCCAGCCACGCTGGACTTGGCCCGAATGAGCACAGCTCGATTAGTACGAGGGAACCGGTCTCGGCGTAGGTGTCTGGATTTACTCCTTCCCCCCAATCAACATCGTAATCAAAGTAAGTAGCGAAGGTCTCCAATGGAGTACCAACAAACCTCAACAGGATACGTAGTTCACGGTAAAATCCTGACGGAACATTGTTGGGGTTGGGCACCGGAACCGGCAAATTATCCGGATTGGTGACGTCGAGGTCAAGGTAGTTTCCGGCGAACAGATTTCCGTTAATCGGTCGATTGACGCATGCACCCCCCAGCTCAATGGGGTTTCCGGCAACATCCGCCGCCCACAACCTGCCATCGGCCGTGTTGGTAATCAGCTCCCCTTCGGCCCCATCTCCGATAAACGGCTCTTCGCCGGGCAGTGAGGTTGTAAGTGTTTGTACAGTTGCTTCCACAGAATTAATAGCTTCTACCCTGCTTTCAACCGTTGAAAGCCCTTTAGAAGACTGAACATCTGCCGTGGCAACGTATCTGACCGACCCCTGGTCGACAATATCCGGGCTGGCAGCGGTAGCTTACGGCTCTCCAGATCGCTATCCGGAGGTGGCCAACCAGGTGCGGCGCAAATCGGTTACGGGTTTTCTCGGACCGACACCCCCAGGTGATGTAATTGGGGGTCGTCTTGATTTGTCTAGTTTTACCAACGCGTTAACGTCTGAATACGACAGGGGGCAAGATTTTACTAGATTTATCGACAGTCAAGGTCAGACTTTGTCTTTTTGGTCTGAAAAACTCTACCACGATGTTTTGCAGGCTTACAACGAATTCTCAACGTACGAATCCTCTCTAACTGATGCGCTAGAGTACGTTACTGGGGGATTGGGGGTTATTTTGAATATCCAGAGGGTAAAAGACGACCTTGTTAAATCGGTAGCAGATCTGGATCTGTATAGCCGATTAGCTTCCAACGTCACACACAACAAGTTGGATAAGCTACCAGCCGGAACTAGAATCCAACTGGACGATAGTACCAGTTTGGATAGCGACTCGAGCGGTATTGGGTTCCCCACTGGGTACCTGACTCCTAGAGATTATTTTAACGGGATTGCATATCCTGGAATGGGAGTAGACGGAACTAATCTCCCGGATAACATTGTCAAGTCGTTAACCGAGGGGTATCAGGGATATGCGACCCTTCAGCCCTTAGATGACTTGCTCCGCCCAGGACTTGCCACGCTAATGTCTCTAGCGGACATTTCAGACATCCGGGGGACGAATAGGGCTATCGCTGGTCTGGGGACAATCGGCACTTTGAAAGATCTGAGCGGCATTGGCTCTATGAGTCCGGCCGACCAGATTATGTACAGTGTCGACTTGTCCGAAATAGTTGTCGGGATGAATGGTTATACCGTTTACGACCCAGCCACTGACTCCAACGGTGACTTTATCGACATCGCTCTGGCGCCGGATTATTCCTCCGAAAACTCCGATACCGGTCTGCCATATTCGCAACGTCCCCGCACCTCAACCTTCGACTGATAACTAATTACCATGGCAACTGAGATATTCGGACCTTTACTCCCTCTACAGCTTGACAGCAGAAACGTCAATGAGGTCGTTCGGGCTATTCAATCCCGGATCCACATTGAGTCTGGTGGTCAGTTGACTGATTTTACACCTGCATCCCCCCTTGCTGCTATTAGCGAGGGTCAGGGATTTGCCCAAGCCGAGCTACTTTACTACCTGAACTCCCTGCCAGAGGCGGTAACGATCCAGTGGTTGCGTAGTTTGGGGGTTCAACGTCGGATTGGTTCCCGAGCCCTCGTCGATGTGACTTTTTTCAGGGTACCCGGGTACACCCGCCCCATAACAATCCCCTCTGGGACAAAGGTGTATGCCAACTCCGGACAAGTGTTCGTACTCCTGGATCAGGTAAGGATGACAGAGTCCAGTGCCACTGTCACAGCTCAGTCGGAGAGATGGGGAACCGTATACAATGTTCCGGCTGGGAGTATAGGACGGATCGAGCGCAATTTCCTCGGGCTAGATCTGGTGACGAATAACTCCCCGGCTGCTGGGGGGACCGACCTTGAGACCGTGGATGAGATGAAGCTCAGGGCATTTGAGCTGTTCGGTAGAAGAAATTTAACATCGCGTTCTGATTTTGAGGGCGAAGTTTCCGCTATTGCACCAGAGGCGACACTGGTAAAAGTCATGTCGTACGAGGACAGATTCGGTACTGAGTCTAGAGGGGTGTATGTTGTGGCAGGTGGTGATGACGGCAGTAAGCTTAGCGTGCCGACTCAGTCTCTTCTGCTGACGTCTTTGAGGGATCGAGTACCCCTCGACGTTAAGGTGTATTTGTCATCCCCTACCGTTCTCCCGGTTGAAGTGGTTGCAACTATCCAGTGGGACCCCAGAGTCACAACTACGTTTACGGATACACTGGCTAATCAGGTAAAAACCCTCTTGTCAGATATAATTTATCCTTCGACGATTGGGTTGGGGAATAATCTTTCCGGGGCTACTGTTTTAAGAGAACTTCTTGCTCTGGACTTTGTGGTTGATATTCCCGTTCTGGACATTAAACAGATGTCTCTAGATCCCACTATCACCGGGTCTACTGACGGATATTGCGGAAGGTTCTTGGGTGTTGAAGACGAGGTAGCTGGCACGTGCTCGTATGAGTATGAGCAGGTTATCGATAAACTCTCGTCTACTCCATTAACGGTTCCAGACTCTACGTCCGGATTTAGGATTTACCGGGCCGTAGTTTCACTTGTATCTGTAGTGGATTTTAGCACATTGACCTATACTTACGAGGAACTGTACCGTGTTGTCTAATAGCACTTGGGACCGGAAAGAGGCTAAGAAAACTTTATCCCCGGCGTTTACCAAGGGGTCCGGACGTGTAATCTACGAGTTTGAAAATCGTAGGTCAAGTAAGATATTTTCCCATACCTTGGGACGTGTTGACTTTAGGTCCGGATTGGATTCCCAGTTGTCATCGGGGCGCAACGAACAGATAGAGGGTCTTTATGGGGATATTGCCTACAAATCGGTAGCCCATGTTCATATTACTCCGGTTCTGCTCGGAGAAGAGTTGGTGGTGGTGGGGCATGGGATTCCCACCAGCAACGGTCTAGAAAATTGTGCTATGGCTGGGTCGGAATGCCAAGGGACTGGTAGCGATACAGAGTGTGAGAGGGGCAAATGTGGCGTAGGAACCCTAAGCCGTGTGTCTGGGGACCGTTGGAGATATGATTCCCTCACGGTTCCGGGGCTGTACTATTTTGTATTTGGTACCGACAAGATCACGCTACGTAGCATCACCCGGGGGAAGTTTAGCTTGCCGGCTGGAGCAGGGACGGTAAATGTCCCCAGGGTAGCAAGCATCCCGGCAACCATATATCTACCCCCTAATACGTACTTAGAGGAGACATTTACCCGAAGGGTAATTAAAACCCGATACTCTGACTCTGTCACGGTCCGTTCGTTAACTGATTCGGCTGACAACTTTACTCGGGCGTTGCTGGGGACTGACCAGGCTACAGTAAGAGTTGAGACGGCGGTACGTGACCGGTTACTAGACACCTTACAGTCTCTCCTGGATCCGGCCTGGTACGAGTTTGTATCGGACTCTATCTATTCAATCTGGAATGTAAATCTAACAAACAGAGAGTTTGCCATAGAGGCCTATGGGGCTCTAACCGAGCTCTATGGGTCAGGGGTCGAGGTGATGATGTCAGGTATACAGGGGTCGAGGGTTTCGGTTGATGACCGGATCGGGAGGCCGGTGTATGGGAGGTTACCCGGTGTCGAGGGTACCTACAACAATCCGGACGAACCTGATACTCCGGCGAAGTGGCTGACATCTGGAGCCGACGATATGTTGTCTGGTACCAAACACATCGTGGATAATTTTTACCGAACCTACCTAAATCCCGACACCTGTTATCCTCCTAATCTTGACTGGCTTGCCCAACACCTCGGCTTTGTTGGTGGTTTGTGGAACCTTGAGTGGTCGAATTCCACTAAGCGCTTGTTGTTAAGCAACGCCCATGTGAACAGGGTGTCTGGATCAATGTGGACTCAAACCCCCTCACTAGATACGCTGCGCCGTATTGATATGGGTCGGATCGAGCGGGTTCAAGTGAATTCGGGTACAGGGGTTGTCACCACTGCGTATAGGTATAGCGGACGGGTGTACAACACAACCACCGATCTCACCACCGTCGGGACTTTTAATAACTTGGTAGTTGATGTATCCCGTTGGCAGGGTATTTTGCCTTCCCGTGGTAGCACATTGACATTGCTGTTTATGCTCTGGGCTTTGGGCATAAAGGCTCACACCCCGGAAGAACTCCGGTATGACCCGAGTACGGGAACATTTGTTGTTCGGAGTGGACTCCGGGATCGCGAGCTCAATGCTCCTATTAACGTTCCTTACATTGTTGATGTGCTAAGGGCTGGCACCGACACAGACGCGGAGGTATCTAATTACCCCAACCAGCTTATAGCGGGTATCGGTACCTGCCAAGATGAGCTATCTGCAAATACTACGGTAGTACGTATGCCATTTTACTATAACCGGAACGGTCGTAGCTGGGACTCCGTTGTATCGGTAATGGACAATTATGCCCCCAGTACCTCAATAAATAGAGTACAGTATGCGTATTCGGTAGCTGACTTACTAGTCGCCGACGATGTATTTTTTGAACCAGAGGTCGTGAGTTGAACAAGAATCCTTTTATTCCTATAGCGTCTATAGCGCAAACCCAGACTAGGATTATTGAAACCCTTGGCGTCCCGTATTCCGATCCCTTCAACGAGGAGGGGGTAATTTCGGATGTTAACGACCCACTAAAGTTGGGCAGGGTTAAGGTGAGGACCGATGACCAGATCACATCGTCTTGGATACCTGTCTCCGGGTCAAATAGTGGGACGTTGAGCGCTAGGTATATCGGGGCGCAGGTTCTGATCGGTAAACGGAGTGGTCGCTCGGACGACATGTATGTAATCGGTGTAATACGTAGCGATCCGGATGTGGGGATTAACGGCAACCCACTACAACTCCCCGTAATCGATGAGAGTATGGCGGTGTGGAATGGTTCCACCGACCAGGGAATGTCTTGTAACGAGGGTAATCAGGGGCGAGTTTACGTCCTCAGCAATGAGATGAATCAGGATGTCGTGGTGTGTCTACGCCGCACTAGCAAGCAGGGGGGGTCGAAGCCGGCCTGGGCCTGGAAATCCTTCACCCACGGGTTGTGGGTTGAGAAGGGGGTCAATCCCGGCAACGAAACCACACTGGCGATCGAACAGGGACAGAAGCGGAACCCGGGCATCCCTGAGTGCAGTGAGGCGCTAGCTGGCGAGGAACACGAGTTCTCCGAAGACCGGAGTTTCCGCACCATCAAGATGATATGCCAACGGGATGAGAACAAATCGTGGGGTTGGCGTCCAAGCAGTGCGATACCGACGTATTTCCGGACCACAATGCCGAACTGCACCGAGAAGCTTCATGGGATGGAGGCTCTACTCGATGATGGAAACAACTCCGAGATGTTGATCTGTCAACGGTACCAGGGTTCGATGAAGTGGGTGAAGCAGGGTCAACGTGTTCCCCACAAATTTCACACCCAGGACAAGCCGCTAAGCCGTGTTGAGTTCACGACCAGCTATAAGCCGATTAAGGCGTTGGAGGAAAAGACGCTAGCGTCTACAAACTACGATTGGGTCTCTGGAGATGTTGCCAGAGTGGCTTTCGACGCCACGGTTCGGAACATTCCCCTCACTGGCACGGATCCGGCCCTGCGGGCCTTACTGCAATCCGCATCACTGGTGCCGGCAACCGCATTCGACGGGGGCGATACTCTGCAGCAAGCGGCCCGAGAGGTGTTGTCTAGCCGGATCGGTATTCCCATCGAAACCCTGTTCCAGACGATCCGGGAGGAGCTTGATGATAACGGTTCACTGACACCAGAGACCGGGACCATCTTGGCGGGGGTGGGTGCTGCAGCGGATGTATTGGTGAACGGGGTTGTAACGGGGGATACCGGAGCCGCATTGCTCCAGATCGGCCAAGACACCCTCCAGAGTGCGTTGTTAACTCTCGAGCCTAGATCCGCATCTGTTATGACCGGTCTGATGAGTGGTGGAATAGCCGGAGCTATCGACAGTGCGGTGGCTGTCGGGTTGGATGAACTACCCCCCGAGGTCAGCAAGTACGTCGGTCCGGTTATCGACATTGCGCAGGGTCTGTTGGAGTCGGCGTACCCCACCGCCCTGGGGACCATCCTTAACTCCTCCACTGGTGGCGGACTGCTCGGTGCAGTCACCGGGATTATCAATACTGCCATCGGGGCCAATGTAGTGAGTCCGGCACTGTTGGGTAATGTGGCATCGGGGTTGACATCGGGAGCATTTGGTGAAATTCCGAAACTGTTCGGGTCGTTATCCAACCTGGATGCCGTGTCGAAGTTACCGACCGGGTTGGGGTCGTTGCCGGTTCTGGCCACTACCGCCTTAGGTCTCATTGGTCAGTCCGAATCAATGACAAAACTGCTAGGGAATGGCGGTATCGGGATCGACCAACTAAACCAACTTGTCGGTGGTGGGTTCAATGCCGCCGCTACTATTATTGGTGGGGTTGATGGACTGAGGGGAGTATTCGGATCAGGATCTTCTTCGGTTTCTGACTGCCCATGCGGACCCAAATGTCGTAAAGTCTCGCACGGAGAGGATAGCGACGGGAATAATTTGCTTGAGAAGTGCGGAGCACTTACGGCTAACAACTCTAACTCCTACAATCCGTCCGGAGTCCCAATTCCGAACAATACAGGCCCGGTAGCAGCAGAGCAAGGTCTGACAGATACGGCTGTCGGATCAGAGCTTATCCCGTCCAATCGAGCTGATCTAACCAAGATGGTTGAGCAGGTAAGTCGGGTGAAGGACATGGCCGAAAAGTTTAACGCGGCCAGGTTTGCTGATCTCCCCGAGCATTTAGCCGAGCTCGCATACACTTTCGAAGCAGTTGAGAAGTCGTTTAAAACCGCCGACAACAATATCACTGGTGTGGAGTCGGTGGAACGGAAGCTTATCGACTCGATGTACAACTTGCTCACCAACATTGTGTATAAGAGGGGTGGTGGTGGAATTCTCCCCAACCTGTTTGGTGATGTCCGGGAAAACGCTCAGGCTATCCGGGACCTGTATAAGTTTGTGAAAAAATTGGATCAGGTGAAAGATGGAGGGAGCGCAGGAGTCAGGGTGACGCGGAACCTGGCAGATTCGTTCGCCAATATACCCGGTCTGGATGCCTTGGGCCGGAAGAGCCGCGCCGAGGCCCTGAAAATATTGCGGGGGGGGATTGTCCCAGCGGATAGAGAGTGGCGCGGCCTGACACCAGGTATCAACTACAACTCGGTCCTAGGCACCTATGGTCCGTCTATCCCGTCCCCCTACCCCTCCGAACGCACTTTGTTTGACCGGGACAGGATTTTGGCGATCAGTGTTGAGTCGAAACTGGGCGAGACATCTCCACAGCCCCAACCCCTACTGGACTCGGTGCTTTCACCCAGCCAGGTGGAAGTACTAAAAGGTACTGGATTGGTGAGCGGTGTTGCGACCCCTCTCGCACCAGGTGAAAGCTCACTATACGACGCCATTACGGGTCGAGAGAGGAAAACGGCTTGTGAATAAGATCCAACTGTCGGAGGAGAAGATCCGAGTTCGCGAAATGACCGCCAGGGTCAATGACCTCAGCACTGAAGATAGAAAAGAGCTGTTACGGTTAAGATGCCGCACAGAATTCACAACGTTCGCTAAATTTATCACCAGGGAAGTTTCTAGCAGCGGAACATTTGTACCCTACAAAGTGCATGAGCTGATTTGTCATTACGTCCAAAAGATATGTGATGGGGATCCGGATTACCGAAGAACGGTGATCTCACTACCACCCAGGACGGGCAAATCTATGCTACTCAGCAAGCTGATGCCTAGCTGGCAGATGGGGAGATCTCCTACTGCTCAGATGATTATGGCATCATACGCTCTAAAGCTGTCACAGGAGAACTCTAGGGCGATATTGGCGTATACCACTAGCGAAGCATTTCACTGGATATTTCCGGAATGTCTGGTCCTGGAGAAAAACTCCAATCTGAAGACGGTGCGGTCTGAGCAGGGTGGCCTGATCATGTCTGCATCGGCTGGTGGCGGTGTTACCGGGTTTGGATATGGAGTAATCAGCGAAGACGACCTGCCAGGTATTGGCATCCTCGACGACCTTCTGGAAGATGGTAATAGTTCTCAAGTCCTGGAGTCAACATTCTCATGGTGCGCGACTCAGTTCTTAACCAGAGGTCTACCCAATAACTGCGTGGCTAGTATTGGAACTAGGTTCCATAAGGAGGATGTGTCTGGGAGGCTGATTGCCAGCGATCCGGAAGGATGGAAACAACTTAACGTCCCCGCCCTGTGTATTGATGAGGAGACCGACCCCCTGGGCAGGAAGCTTGGGGAATCTCACTGGCCGGAGTTTTTCCCGGTCTCCGCTCTCGAGTCCATTAAGAAGCAAGATGAAAAGACGTTCGAGGTGTTGTATCAGGGTAATCCGAGGGGTGAGAGTGGGGCGATATTTAAGGATTTTTGGTTTGAGTATCATGACAAAAATCGAGAAAACTATGAGTATGTTTACGCCACTGCCGATACTGCCCTGAAGAAGGGTCAGGAGAACGACTCGTCTGTAATTTGCGTGTTCGGGGTAGTCAGGAAGACCCGAAAACTTCATTTGCTTCATGTATATTCCGAGAAAATGGAGTTCCCAGAGTTACTTAAAGCCATGCCTGTGTGGTTGAAGATGTGGAGGGTACGGACTCTGTATATTGAGGCTCGAGCTTCCGGGTTGCCATTGATCCAGATGCTAAGAACCGAGCTTCAGATCCCCGTTAGGGAGATTATCCCTAGCAAAGATAAAGTTCTTCGGGCCAACGAGGTTGCCCCTGTTGCTGAAGATGGTCGCGTATCTATCTACTCAGATATCCCCAACCTGCCCCAGTTCATGTCTGAGCTAACAGCTTTCCCCTACACTAAGCACGACGATTTTACCGACTCATTCTGTGCTGGCCTTAAAATTTACCGGGATGAAATCATGAATTCATCTAAAGCTGCCCACGGCGGTAGTCGTATTCGCTTGCCTGTGGCTAATTACCAGGGAGGACAACAGAGGGCCACTGGGAGACTGGGACGGGGATCAATACGGACTAACTACTTGTGAGTAAATTGTGCTATAGTACGTATGTACTCGTAACTACGGGGAGGTAGTATGTCTGAAACGGGTGAGTTTAAGTACCGGGTAGTTTTATTTACCCAACCGGGCTGCCCAGCGTGCGATGCTATGAAGCCCATTTGGGCGAAAGTAGCTGGGGAAGTGTCCGAGGAGTACCCTGAGCTTCGGGTGGGCTGGGGGGAAATGAATGTCCTCGATGATAGTTGGGAGTTCTTGGAGACCCTGGTGCCCGGTGAATCGGGTAACGGAACACCGGAGATCGCCGTTTTCAATTCGGAATGCGAGTTGGTTGCCTTCAACGGGGAGGGGATCATGCCCGCATCGCAACTCAAGGACTTCGTAATCAGGTCGTGCAAGAACTGACATGAGACCATTAGAACTAGAGCCCCTTAAAGGTGTACACCGGTCAGAGTATGAGAGGACCCGGGACAAGCATATCCGGGAGAACATGTGGAAAGCGGGACATACGGCCCGGAAAGTATCACAATTCAGTGGTCTTCCATTTGAGGATTTACGCTCTGTAGCCCTGGAGGCCATGGTAAAACTCTATGACAAATGGGACCCCAGTAAGGCCAACTTTAGTACTTGGCTAAACCGCTCACTTACTTTCCAGGTGCTTAACTACCTCCGTGATCACTCCAGGATGATCAGGATTCCGCGTACATACGCAGACTGCTACATGAGGATCAGAAAGCATATTGGATCCGATCCAGATATGTCTGACAAGGAATTGGCTAAGTTGACAGACATTCCTATCTCGATGGTCACGGAGACTCGAGCCGCTTACCAGACCACTTTCCTCGAGATTAACGAGGATACAGAGATGCCTGTAGACAGCGTTGACCTGAATGACGACAATTTGGACCGAATGCTAGACGATTATCAGGGTGTCATCGATCGTCTGTTCTGCCTCCCTGAAATTGAAATCGAGTTTTTGTCAGATACTTACATCGAAAAACGGGCAAATTCTACGATTTTTCGTAAATATCCCGGAGTTAACTCTTCCGAGGGGATACGGAAAAAAACTAGTGAGCTAATGGCTTATATTTTGGGAGAATCGGAATGTCCGTCAGAAGGTACGTAGAGGTAGCGGGGGTCCAGTACAACAAGAAGAGATTTGGGGCGAGATGGTCGGCGATAGTATCGGGGTACGAGATCGGTTTGACGGTATCACAGGACGATTCGTCATTCCTGTCTGATGTTCTTAGGCGGATCTCAAGGTTCTCCAGGATCATGGATAGGGGGCAAGTGCAGTTTAGGGTCGTTCAGAAGTCCTTTAACGGGAAGAGGGTAAAAGGGATTGTGCTTGTCACTCCTAACTCCGGGCATGAGGTGTGGGTGGGCAAGCAGGTCGTTGTCCGGGCGATGTTCCCCAATACCAACATACCCGATCAGGGCAAAGTCAATCGTAGGGAGGTGTTGCGGGCTTTAAGGGATGTTATCGAGCCGCAGATCAGGGAATACCGGAGACGGTTTGCGGGAAAATCGGTCATAAAGTCGTCGTTGACCGGACGCCCGATCTTCGGGCCGTATCATGTAGATCATGTGTACCCGTTTATCCGTCTAGTGGAGGAGTGGTGCAGGGAGAATGGGTTTGACCTGGAAACAATACCGGTTAGGTGTCGCGGCACGGTGTGCAGATTGGAATCGGTTGAAATGGCCGAGTCCTGGTTTGACTATCACGCCTTGCATGCGGAGTTCCAGGTCTTGGACGCCTCCGAGAATAGCTCAAAGGGAGCTCGCTACTTCGGTAGAGCTACTGAACAACCTGTCGAAGATCCTTGACGCTTCGGTGGCCAGGACCTCCCCGATCTCAGGGGAGTCGGCCAGTGCACGGTTGAGCCAGGGCTGATCGGATTGGGTAGATTCGGAGTATCCTGACAACATTGAGTATACCGGACGTTGTTGCAGACCCACCACGGAGTAAGCATTAGCCCGGTCGTCCCGTACCCCGTATTTCTCCTGCAGGTATTTAACCACTGCGGAGTCGGGACCCTGACGTTCCAGCTCGACTTCGAGCTTTTTCAGTGAACTCTGGAGGGCGGTGTATAGCCGTTCTCCGGTGTTGTCGCTCGACACCACCACGGACATGGCCTCTACCGAGCGGACGTATTGTCCGATGTTGTGGGTGACTTCGCGAGTGTAGCCCTCCGCTACGGTTCGGAGAAATTCAGCCCGGACCGATTCTGACAGTTGTGCTACCGCTTCTCGCTTGACGACACCACGTATCGAGTCCTCGATGACGTCGCGCATGAACATGCCGAGGATGGACTTGATGAGGAGCATGGCGGATTAGGGGTTGATCGATTGGCAGCTCAGGTCGTTGAAGATCTCTTTAGCATATTGTTGCCGTTCTGCTTCCTTTTGTCCGGGTGCTCTCTCAAACAGTCGATTAAATTCCGAAGCAGCTTGAGACGGGTCCCCCGATGAGTTTAGGGCTCGTACGGTTGCAGGTCCCTGGAAGTCAGCTCCTTTTAGTTCTTGAACGAATCTTTCCATTTGTATATTAAAACTGCTGGCAGAGGCTCCTTTGCTAGCCGCATATTGTTCTAGGCCTATACGTCTCCCACCAAGCCATTGAAATACACCATAAGCTTTGGTGTCTGGATTTTCAGCCGTAGGGCTAAGAGCCACTCCAGACTCGACCAGGGCATTGCCTACAACCCCCGCGTATCCCGACCTCGTAGTAATGCCACCCTGCCTCGCCGCGTTGATGATTGCGTTGACCCGGTCTCGGGGGTATTTGGACCCGGTGTATTGGCAATTGGCTGGAGGGTAATTGCTCGTAACCGAGGGATCAGAGCTCTGGTCCTGACCAGCCCTCAAGTAGTTCTGGAACTGCTGAGCTTCCTCGCAAATCACCTCGCAAGATGTTTTTCCGTCTTTTAATTTCCAGCACAAGTCTCCAGCCGACCGGATGTATCCGTAGTAATCTATGGTTTTTTCGGTGAAGTCTCCGGAATTTTGATATGCCTCCAGGTACTCTTCGAACGTCGGTGCATTCAACCTCGAGGTGATGTTACCCCAGTCGGTAATTCCCGACACCGATACGCGCAGGTCCCCCTGTCCCCACTGGTAGTTAACATCCTTCACGAACCAGCGCGAGAACCTGCCGGCGATCCATACTCCCGGATCGATACTGGCAGGTCGTCCCTGCTCCACCCACTCATCATACTTGGTGACAAACGACAAGATGGTCCGGCCCGGTACGATCCTCAATGCCCTCGGGATACCCCGGAACGAGGTGGTGAGTTCGGCCCCTAGAGATGTGGGGGCGGTTTGAACCCCTGTAGCAACCTTCGATCCAGTACCGATCTGGGTCCCGGTGACATTGTTAGTTGATCCGTCAGCTAGGTGAGCCAGAAGTAGATATTTCCCATCAGGTCTCCTAATTTCCACAGAATTGCCAAAACCACCACTATTCGGAGTGACTTTAGTAATCACAGCCCCTCCGGTTATTGTTATATCTTGATTGTTAATATTTTTACCCCCCGGACCTGGACCAGAGAAGTCTATACCGTAATGAAATCCTCCGCTCCGAGGGCCATAGGGTGAATAAACCCCCCAAGTGCTTGCAGGAGTTCCACCTATGGAAACATATGGATCCACTTCGGAAGACGTTATAGGTTGTCCCCTACCCCCAGTGGAAGAGTCAAGGAAGAGTTCTACGTGAAGGTGAGGTCCGGTGCTGCTTCCGGTACTTCCTACCCTCCCCGCAAAAGCTGACGACCCGCTCGGGGCGGAGGTTACCGGACCACTCGGGGTATCAGCCGTGCTCTCCAGTCCTATATTCTTCTTCTCCTCCTCAGTGAGCTTCTCCACCGGGATGGCGTATTTCCACACCAACCCCGGAGTGATCGTCACCTCCCGCCCCCTCGACCCGTTTCCCCCAACATAGAACCGAATGAACTCCGGCTTATCGCTGGTCGCCGTCCCGATCACATCGCCGATCTTCACCTTGGAGTACGCCTTCAGCCCCTCAGCAATAGTGGCCAGGTTGACCGACTCTTGCATGATGGCGGTATTCCAACACACCTTGGGGTCGGCACGATTGCAGTACCGAAGGAAATAGTTAGTGGCGATGACAACCCTGCCCGCCCCGTTAGGGGGAGTGATGACCGTGCCATCCAACATCGCCTTAGGGGTATTTCCGTTAACCCCTATACCGTACATATTGGTGTTTTGCTTTCTCTCAGTGATAATATTCGGACCGTTCTCGCGCCAAATATAACCGCTAGTACTCAACTTATTCGAGTACCGGTTATTGTATACCGCAAACTGTTCCGAGCCAAAGGTTGCTACTTTGTTGGCGTTACGGAGCTTCTCTTCACGTTCTTTAGACCGGATCGGAAACAGTGTATATTTCTCCCCATCCCTTAAAGGCACATCGGAGTAGTTGTATCCCAGTCCGCGCTCTACACTATATTCGGCATTTAGGTTCCAAATGTTCGGGTCGACGTTTCCGGTAATCGTGTAGTTTTCGTATAGGCCTTTGCCCAGATAGAAGACCGAGCATCCCTGATTCAGGTTGGCCCGGGTACACAGAGAGATCTTCTTGGCGTATTCGCGAGTAGGCAAAGACTGCATCGTACCCCCTACACTATCCAGGTACTTTTTCAATACCTCAGACGCCGTAACACTCTTCTCTTTAAACGCCTTGGGCATCAAGTATCGCTTGGTCTCTTTTTGTTCCGGATCGGTACAGAATGACACCTTATACCCGTAGTCGTTAACAATTTCGGTGAGATTTTCTTCCAGAGTTTTGTTCTCCTCGAGCTGGAAATTTACCAGTGACTGGTTGAAGACAACCGTTTGTGGGTTTACCCCCTGCAATGAGACTTGAGGGTAGGCATTACCGTGCTGTATGGAGAAATTCTGCAACCTGAAGTATGTATCCAGGGCGAATTTTGTTCCCGCCACATCGTAGTAAAACTTAATCAGGATGTGGGCGAAGTCTCCGAATCCCGCCTTACGCAACATCGGGTCGTCGATCTCGGGGTATTTGCGGCATTTGCCCGACGCTTCATTCTCATTCTCACTACACGGAGGTAACATGATGCTGTTCCATGCCGCCTGGGTGGAGTTGCCGTACGCGGCAGCCGAATCGAACAAGGCAGCCCACGCGATCCCTGTCATATAGGGGTCGGACAGCGTGACATTGGCTGTCGACCCGGTCAACGCATTTGCAAACTGTCCGGCCTCAGTATTACCGTCCATGTTTCGGGTTATGTTGTTAGCATCCCACTTCAGGTTCACGCTAACACTTGCTACCTGCCGCTCACTGAACACGATCAGTCGATCGCTAGCGTACGGCCTATACCCTACAACACACCGGCAGCGGTATAGTCCATTCACTCTGTGTCTCAGGTTACGTTAAATGTGATGGTGTTGGGGGTAGCGTCTAGATCGACACCACCACCCGCCGTACCACCGTCATCCTGTACCTGGAACGTGAACGTGGAGTAAGGGGAACCAAACGCAGCAGCGACAGGGGTATAGTTGAGGGATCCGATGCTAGCGAGAGGAATGGAGTTTCCAGCAACAACGTTAGTAGAAACTAGTTTCAAGGTGCCGGCTGCGGGCAGGGTGGTAATCTTTACGGCGAGAAGGTCGTCGGCTGGATTGTCGAGGGGGTCGGTAAAGCCAAAGTCGGCAGCAGCGAATGTATAGACAGTACTCCGTACCATCGTGATGGTCTTATTAGTACCTGCCGGTGCGTTGTTAACCGACGCCACATTGGTGAAGATCGAGTCGAGGGTGACGCTGAGGTTGTAGACGGCCACCATGAAATTGTAGTCACCATCGCCCTCCATGCCGACGTACCGGGTGACATTAACGAGTTGGGAGTTGAGGGAGTTGACGTACGGGTCGGTGGGCACATCGACGTTGTTCACGAGAGCGTCGATTACAAGCTCAAGTATACCGTAGGCGAATTGTTTGGCTGAGAAGCCCATGCTAGGTCCGCAAGCCACAAACTTATTCAACAGGTCGGTTCTGACTGCGGGGGTGTTGGTACCAGAGCTCCAGCCGACCAGAAGCTCATCGGCCAGCACAGTGCTGAACCAAGACTGGAGCTCAAGCTTATAGCTGTATTCAATACCGATTAGGCGCTTTAAGGTGGTTACGGACATGGCTGACGTTGTTGGGAATAGACCCTGTAAACATTAATTCTCATATAGCTTTCAACGGGTCCCTATACGACTCTGACTTTCAAAATACTCCCTGTGCGATACATGCCACCTACCGGGACGGCCGGGGTGGCGGCAGCGGCAGCGGCGTCGTCGGCAAAGTTCCGCAAGCCCGTGAAGTCGATACGGCCAAAGGGGATGGGACCCGTGCCATTCACAGTCTTCGCAATACCGTCCAACCCCACATAGTACAGCTCTTCGTGCACCTCATTGAGGAACAGTTCTCCACGTTTTGCAGATGTCTCGTCGTTATTGTACAGGTCCTGTATGTATTGTTGGCGGCGCAAAGTGTTAGCGGTAAAACGAACTCCCCAACGGACAAGAGGAACGGTCATGGCAGTTTAGCTATCTACTATATATGGCTTTCAACGAGCCGGATCCGTGCTAGGGTGGAGGGGTATTGAGGTATTGCTATGGATTCAGTGATTGTGCTGGGGGCGGATAGGGTGGGGAAAACAACCGCCATACGGAACTCTCGAAAGTATCTTGAGGGTGGGGGTCACTCAGTGGCTGTGTATCATTTCGGCAGTGTAAGACCCAAAGACCACAGTCCAGTACAGCAGTTTGTTGACACGCTGTTCTGGATCAGTACTAAGGATACGGAGGTCGATTACCTTATTCTCGATAGGTTCGTATCCGACACTTTGTTCTACGAGCCTTACCGGTACCAGTTATCACCGGTCCCAGACTATGTTGCCACGGAGCCAGAGTCAGTTCTGCTGGGCATGTCGACCCGTCTGAGTATTGTTCTCATCGAGCATGAGTGGGATACAGCAATCCGGACCAGGCACGAGGAAGAAATCCGCGAGCAATGGCCAGAATGTACGGATTACTGGGTCCACAGTCAACTTGAAAAACGTCGTCTTGAGCACGAATCTTACTACAAGCATACCAATCAGTACTTGGAGTCAAAGACACTTATCCATAGGACTCGTGTGCACAGGCTGCCTGGACATTTGGCCGGTAACACTCCGACTCTCGATATGGCTTCGGGATTTAGTTGGTGAAAGCTCAGTAAGGGATGAGGAAACACCTTTGACCCAAAAGAAATCCAACTCCTGCCGGACTGTAATGCACATCGTGTGTTGCCGTCCGGTTTTTTTTTGTAACTACTAACCCTAATGGCTCGAGCAGCAAGGACTCGCAAGGACAAAGTGACAGAGGCTTCGGTACCAGGATACGATGAGATTGCATACGGGTTGCCGGCGACACGGGGGGATGGTGTCCGGACCATTCACCCGATGAATGAGAGTCAGAAAGAGGCTCTGGACCACTTGCGGCATAAGACGCTGACGGTACTTACGGGGCCCCCAGGTACAGCCAAAACCCTGTTGTCGGTGTTTATCGCGTGCGAAAAGTTGCAGAAGAGGCAGATAGATAAAATTTACTACATCAAGCCGATTGTCGATACGCCGGGAGAGAAGGGTATTGGGTATTTGCCAGGCTCGGAGATGGAAAAACTTGAGCCGCACATAGCTTCCCTACGCGATGCTCTGAGTGTGTTTATGGCCAAGGGCAAGGCGGATTACCTGGTCGACAAGAAGATCATCGAATTTTTGCCAATCGAACACCTAAGGGGTCGCTCTTTGCACCGCTGCATGATTATCGCTGACGAGATGCAGAATGCTACCAGCCACTCCGTGCTGACGATCCTCTCTCGTCTAGGAGATCACAGCACTATCGCCCTGCTCGGTGATGTCATCCAACGTGACCTGGCTAACCGTTACGGGAAGGATGGCCTGTCCGATGCGAGGTCTCGCCTCTCCCATCTGGAGGGGTTTGTTGGCTGTGTTGAATTCGGAATGGACGACATTGTGCGATCGGAATTCGTCAGAGAGGTGATTAAATCGTATCGGGATCTGTACGAGGGGTAGGGCGTTTCGTCCGGGCTGGGGAGCTGTTCCCTAGCCCGGCTTGTAGCCCGGAAGGCACGAACAATCCTGTCGCGAACATCCACCTGTCAACACATTCATTGGGTAATCGTGGACCATATACCCAGTTTGGAATCTCGCAGGAGGATAGAAATGCCAAACAAAAGATAATTTGACCCACCAGGAACGCCGTACTCTCGGTCGCCTTCAGTATTTTCTGTGTCATAGTACTTGCCACCTACTTTGCCTTCAACGGGTTTTTCGTTGAAAGCATTAAAGTAGCAGCGGAATAGTTTTCCATGGCAACCCGGATCGATAAAACCCCAGGTCTTTTCACATCCGGAGAATCGACAGTATTAAAGAAGTTGCGAGGTAAGTCTCCGAGGCGGGAGGGTGACTCGAATTTCATCGGCCTGAAGAGATCGGCTGCGTTGGAAGATGTGGATAGTCCGGCGGAGGCCCTAGACAATGTGCTGGATAAGCTGTCCGAAACCGATACAGGGGAGAGAAATCAGTACGGAGGGCCTTATACTGGGGTAGACTGGTCTGTAACTGAGAGTTTTATTGACGAGGGAATCGATAAACAGTTTCTGTTGCCATTGTCCGGAGCTAGTGTTGGAGGTGGCACACTGGGCAGTACGGTCTCTATCACCCCCCGAATCCGGATCGAAGACCGCCTGTCTCTCGCTAACTCCTTCTACGGAGAAGGTAGTTTTCCTGAACTCCACAGCGGCCCAGACGCGCAATTCTACCGAAATCCGGATCCTGAGGTGATCGGGTACGTTAAATTTTCGTTTACCGGATCCAATGTAACCGTTTCTAGCCTGAAAGGTCCGGACAATGTCACAAATATCTTGCCTTCTAACGTGCTTGGCACGGAGACGTCTGTAGTCCTGGACTTAGACGGGTATACGATACCGGGTCGGGGCGGAAGTATACCTCTATCTGGCTCCGGCATATCACTACGACTAACGGGAACAGCATGGACGGTAGAAGAAGGTCTAGCCAATCTAACCAGCATCCGTAACCTGCTAACCAACACTGTATTCGTCACTGCGTCATTCCTCCTTACCAGACCTTACTCCACCCTGAATGTCCCGGAGTGGTATGGGCAGATGCCGGGAGATCCGGAGATATCTTTAGCCTACGGGGCGGACGATATCGATCCAGATACATCTGCACGAGTCCTCCGTAGCGAGAACGGAGTTGTCGTCCCGTCTGTTCAAAGGGGGTATTGGTATAGTAAAGGGTATGTCGATACAAGGTGGACGGCTACGGAACAAGAATTGATTGGCGAAAATAGCGTCACCGAAGACTCCAACATGAAGTGGTTTGATAACCCATCACCACTGCGAGGAGAACAGTATAACTGGGGGGTAAGGTGGGACGGATATCTCAGGATAGGTCCTGGGATCTACGGACTGCAAGTTCAGACAAATGTAGACATCCGAATCGATTTGGGTATAGGTGCAACCAGCCCGTATTGGGTGAATGTTTTTAATACAAGGGGCGTGTCGGCAAAAGAAAATGAGGACACTTATGTTTCTTCGGAAACATTCAGCACGGCGGGGGTTAATAGTCTATTTAAGTATGTTACAGGTTCTGGTGTAGACGACTGGGTCTCTTATGTTCCAATCACCATCCGCATGTTTCGAGGTGGACCGGATAAAGCGGACAGAAACGTCATCATTCCCACCGAACCCAATCTGTTTATTAAAACTACAACTGTACCGTCGGCTACAACGTTTTACAGTGAAGAGCATAATATCACTCTCTCCGGTACGGATGGCTCGTGGTCGATAACAAGCGGTACGCTGAACCGGATCATCTCCATCCTACAGGATGCTAATGCGTCGGTAACATATGGTTTGGTGGCTAAAGACGATAATGTGTTACCGGATCCGGTTGCTATAACCTTAACCACTAACGGTACTACTGTGTCCAGTACGATAACAGGATTGACTTCCGGTACGTACACCTTAAAAATCTCTCCTAACCGCCCTAGCCAATTCAACGAAAACCTGAACGCTTTGTGGAAAGGCCGCATCGCATCTCCTTCGGTCAGCCATAAGACTTACGCCGACATGGTAGATGGCAGTTATACCCCTAACATTCAAAAGAGACCCTATAATTCCCGTCCGAACTGGTGGAAAATTACTGAGGGTCATCCGTTTGACCGTGGGTCGACGGTATCAAAAACCAACACACCTTTGGACGGGATGATCCCTAACTCGTTTAAATCGTCACTTCAGTCTTCGGCTACTGGAATCGGGCTATACGGGAACGGATCGGGTGTGTATAGTAACAAACCCAATATTATATTGGGTGAGGCTAGGTACGGTGTCTCTGACAATCGTGGATCAAACTACATCGGGCTTAGGTTGACACCTAATCGGTTAGGGGAAGGCGGTCGGATGGTTCTGTCAGGTTTTCCGGTTAACAACTCGACGTTCACAGGAACAAATACGTTGGGGGCTAATGACCTGGGCGGAGACCCTAATCACAAAACGGTGGCGTTTGCTAATACTGTCTCAAATTCGGCCAGGATGTACCTGACATCGGGTAAGTATTATCTGCACACTACTCCTGGTACAGTAACATCCAGCGACAATCCGACCTCTATCGGACTCCCCGCCTTTTCAAGTTCGGCCTGGATCTCACCGATAACAGTTACGGCTATACAGGTGGCAGACGATTCTGGGTTCACGACGAACGTAAGGAGTTTCGTAGCACCCCTGACTCTATCCGTAGGTAAAGAGACAGTGAACGGTTACGAACTAGTCGTATTCACAACTACCCTTGCATCGATTTTGGCTGGCGGTAGCGAACTTTCACTGTTTAACGGGAAGTTTGTCAGGTTCTATACAGAAGAAAATATTGCGTTTCAGTTTGGATTTGTAGACACGGGTGAGGGTCTATCCTTTAGCGATGTCCTCAAGATAACTTACAACCCTGGGCTAGATTCCGTAGCCAGCGAACTCCCTAAACCACCCTCTGACAGAGTTGCACCATTTGGATTTGACCTGCCTGAGTATGGTGGAGGACTGTGTTATCCTCCCTATGCTATTGGTAATCCATTGCTCTCTGAGATTGCAATCAGTGACACTAACTTATATGATAACAAACCCCCAGGGAACTACGATGTCCTGTGGGGTGATCACACTAAGTCAGGACTTGGTGGTAACACTTTGACGGTTACGGAGAAGCTGGAGTTTAATGGTCTTAGCGCTATTCAGACTCTGTCAACACCGGTAACTTTGCTGTCTAACGACTACACACACCGAATGAAAATTGAAGTACCTCTAGATCCCTCCGTCTATGACGAAGATGTCTTGGAGCATATCGGTAATCAAGAAAAAGTGAAAGACTCTTACTACGCCTACGTTAAGCTAGATAGCTAGAAATTTTGCGTCGAGTGTCGAGACTCCGTCCCGGTAGGAGAACAACGGCCAGGACTTAATGTTCCCACGTACTGTGGTTACTGGTAGAGTTCGGTGATAAACAAATCCGCCATTGTTTAATGTAAGGGATAGATTCTGAATCAACGTACCGACGGAGGTGTTAAATCCTCTAACAGATGTATTGTTTAGTGGTTCGTTGGGTTTATAGTATCCAGCGCTAATGCCATATTTATACTCACCCGACGACGAGACGGAAACGACTGACCCGGAACTAAACTTACTTAGTATCGGGCTGAGGTAATCCATGTTCGACTGGCTAAAAAACGGCTTATCGTCTGAGCTAAATACTCTTTGATATTTGTCACCAGTGAAAAGCCATATTCCAGGGACGGAAACATTTCCCGATCTCACCTCTCCTGGCTGATTAAGGTTTCTAAGGGTGAAAAAACTAAGAGATGGGTTGTCCAGGACACCGTCTGGATCCCTGAAGATGACCCGGTAATCCGATCGAATATTTTGGCCGGACAAAATGTTATACGGGATGCCCAAGTCATTGGTGGTATCACCAATTTTTGCCTGGATCCTGACGTTTTGGGGGAAAGTCTGGAGTGAAGAACTGATATCCTCGACCGATTGAGATATAGAACGGATACTGGAGCTAAGGTTGCCCTCAGGTTGATAGGAATCCCCGTAAGAGAAGAACAAGGACTTGGCATCCAGCTTATACAGATGAGTAAGGTTTTGGGGATATATTGTATCGTATCTGTTAATTTGAAGTACAGGTACTGGGAGTTTAGGTAATACCTGGGTCGTATTATAACTTACCCCTAAGTACACCCATTCCGAGACTTTGTTGTCGTACAAGAAAAAGCCATCCGGGCCAGAAAATTTAACGGTATACTGGTACTTAGTGTTCCGGAGAAGGGCTTTATATCCCTGGGTACCTGTATTTTGGTTATAGGTGACGTGGTATAGGGAGTTTCCAGTATACCTCATACATTTGTCTTCGGACGGATCGTCATGGGGGTTACAGGCCGGTACAGGCTCGAGAAGCTCGTTGTCGATATATCCTGACCCGGGGGTCAGCACTGTCACTCCAGGCCGGCTTAAAGTGCCGTTCGCGTTGACAGTTACCTGGACGACGCAGCTACGTGATCCGGACTCAACCCCTGCGAGGTTGACGTTTACCGTAGCTGGTAGTGGGACTAGAACACCCGAACCATTCCTGACCTCGTACTGGGTTCCCGTGCCCACAAACTCCGTATTGACCACTGACCCGTTGACCGAGAACTTCACCGGGGCTCCGGTACTCTGCTCACCAGATGCTCGTTTGTCGAGGACATAGCCCTCCGACCGGTCTATCCACACCAGATTGTTTTCTGAAAAGGTAAAAGTGTTTGTGATAAACTTAGTACGAGGGGATACGTTTCCGCTTGAGTCAGAAATAGACTCGTTAACTAACCCATACAACTGGTTGTCCGAGGAAACCCTGGACTCCAGCCTCCCCGAAAACGCGAACAAACTGATGTCCTCCTGCACCTGGGGTCCATACAGCTTCTGTAAAGCATCGACAGCGTTAAGTCCGTTTTCTGATAAGTTGTTTTTGCTAAAAAGTCCGGATGACATGGAGTTAAGGGTTAACTAGGTCGGCTGGATCATAATCAGTATGATCAAGGATTGACTGGTAGCGAGTGGTGACGTTACTGTAAACTGTTGATGTAATTACTGGTGTTGTACTAGGGGAAACGTAAGTGAAACCTAGGTCTACTAATATGCCCCGTAAAGTTTTAAACTTTAACGCGACTGGGTTCTCCTGAGCAACCTGAGCACTATCCGTTTTGGTTTTATAATATACATTACCCACCAAAGCTCCTGGGACACTCACAGTAATAGTTCCCGTTTGAACACGCTCGGTTGTTGTAGTTCCATCCGGGTTAGTGATAGTCGTCTCAGTAAATACCTTAAACAACTCGTTGCGAGAGAGAGACGTGACAATGCCTGATCCTGACAAAACGGTAACAGGGAATACTTCGTTCTGGGTGTAGTTGGAATAGCGATTACTAGGGTCTAGTTTATTTAAAGATAATCTAACCCTGCAGTTGCTGAACTTTCTCAAAGCGTCGAGATCGGCAATCTCTGATACAATACTTCGTATTGTTTCGGTGCTCAGGTTATTACGAGACAGGTCTATAGTTATCCTTCTGCTATTTCCGGAGAATATTCGTCCAAGACCTCCTACAGTGTAACCGGAGATCATGTTACTACTGAGGTCTAGGGCTGGGAGGGAATCGTCACGAATACTGCCAAATCCGCTACGGATGTTGAGTGTACCAGACAACTTGCAGTTGCTGGCTCGGAACACCTGTAGGGAGCTAAAACCTGACCCGAACCAGTTTGAGATACTGTTAGTTTGTCGGGTAAAATATAGACTGGTGGGGAGAGGGTCAGGGATATTGGAATCGATGATAACACTACTGTCTGATATCGACAAAACCCGGGCCAGGATTGATCCGTTAACTGATGACCTAACCGAATCCCCAACCTGGACCAGTTGACGAAAATTACTAGCTCCGGTCAGTGTATATACGCTATCATCAGGGTCGGGCTGTACGGAACGTGAGATGGAAAGTCCGGATATCACTGTGGCCGGATCATCATCACGCACGCAGCTATTTCGTTGATTTGGTGCAGACCAGTCGGACCTGTAGATCGATGGCTGGGAATTAGATACATTGATTGTTTGGATACTACTGGTCGAAGTTCCCTCAAACGACGGGATTAAAGCTCCACCACCGGCAGAATTTTGACCCCAAACGATCAGGTTTCTTACGTCCCTAGAAAAGTAAAAATTGGACTGGTTGATACTTAAATTGCGGAGATCGTAAAAACTGGAATTTTCAGATTGAATCGATACGGATTTTGTATCCGTGTCAAATAGACGTTTTAACGGGAAGACCGGATACTTGCCAGTCAGATTGCTGTATGATGTATTTAGGGAAGTAAGATTGTACAGGTTGTCTAGGTCTCGGTTCCTGAATCTGTATAGTGGGGCAAAGTACGAGATGGAGAATGTTGTTAATCTGTGTTCATTTCCGGGATTACGAGACTCAGCAAAATTGAAAGGAAGAAGGTAATTGATGCCCACCGACACGGTAGGCGATATGCTATTACATGCACCGATATTGATTGATTCGAGAGCGCTAGTGTTAGATACCGATCCGAGCTTAAACACGGGGCCGGTGGTTCCAGATCCGTATAGTGACAACAATCGAAGCTTGGGGGTATTGAGGGGGGAGGAATCCCCTGAAAGAAGTGTTCCCCCAGAGAATGAAGCGGATAGAGATACAAGATTCTCCCAAGTTCCCGACTGAAGATTAATTCTGAGACCTGATCCGGTGTAAGTGTAATCTATGGACGTTGTTGTTGTTCTCCAACTAGACCAGTCTTCCTCCGGGTTATTAATATACCCAGAGATGTTATTTCTTACCGAGAAGTATCCCGCTACGTTAAACGTGGACATCTTGTATTTAGAAATATGGCCATTGTTGGATGGAGTAGTTGATGTTCCTATATCGACGATACCTCCTACTGCTCCAGACCCACTTATATTGTAATCTATAACAGAACCGTTGTTGTTGATTTTAGGTAAAGAACCAAACAAAAAACGATAAGTACGGCTACCGTTAGGTCTTGACCATGACAACCTGAGAAGGTTTGGAAATACGTCATCGAAGCGAGGGCTACGCCCCAAAAATTTGTCACCGAGAGACAGTGATGTCAACTCGGTAAACTGCCTGTAGTCAGTACCGGGGGTTCTAGATTGATTCCTAATGTATTTCTCAAAGATTCCTGTCACTCTAGTCCCCCCAGAGCCAGAAGAACCATTCCAATCATCTCCTACCTCATTGATCAAAGTACCAGATTTTGGGAGGGTTAGGTAACTGACAGCGGTATACAGTGGATGGGTGAAGGAAGGGATTGCAGAAGAGTCACGTATATCGAACCAGCCCATGGGGCCGTTACGCCATGTATCCCCTGTAGAAGCCAGATCAAGAGATCTCAAGCTAGTCCTGAGGGTTTTTAACCACAAAGGGAGGATGGTCATTGAGCCGTCGGACACCCGAAAATCCCGGAGGTTATTAAACCCGATCAATCCCAGGTCTTTACGATCAGGGAACTCACGAATATCGATACCGGAGAACTCTATTCCCGAGACTTTTTCAGGGTTTACGTACAGATACAGATACAGGTCGTAGAGATTCTGGTACCCGGTCGTCGTAATGTCAATGTTAAGGACGAATGTAGCAGATCCGGATTGTTGAGATACCGGGGCGACGGGTAGGAATTCTACGGGTGGCGAGTTCGGACGTTGTTGTGCTGGTTGGATCTGGTATCCGAAAAAATACGGGGAGGCGGAGTCTGTAAACTTGAAGGTTACTCTTCCCGTAGACATACGGCAATAAACCCGTAACGGGGTGTTCTTGGTTGCTAATAATCTTACTGGAGTAATTGTCCCAGTATTTCCATTGTCCACATTCACCTGGATTGAGTGAGTAGGATTCTCAAGAAGGGGTGGTTTGGTGAGAAACGAGGTCTTTGGGATTAATATTCTGTTGACATGTGACCTCCTCCGAACACGTATCGAACCCGGATACCTCGCGCTAAGAAAGTACCCCGTGTTTTCCGGATCAGTCTCGGAGTTAAATAAGCTTGCTCTAGACGTAGACAAGGAGACGTTTACACGGTTAGGGTTGGTGAACAGTCTGTCACCTATTGTGTTCGCTCTATATTGCACTCCTTCACATTGTACAGAACCGTTTAAAAGGATGACGTTGGGCGTGTTGAGGGCTGGAGATCCAATTCCCCCTAGGGCCGTGTCCGGTGCATAAAACTCTTTGTCGACATATAACCGAGTAGGTACTCTATCGTTGGTTATCTCATCGAGCTGGTTGAGAGATGGCAGGAGGAGGCGAGATAACCCTGATGCAGATCTGAGATCTTCTCGGGTAATATTCTCAGACACTTTGTACAAAGAGTCGAGAATTTCCGGACGAATTAGTATATTTCTTAAGGCTTCCCGCTTATCTGAGTCGAAGATTTCCGCCAGGTTTCGTGTGCTGTCGGATGTCAGTCCAATATCAGGTCGTGAGAATCTGCCAAAACTCGTGAACTGTGACTCTGACATCCCCTAAATCACTCTACTAATTGGCTTTCAACGGGTTACTGTTCTGTATAGTTGAGTGACATGTAGATCTCGTTGGGGTCGTTCTCCTCGTGGTTGTTTAACGCTCGAGCAATGAAGAACGTAGCGAAATTTCCATCGTCTTCGTTGACAATGCTTTCCGCTGATACATTGAATACAGGGTTCAGGTCGATCTCGGTGGGGGTGTTTGCTGTGACGTAGTAAGTGGCTAGCGGAGTGCCGTTACCCGGACTGGTTAACCACCGGATGGGGTACTGAGATTCGGTAAAAATACCGGCCGAGTTAGTTCCTCCGGATGATAGAAAACTACCACATTTTCTTTGATTGCTGTGGACGGACTTAAACGAGTCAATGGTGGCCTCTTCTGGGTCGAAGGTGGGTGCAGTGGATAGTCCGAGCCCGTCGGATTGAGTATAGGTCGTGATTGTCTTCACTGCCCCGTCCGATTCCGGGCTAGACGACCATTGGCTGTGGTAGTCAGCAGGTCCAGAATCGGTAATGGAGACCGTGCTGCGGTGGGGGGTTAGGGGACGGACATCTGCCCCTATAGAAGTCTTCTGACCGACCCATACACCTCCTAATTCCGCTCCCTGTCTACCCTGGACAAATACTCGGACAAACGGCACATTGCCCGGAGCTATTTTCGAGACTAGAATTTGCCTAACCTGTGACCGTTTGTCAATGGTGGCGATGTACACGATATTGTACGACGAGTCTACTGTGCCTATCGAGATCCCGACGGGAAGAGAAGAGCCAAGAGGAAGGAAGTACAGTGTTGTGTCTTCAAATGACCTGACTTCCCCCCCAGTAGTTAACACATTAGCCGTGCTGATTTCCTGGGTCAGAGTCACAATGTAAGACTCGTTTCCGAGGTTTGGCCAAGGGGAGTTGGGATCGACCACGTAATAATTTACCGTGTTAGTGACCGAGTCAATTTCGGAGATAATAGTGACGTTGCTACGGACTTCTCGACCCACCTTGCAGAACAGACCACGGCATACTCCCCCCTCCAACCCTGGTACGGAGATCCGGTTATCCTCTAGCCCGTAAATATCCTCGTAGTTGGTAAACTCTCCAACTTCTAGATTGTAAGTGTCGACATTTAATGTTGGATTTGTTTCAACGTATAACGTGTTCAATGGGTGGTCACTGACAAAATCGTAAGGCAGTCCTTCGTAAAAATTTTGTCCATCCCAGGATGCGTTGAGCTCTATACCCCAATCCTGGTCGGGGGAGGTAGCGTACAGGTCACTACCTGTGTCTGTTGTCTCCGGCCAAACGAATCCGAAACGTAGTGAGGTTGCGTGTCCGGGGGACGGATTACTGCCAGGTCCGCCCACCCAATAAATATAAAATTCATCGCTAAGTACATCAACAGTACTCAAGAGTATTTGGTCACGGCGGAAGTAATCGAACTCAATATCGTATCCTTGATTGTAGGGAGAGACGGGGGTGTAAAGATTGGGTAGGTGGACGTTAGTAGGTGTGGGGAAAGATTGACGGCTTGAGAGGTAGACTTGATTCCCTGAGTCCCGTTGAAGTTTGAGAGCTAATGATCCACCGCTGAAGTCGTAAAGAGGTGACGGGTAAGTAGCGTAGAGGTCATCGGCGATCATCCGAACGACTTGGGTGCCGATTACGTTAACGTCCCACGATGTAGAATCAACCGGGTTTCTGAACGATCCCTCCGAACCCGTACTGTACGCGGCTACCGCACTGTGACTGGACCCGTCATCATTTGAAATGCCGAGAGCGGGGCGGTCCAGGGTGAAGTAAGGGTCGATAGTGAACTTACCTTTGATGCGCCGGGACTCGGGTAATGAAGACCAACGGTATCCTTCCTGGTGTGTGTACGCCCACTCCGGACACCCTCGTTGACGGATAATCTTTATTTCACAGTCTTGCTGAGAGTAAACAAAGGCGTTTTCTGGGAAAATCTCCTTTTTGTTGTAAAGTTCGGTACCAAAACGGTTCACCAGAAACTGCCGAGGCTTAACACCCATCAATGTCGTCCAGTCAATCGCGTTGAGTTGAGTCTTGGACTGGGAAAATTTGGGATTGGGGAGGTAACGAACTTTAGATTGTGCGTTTAGGCTGTATAGAGTTCCTTCGTCATACCCGTCAATATAGTAGGACGCACCGAACTTATTCACGTACTGGTCGACACGAATCGTTGAGGAGTCGGAAACCAGCAATCGATACTTAAAGTAGAAGAAAGGATCGGCGAGGCATGGGCGCCCGAGCTGGTTTTCGATAACCAGGGTGTGCATGGTCACCCAACGACAGTCACCGTTACCGGTTGGGATGTACGCATAGAATCTCGCCCCGATAGCCCCGTACCACCCAAACTCAATCTTATACATGGTGACGGTATCTGGATCGAGAATATACCCTGACTCTCCCTCTCCCCCCAACGAGTCCCCATTCATGATCTTTTGATCAATCACCGTCTCGTACTGGACTTGGCCGTTACGGACGATGGTCCGGGTATTTTCGGCGTATTTAGAGCCCTGCAAGAATGGCGTGTCCTCTAACGGGACAGTGGACCGGCGAACGATTGAGAAGTTCGCACCGTTGCTCAGCCGAAACATGTACGCGTCTGTGTCGTTTTCAATTCCAAACTCGAGCACCGTGCCTGGTCCGGCCCCGATCTCACTGAGCTTAACCCCATACGTGAATCCACTGATCCTCCCTGGCTGATACCGAAACGACCGAATTGACTTCAGTGTGATCTCGCTACGGATACCTTGAACGCCACCAATCCTATTGGTGTTGGTCGGCAGGTCAATCTGTTCCCCAAACGACTCAGACGGCCACAGGTCCGAGAAGACGTTATTGGCTCTGTCGGCGACTAGGGGTGTGTCAAGAAGGAAGTATGGAAGTTTCAGATCTTTTTCAAGTTGGGTGACACTAGATTCGTTCGGGTGTACGGTGAACTCCCAATTCCTTAGGTCGCTACGAAGCTGGTCGTACCTTAACCCGAAGTACTTTTCCCACAAGTCCGCCTGGGGATTGGTCTGGATCCGGTAGTGACCACGGTCCTCCGGGCGATCGGATGGGTAATACACCCGTGTTGAGCTAAAGAAGAATGAGTCCCAGGAGATATCGAGATCTTGTGGTAGACGGCTAGTAGCCTCGGAAATTATGACGCTGCTACTGCCCCACAGGCCAGGATTATCTCTCCAGTTTGGTATGGTGGCCGTGTTAAAATTGTATGCTCGGCCGCTTGGGATGACCGGATAGTTACTAATCGGGCCAAATCTGTTTTGTTTGATGTCCAGCCAGATCTTATCCCAGTACAGTTCGTTAAAACTATATGTGCCGTTGTTGTTTTGGATCGGAGGATAGGTTGACAGCAGATACCCAAGATTGAATTGTTCCCATTGAGACGGTGTTGTTTTTTCTACCATGTACCGGAACAAATACAATGCTACTACTGAGTTAATATATTGCCCCCATCCAGTATACCGCTCTGCACCCCCCGGATTAATCAGTTGGTCCTGGATACCCGGCCGTGGGGGCTCTAGGAACGGTGTAGGGCTTGCCGATAGTACAATCGCTGCGTTTTTATCGTCTTCAGTAACCTTAGCCTCGTAATAACTCCCTGTGGAACTGGGACGACGAATCCACCACCACATATCTCCACTGAAACGGGTGTCCGGTGTGTCAACTCTCCAGTCTTTGGGGTCTAGACCGTAGGTTGACACGTTACCGAACAGGCCTTGCTGGGAAGTTTCGCGGTTGATCCCGAGCAACGATCGGGATACCTCACTTTGCTCGGCGAACCTCTCAACTATAGGTAAAGCGGCCGGACTACCCTTGCTGAAGTTGTTGGCGGTACTTAGAGCATCAGATTGATATGATTCGGAGTTCAGGACAACGCTAGGCGCCGTATCTTTCCCATACTCACTCCTCCTATATTCGTCCTTTTCTGTTACCAGCGGGGCACCTAGCTCTGTGGAGAGGGCAAATCCCCCAGTATCCACCATCTGTTTAACACCTTGGCTGCGCCGGGGGGGTGTTTTATCCGCCCGGATCGATTGTTTGCCAGCCATGGTTTACTGCTCCTCCCAAGTCAGAGAATTGACGATTGAGACGGTACTGGAAGGCTGTAAGTTTGCCGATGTCGACTCCCACATAGCGTAAGCACACAGAATATCTACCTCATTTGTTAACGGATACGAGATGTACTCTTTGTTGTAGGAGAAGTAGTCGGTCAGGTCGTACTGAGAGCCGCCACTGTTAGTGTATAGGGAGAAGATCGTGTTACCGGTGTCGGCGACAGGTGAAAGGCGAAAATCTTGAGATACCGAAGCTCCAGAAAGCTGTGCGATGGACTCAAAGCTACCAACAAATCCCGACTCGTTCCACTTTTTCTGGTCCTCGTACTTGGAGTGGGTGAAGTCACCGGTAAATGGAGTTATCGTCCCCTGGGTGTTAAACGTATACATTCGGACAGGAAGTAGCGAGCCGTAGACCGATACGGGAGCAGACTGAGCTGAGTAGTTCTGCACGTAATATTTGGTACCTTTGCGGAAGAACCTGACGAGAACCGGAAACTCAGACACGGACGGGGAGGCTGGGAAACCACCGACCTGAACAGATCCGGTGGCGATGCCGCGCATGTAGCAGTGCAGATACGAACCATCTGAAGCTAGCAGGCCGGTCAGAATAGCGAAATCACCACTGGGGATATTAGTACCGGAGATGATTTCCCGGGGTACCGTCCCTGATCCGACCTCTAGACCGAATTGGGGGGACCCGGAAACGGAGAACAAGGCGATGGGGTAACTCTGAGACAAAGTAGAGTTATTAAGATTATTCGTAATAAGCAGGGGATTTTTGATAAAGTTAACGGTCAAGATATTGCTGTCACTGCTAGAATCCATCACACCAATCCCGTACTTAATTGGGTACAACTGGATGCGGTTTCTTATGGGGGTTCCGGTCGTATTCGTCACCTCATCCTTCGCTCTCAGTGCCATCATGGCCCGTTGACGACGTGGGACAATAAGTTCGATAGACTGACCGTTTGACAGGTTAGTCGTAGATTGGTTAAAATACAGCCTAACCATATTAGTGCTGTCGTTCTCAACCCAGATTACCCGCATAGTCGTGTCGGACTTCAAATACGCACCGATCAACTGATCTTTATCAGCCTGAGCTACAGTACTGCTCAAGATGCTGAAGTAGTTCGAAACAGGAGCGGTAGCTACGGTGGTCTTAATCCCACTGTACGATACTTCCTTCCCGTAATCGGATGACTTAGACAGAAGCTTGACCGTGCCCTTGTCACCACCATCGATATAGTACGACGCACCGTACTTCACCAACGTGCTATGGTTGTTTGGTAGTCCGTTGCTAAGTCCTGAGTGAGTGAGGTAGGTAATCGGCAAGGTCGCGTTACCCAGCGAAGCTACATCGAGCTGGTTAGACGCCCTCATGTGGTGAACTCGAACCCACCGGGCCTCACCATTCCCCACAGGTACATAGCAAAGGAATAACGCACCAACCGCTCCGTACCATGAGAATTCAATCTTCCACATGGTGACTTTGGTAAAATCGATATTGTATACTGAGGAGTCGGTTAGAGTCTGGCCGTTCAGTTCGACGGGGTCGCCAGGACGCTTCACCCCGATGATCGTCGGATCTACATTAGCCGTGGAAACATCACTCCAGCGGACAGTGTTGTCAGCAAGTCCGTTTAGTTGATCACCGGAGAACATGGCTCGGACCGGCCTCCACTCGTATACTGTCCGGTATTGTGGCGGAACACAAATCTTGAACCACTCCTTTAACGTGACATTTTTTCGGCCGATATTAGCGTTGTCAACATCGTAGGAACTAGTCCGGTGGGGGGCAGGGAACGCGGCGGAGTACTGAGAGTTAGAAATTTGCGTACTACCCTGAACTGTCACCAAAAGATTCCAAACCTTAACACCGCTAGCGGTTTCGCTGGGTGTCGTATCGTACCCAAATCTGGCGCTATTGACAGCCACGTCTAACGCGTCACCAGATAACCCGATCTGGCTGCTGAAGACCGTGCCGCCACCACGGCTAAGGTTAGTGACCAAATCCTCCCACCGGCAATGTGCGTCGAGGCGGATGTACTCTGATGCGGGTTTTAGAAACTCTCCATTGGTTCTCCATGTCTCATACTCCTGAGTCGTATATGTGTTTGATTCGCGCTGGTCGAATGGAAAAGCGAACTGGCGGCCGGAGAGATGCTCGACAAAACTCCCGGACCCGTCCCGATAAGCGAGGCGAACGGCGTATCCCTCATTATACGTGTAGTCGGACAGGGTGTTAGGTGAGGCTTCAACCGCCCGGACGTCGGCCGGTGCATAGCACAAGCTCGGGTCGTGAATCGCCGCTGCGACGTAGCACAAGCCGTTGCGGAAAATGACCGGATCTACCCCTACTACGCCCCAGTTACCCGCCTTGATATTGCTTGTACCGCTTAACGCTGCGACTTTGTTCCATGCGTCCCCGGTCGATTCGATGCCAGCCGGCTGAGTAGGTGTAAGTGCTTGTGTCCGGCGTACACACCGAAAGTCGTTACGGTCTCCTCCATTCGCAATCTCGTAGTAATATCCATCAAACTTATCAAAAATTCCCCACTTCTTGATAGTCGGAGCACCTTTCATAATGTTCCGGGCGGGGGTGGCCGGATCGTAGGTGGATAGTGTCCTGTTCATCTTGACACCCATCGTAGAAGACGATACGCGGCCGGGCTGGTACCGGAAAAACCGCTTCGAGGTCAGGATGGTCGTCCGACCGGCCGATGCGACCAGCTCAGCTCCGGCTTCAGCCGCCAGGTGATTAACACCAGTGCCGGTGTCCGGATCGTTCTCCAGAGGGACCTGGGACCACTCAGACGGGTTGATGTCGTAAGTATTGACGTCGGCGAAGATACCGAGTGAGACTTCGGCCCGGGGAATACCCAGCAGAGATAACGCTACCTCCGACTGAACCTTATTTTGCTCCTCAACCGGAATTGGCGGCTGGTCTTCCGCAAATACGACCGGCAACGAGTTCACCGCCTTTTGCTGGCCAAGGGGTACCGGAGCGGTTTTTCCAATAATAGTTTGTTTGTTGGCCATGGTGATCAGAAGGTGTGAACGATGAGGTTTCCGTCAGCGACGAAGTAATTAGAGCGTAGGATGAACAGGCGGGGTGAGCCAGTAAAATCAACTGGGGTAGTTGATACACTGAGTCCGGGGATAGGATTGATCAGGAGGGAATTGGTGTCGGTGTCGATACCGACAACAGTGTAAGCAGAGTTTTGGTCCCAAGAGCTTAAGCCGGTGTTCGAAAACCCGCTGATTTGGATACGGTCGTTTTCTGGGCTAGACTCGGAGTAGATCTGGAAACCCAGGAGGTCGCTAGGATTCCGCAAGGCTATGGCGAGGTAGGGAGTAGACCCAACAGTCGTGCTGCGGATGGAAAGAGGCGTAAACCCCCTGCTCCCCTGACCGATCCGGACGGTGGCTTTGACCTCGTACATGTAGCCGTTGGCGTTTGTCAACGAACCTGTTGCTGGGATGGTTTTACCTCCGAACGTTGTCGATGTGGTTCCTGGAAGTGTGACGGAGAAAATTCCCGCCTCGAGCTGTGCGGAGGTTTCGAGGACCCGGAACGCACCGACGGAGGGGGTAGTCTTGACTCCAGCAGAGTTAAGTGGGAATATATCCGCAACAACGGAATTTTTGACGATACTAACGGATTCACCACCGTACGTGACGGTCATGAACACTGGATCGAGTGCGACACCGGCCCGAACCTCAATTGACGCCTTACTGTACTCATTGTTGTAAGTGTCGATTGACCGAATTATTGAGTCGTTGTCGCTATACGCCAGATTGTTCTGCGCACTCCATTGGAACGAAGTCTCTAGGGTAAGGCCGGAATCCCCACACGACCGGATGATGTTACCGTTAATGGTGCTGTAATCTGTGCTGATTACCCGGGGGCCGGTGGTTGCAAACTCCATCAGGTTTCCTTGGGCGACAACGTTCTCGCTTGTGTCGATGACTAGCGGGGAGACGGATTGCTCGTAGGCTCGACCGGTAGACCGGATGGTATTTGACGTAAACGTGATGCCTTTGGTGTTGTATAGCCCTATGCCACCACCCCCACACTCTACTACACCGCACTCGTCTATAACGACATTGTCCGCGTGTTGTATTCTCACCCCCAGTTCTGTCGTTATGGGGGATACAAGTGAATAAGACTCGGTTTTGCTGCCGTCAAAGGAGAGAGTGCGAAACGTAAGTCCTGATATTCGTGGGGATACGGACTGTCCGGTAAAGTTGATTAATCCAGGGTACAGGGGATTTCCCAACGTGCAAGGGAGGCGTTTGACTACGGATGCGGAACCTGTCCCCCTCAAAGTAATCCCGGAGTAGTTGTTTTGACTACTGTTTAAGAAATATGAATCGGAGATGTTGTATGTACCAGCGGGAAAAAATACTTCTTTGACATTAGTTGTCGCAGCAAGATTGACTGCGGTCTGGATGTGTTGCGTGTCGTCGATGACGAATCGAGCTGTGCCGCCAGTCACAAACGATGTGTTAATCGAACCCATGTCGCACTGGATGTAATTGGGTTGACTTCCAAGCAAGTTGGGTTGTATAGTTACTTTGAGTTTACCGGTAATTCGACGTACCAGGTTTACGTCAAGACCGGATACGGAGAACACGTCAGACATAAACCAGGGCAAGGCAGGGTCGGTGTCCCAGGAAGGTAGTTCTGTCAGACCGAAATCTCTAAATACGATACTCCCAGACCCCGGATAGCCAACTTTATTGTTTCCCACAATACCAAGGAAATCTACTCTGTTCCCCCAGACCCTAAAAATTACAGGCAACGCGTATTGACTTGTACGAGAAAAATTAAGTTGAACGTATTGCGATGTGTTCCAAAGATCGGGATTAAGAACCTTCGTACCAATCTCGATTACCGAGCGGAAGTTGGGGAGTCTCCCGGTGATCGGATCAAATCCAAAAACGATATATTTCAGCGGTGCGAGGTTGGAGTTGGTAGCTATGCTGGAAGAGAAATTTACCGAGACTGAGGTCTGTGACGAGACGGAAAGTACAGAGGGTTCAGGAGTAGTTGCTAGATCGTACCCAAACACGACCAGGTCGGTGAGAGGAGTTAGCGTCTCTTGGTATTGGGATAACCCCCCTCCTGCTCCGTCTGTTACCCCACTAATCGTGACAATATCCCCTTGGACATCGCTTATACTCCCTGAAAACTTTATGTCTCCCTTACCACTCGCCCCAATGTTGAGAATATTGGTATATGAGTTCTTGTCCTCCGGAACTTGGACAATGGCTCTTGTTGCTAGATCCGGGATGTAAGGCATGTAAATTTCCCTCTACTCTAGCTTTCAACGAAAAATTGCCCGAGGAGGGGGTGAGTGCCCAATCCAGCTTCACGAAGTTCAGAGACAGCGGATCTATACTCTCGCTCGGAATCCAAGGACTCCTTTAACTGTTTAAGTTTGTTTTCTATCTCATAGGGATCAGGGTACTTACCATCAACCTTATAAACTTCGTTAATCATCAGATGTCGTAAGTAGTGAGGGGACGGTGCAAGGTGTAAGACAAGACAGTATCCAAAGCACCGGATATTGTGCTATTATGCCAAACCGATAAAACATCCCCCTCTTTCAGTACAAATTTGTTCCCGCTGATTACGTCGTAGGAGGTGTTAGGGGGGAGATTTAACCCTGAAAGGATTCGTGCGGACGTGGTGGTGTTGACTATTTTCGCTGACACCGCTAAGGAGGTGGTAGTCCGGTTACACAACATCAAAGAGGTCACCAGCACGAAATTCTTTTGCCAATCCCCCTCAGCACTAGAATTTACCGGAACAGTTATTAGGCGTCCGGCTTCGGCCCCCTCTACATTGGTCGGGGAATTAAAAACATTGGTGCTGGTGTTGGATGGGAGAAGCATGGCGGATTAGGACCAGAGAATAGAAGAAATAAAGGCGGAGGCCTGGAGACCTACCAGGTCAGCTCGGCGGATAGGGGAGTAAGCTGTAACCGGATCTGACTCAATCTCAATCGCGTTGCGAGCTAAGACGAGGGGAATTTCTACTCCAGATCCATCCTGAAGACGGCCTTGGTTGCGTAGGGCGAGATTTCCGGTCCGGCGCAGTGGGAGATAGGTCTCTGGAACCCCGTCGGTGTCGGGCTGAGGGGTTATGGTTGTCAGGACGACATTGCTGAATGTCTTAGAGATATCAAACTCGTGAATATCCTGGGCCATGCAATCGGTTTACGTGTCTATAGTGCTTTCAACGTGCTAGAATATGAAGGTAACCTCAGATCGAGGTCAACTAGACCATTTACCCATGGATAAACGCACCCTTGCTCAACTTATAGAAGCTTACGCTGACGCTAAGGCTTCCCGAAACCAGTACCTAATTAACAGCATGGTGACCCAGTTGGAACAAGCCCTTGATTTGGTTTTTCCCGCTGAAGCCGCCGTCGATCCTGAGGTTGTAAAACAAGAGTTCTGATGCATCTGGGGGGAGCTCAAGCTCCCCTCTCCTCTTCCCCCCCCCCTTTCTTTCCAATGAGACCGTCTATCTACATCCTTAGAAAAAATAACGACAAAATACCTGATCGAGAAAATTGCTCTCGGGGTGATATTGTTGTCCTGAATAGCGCGGATGTCCTGGTGTTTACAGGATACTCTTGGGACCTTCTCCCCGGGCGTCTTATTACGATCGAGGAGCTGAAGGAGTTTATTGGATATGTTTCGTCTGGCTGGCCGGATAGCGTTGATGTAGCCAGGGAGGATTTGGAGGGACGTATCCCACCAAAGTTTCTTGACCGGATGTTGACTACGTTATCCAAATTGAACGGGGTGAAACAACCCTCTAACGACTCAACCCAAGAGAGTTTTTGACTACCAGGGCAACGGAGTTGCTACTACCGCTGGTGTCCTCATGGCGGCCAGAATGCCAGCCAGGCCGCTGCGCATTTGGGGAACGGACGGTTCCTCCTCGTCGGCACGGGCGTCGATCGCGGCCTCCAACCAGGCGACTACCTCGGCTTCGGTCAGTGATTCATAAGCTGTGAAATCCTCCGGGTCGGCGTCACCAAGAAGAATGTCTCCGTACAAATCGCTAGTGTTGATCCCATCACTGGCGAACAGTCTCCAGTGAATCTTGCGAACTACGTTGCTGAGTTCATTCACGGAAGGAGCGCAGTCAAGGCGCTCGATTTTCCAGTTATACGTGATTGCGGGGTCAGTCATCGGTAGTTTTTGCAGTGGGGTTGGCGGTAATTTCGACACTCTCCAGGAAGGCGCCGAGCTGTTGCGCGGCGAACTGCTGCAGGATGGTGTCACCGCTGGCACGAGCAGCGGCATAGGAATTGATGATGGTGATGAGCTGGTCTTTCATGGTCAGGCTCCAATAAGGCCGTGGGCGGCTAGATCATCAATGAGCGCCTTGACGCGTTCAGCCACATCAGTAGCGGTGGCAGTGGCGGTGTCAAACGCGGTTCGAGTGGTAGTGCCGGTTGGCGCGGCCCATCCAGTTTTGCGAGAGCCGACAACCTGATTGCTGCCGACCATGAAGCCGTTGGCAGCGTCTGTGGTTTGGATGTTGCCGGCAACGGACAAGCGCTCGGTGCCGGTTGTGTTGTTGATCAACACGTTGCCGTTGGGCATGACGCGCATTCGGCCCGTGATGGGCACTCCGTCAACTGCGCCCTCGGGTTTGGTCCGAAAATTAAGAAACATGGGCACGGACCGCGTGCCTACGGTTCCGCTAACAGTTGCTGTAATTGCGGCCCCTGGTATCAGTTCTGTGCCATCGGCGCCCATAAATAAAATAGTGCCTACGTCTTGGCTCGTAACAAGAGCAGTATTTTCTAATGGATTATCGTTATTGACCTTTGCCAAGATTAAATAAGATGGTCCGTTACCTGCGACATACCTTGTTATGCCGATTGAAGCGCCTGATGCCTCAGCGCCTTCGGTTTGAATAGCAGGCGCAAAACTATATCCACCCGAAGCGATGGCATGGTTAAAATTTACGCGTGGCTCGCTGACCCCTAGAAATATCTCACCCGTTGACAACGCTGAAGGTGCCTTGGACCACTCATAAGATTCTCCAATCTTGATGGACGTGTAAACCTGTCCGTCATTCCCCAACACCGACGCCCCCGGCATTGCAGTGGCGTCTAGCGCGATAGGCAGAGAAGTCTCTTGTAACGCTGTTGTCCTGGCACTTTGACCAGAAATAGAAAGAGAAGATCCGGACAAAGAGCCGCTGGAGGCAATTGACCCATCAGACCCAATCAAAAGACGTTGTACTCCGCCAGTGGTAACTGCTAGCTGGTTGGGTCCCGGACTGAACAGTCCGGGGCCACCGGCAAATGTTAACGACGGGGCAGAGGCTGTCCCGGACAATAATTTTACCGGCGCTGTGGCGGAATATGTCATGCGCGTTAAATACGTCTACTGGGCTTTCAACTAATTTCTCGCCAAGTCAAATCAACAACCGCAGTAGCATTTCCCCCAATTGCCTGAGCACACACAAGATATATTTCACTGTCAGTCGAGCTGTAATTCTGCGCAATAAAGCTCTTCTTGGGGCCCCCTAGGGCCCCAGTACCGGCCCCCGTACCCTTCGTACTACCTCCTGGGGATTCAGTACCAACGATACCGCCAGCCACCGGATACCCATCCGTAAACGCAGTAGCGGTAAGGTTATACTCAACAGCCGACCCACTATCGACGCTAGTCCATGTGGGTGAGGACAAGGTAATACTGGACAATCCAGGCAACTTAATCAGTCTCCAGTACACGGGATTGCCCGACGCGTACATTGTCAACGATTCCGCCCTCACAAACACACGGTTGGGATACGTCTGGAACGTGTTTTTTAACCGGATTGCCATGATGGGGACAACGCCACTCGCGGCATTAATCTCCTTCAATGTCGTCCCTGAGTTTGCTCCAAAGTTTATTCCCGATTCGGTGTATCCCCCCTCCGAGATAACAGTAGAGCAGATCTGATCGAAATACCCCCCGGTAGTGGTACCGGTATTACTGATCTCGCACCGGATCGGAAGGTTAGGATTACTGATATATACAGTATTTAAGACGTCGCTGTGATAAAAGGTATGCGCAACAACGTAGCTGTCTTTGTGAACAAATCCCACTCTGACACGACCAACGCCCAACCACTGAAAATCACACCACCATAGTTGGGACTTTGTGATATCGATATTCCAACTGCTATCCCCCGTACCATCACACCGATCCCCATTCCAGTCGAATTGTGGGATCTTTACGGTCACAGGACTACCGGTCACATACGAACGGACGTTCATTGACAATACTCCGTTTCCGTCTTGTTCAAAAAAGATTCCGTCCCGGTCATCGAAGTACCCGGTTCGTTTTGTTACGTTGGCAGTGGCCCCATAAAACACAAACGATGACAACACTAGCTGGGATTTTCCTGGCATGTAATTGTGGTACATGCGAGACTGGTGTACTGATCGGCTGGAGGTATTCGAAGTAGTGCTCAATCGAACACAAGCACTGTTGGCCACGTGGGTAACGGTTCCGCCATTTGATAACTCATCCAGCAGTTCGGTATTTATCCCATATACGTGCTTGTAGTCGGCTAGAGTAAATGCCTCGGAGGTTCGGAGACGGGAGAAGGCATCTATCGCTGAGCCAGAAAACGGATCGACAATCACCCCGCGAGTATCCGCGATTTGGATGACATTGAACGCTTTGTTGTTGGCGATACTGATCGCCTCGTCAATGGAATGGGTCTCTAGAGGATTTTCGTAGTACGGCACGGAGGTAGCGGTGTAACTTCTACCCTGCTTTCAACAGACTGATCCGCTTCGGGTGTCTATTACGTTATAGGAGTCGGGACCTATACCGACCAACGACATGCCCGGGGGAATAATTGGTCCGACTCCAAACGGCACTGTCCCAGGAACTCCAATAGACACAGTTGCATTACGACGAATGAGTTTAGATTCTTCAATATCTCTCTCCGTGGACAAATTTGCTACCGACCCTGTAGCATGGTCTACAATATAGTGATTAGGGTCAAGCCTGTACTGGCTCTGAACATTGGACAGATTACCAACCCAGATGTGGTTAGTCTCGAGAAACAGACTATCTGACCCTGTTCTTTTTCTGAATAACTGATTTATCTCGTCTTTAGTGTAATAATCCTGAACTCCACCGAGATTGGGAGTACACGACCCCCTAAAAAGATTAGTTGCCACGGTAGTGTGTGAAGCGAGTTTCTATACTGCTTTCAACTAAAACTAGGACCTACGGAGTTTGTGCTTTCAACCGGTACACAGATTTGATCGAGGTCTCCGGATGATAGGTCGACAACGACCCGACCCGGACCGCAGACCACCTGCTTCGCGCATGTGTTCGCTTTCCCATTGGAAGAACAGTAGGATAAGCTCCATACCAGTGCGGGAGGACTGGTATTGGTCGGTACGGTACTCTTAGCAATATACACGCATGTATCATCGCCACACCGGGTGTCCCGAAGGACTACATCTCCAACGGAATAGACCTTATTTGGGGCATAGTACTCATATTCCCTGATGTCCCTAAGGCCTACAGGCTCTGCTGTGGCAACATGACACACCTCAACCCACAAATTGGGGTCAAACGGGCCTGATGGGGACGGACCGTCTACTGTAGACTCGTATAATGTCACCAAAAGGCCGTTATTCGTGATGACTAGTACTCGATCACCTGTTCTGTATCCATTTTCGTCCACATATCGGGCCGATCCCCACCTCTCATCGCTGCCCGTATTCTCAAAATCCCAGGACAGGGAGATATTACCCCAGGTAGTATAAACCCCTTTCGTGCTATCGTACACCTGGTACTGAGCTAGCAAGTCATTGGCGTCCCGCTCACACGTATTAAGTAACGGATTATTACAACCCACGCCACTAATGCCCTCCACCCCAATGTTTTTTTCCGCTAGGGCCTGTAGCTGCGCCGGAGTGACGCAGCTAATTGGTAACGAGCCGAATGTCCGGGCGGCCATGGACTAGGCGTAGGTAAAGTCGTTACAGATCAGGGTGATTTCCAGAGTGCTGGGGTTTCCGCTAGACTTGTCCACAGAGCCGAAGTTCAGACTGGACATTTGGGCATCCAGAATGATAAGAGTGCGAGAGCCAAGGGGTTGGGGATCTTCGCTACATGTTACAGGCTGTACAGTGGCAGAGAGAAAGTCGCAGGAGCTTGATTTCCAGAAGTCCACTATGTCCGCATGCTTCTCTGGATCGAAGGGGGTGCTAAAGGTTGCCTCAGCGAGGGTCTTCGGACCACGGAGCTGGAAGATACGCTGCCTCACACCATCAGGGTAGCTGGATGCGGCAGCGGTGTCGCGAATACCAGAGAACGAGGTGAAGTAATGGGAGAAAGGGGACATAGAGACCAGGAATTGGCTCTGGGTTACGGGTCGAATTTGGATCATGACAGATATGTCTGGGAAAGTTGTAGAGCGGTAAGGGGGCTCCGTCCTACACAGCTTTCAACGAGACTAGAGGAAATACGGAGAGAAAGATTGCCAATATCCCACCTTATCCGGATCCAAATTGACTAATTCACGGTGAACGTGGCTCCGGTTAAGACGATATGTCAAGGTGTAAATTTTCACTAACTCCGCTACCTCCTTCTCGTCCATATCATCCTCACGCAGTGCTATGTTTTCAAATCTAACTAAATCCATTCGTAATCTGTCATGCTCAGGTGGAACAGTAACTGGTATGGACCTTATCTCATCGAGGAGGCGTTTGGCAGTATATATAATGTCTCCAGGGGTTGTGAACTCATCGATATTGAGTTTAGAATTCTCAGAGTCGGTTGAAGATATACCGGCGGATAGGCGATCCCAACCGACCTCGTCCATCCCCCCACTATTGAAACGCTCTGCGATACGTTTGGCAACTTTATCCCGAACCGTTTCGTCTTTGAGGTCACCGGACTCATCGAACTCGCTAAAGTCGAGATTATCTGTTGATACCGCAGACGCGTCTGTGAGCATACGTCCAATCATGCTTTCGCCTACAACCGGCTTGGCGTCGGATTCCCCGGCATCAGCGGTCTGCGGTTCTGACATCTCCGTAGGCATCTCGACCCTCTCGAGCGAAGGAATCTGGAGTTTGTCGCGCAGCCAATCCAGATCGCTGGGTCGATACCCCACCGCCTGAAGCTGTGTCAGAATTTGAACAGTCTTGACAGGGTCTTCGCGCTGCTCAAGGTCGGTGAAGTTCCGCTTGAGTCGGGGGACCGATGAGCCCGGGTAGTTGAGCTCCACGATCCACCGGATCAGCGTCCCGTTGATTGTTTCGTCAAGTTGTTCTGATAGGGCTTTGGCCTTCCGCATCCGAACCGAATCAGCGACCTGGTCCCTGGCGTACGATCCTGTCGATCCGGTGTCCTGGCCCACCGTCGACTCACCGTTAATGAGAAATGAGATCTGCTGGTCGATATATCCAATCAAATTCTGATAAACATCAGCCCTGGAGTCCGCTGTGAGTAAGTCGACATCCATCTCGTTAGGGATTACGATTGCCGTTTCTTGGCCCAGTCTCTGCAGAGCTGTGAATAATGACGCTACTTCCTCGTCAGGAGTTCCCAGGCTAAACTTTCCCACCGCTGTCGGTGTGGTATGCTTGTCTGCGTACTGGAGCCAGAATGACATCAGCGTACGACGGAACTCCACTAAGCTGTAAAGCTGACGCCCTAAGCCCGTTCCGTACGGATCCATGTTGTTGCTGTAGGACCAGTGGCGATGTATCACCATGGAACGGAGGGGGATGGGCAACCCCTCTACCGGTGATTGGACGGTGATAAGCCTCGGGCTGATCGAGCCGTCGTCATTCAGTACAAACTGGAACCTGCGTGGGTCGCGGATTTTTATCTCACTAGGGACCACATATCCCCCCTGCCTAACCCAAGCAACCTCGCCAATACTGATCCCCAGGATCAATGCTTCGCACATGCCCTTGACAAAAGAGTTAAACCCGCTGTTGGAGTTAACGAGCATGTCCCGGCCACGGCTTTGACGACCGTTAGTCCCTAGATGGTATATGGATTGACGAACAAACTCGGCAACTTCTTCGTCTCTGTCCGAATCGCTAGCCGGATATACCTCCCACTCCCTCTGAATTATTTCACCCACCAGTTTTTCCCAGGCCGACATGACGGCCGAGTCGTTAAACAGCCGTGTATAGTGCTCGATCGCCCTGGGGCCCCCTCCGGCCTCCTCGATGAGGATGTCATCGCGACGGGGGAGTATTGCCCCTGTGAGGACGGTAGGAAGTCCTCCCCAGGTGTACGGGTCTGACTTATATCCCCCTAGCTGCCCTTGACTCACCCCCAATGAGTAAAGACGGTCGTTGTATCCCGTCTTTACAAGACGTTTAGGGGTGTTTTTATCCTCGGACATGGGGATGGACGGTTACATTCGCTCTTCTTCCTTGCTTTCAACTCCCTGACCTGCCTTGGACTTATACACTACATCAAGGTCCAAGATGGTGTTGTACAAATCCTCCCTGGTCATCTCACCCCTCTCGTACATCTCGATGGTCTCTTCAGCACCATCGACGTACACCCCAAACTCCGTGTTGGTTAGGACATTGACTCCTTCCACGCCCTTTGCGCGGTTCTCATCCTGTTTTCCATGCTCTTTAAATCGCTTCGCCATTTCTGTAGGTATGAGGGTAGATATTGCTGCCAGCGCTGACCCCAACCGTCGATATGCTCGAGCTCCTTTGGGGGCAGGGTTTTAAATTGCCGACGCAACAGGTATAAGGCAGCTTCTGTGAAATTGCCGTTGTTCTGATTATAACACGAATCGAATAGTTCTGGATCTATTTGCGGGTGATTCTTGCGAAATTCGGCAAATAGGGGGGATCCGGATACCATCATGCTGCGGATTCGGTCAGACTCTACACGGATATTGTCCAGTTGCTCCGATACAATCCTCGGATCCCACACAATCAAAGACTCGGAAACTAGGTCTACTGCTTTTATGACCTTAACCGGTCCGAACTCTTCAACAGATTTGGTCAGGTCGTTCCGTAGACCCAGAGCTACCTTGGTGTCTTTAGCGCTTGGCCACTTGCCCATACGCTCTCCGCACCAGGAAATCGTGATAGCAAGTGCTAACAACTGAACCGGCAGTTTATCCGGATTCTGAAGTTCTTTTGCCCGGAGGGAAGCGCCCAACCCGACTTTAGTTTTGGCAATCAAGCCTATGTGCTCCGGGCCACACTGGTTATGGGAAGTTTCCGAGTTAAAATCGGAATCAACGTTACTCTGGGCTGACGGTGTCGGAGCTACTGCCACCCCCATCCTCAACTCGAGCTGACGCATCTCCTTTTCGTGTCTGTGCGTTTCCCTTAGCTTCCACTTTTCGTGTTCTAGAACTGCGTCCAGAGCTTCCTGATCGAGGTGAAGAGTCGACAGGGCCAGCAGCCGGTTGATTAGGTCCGTCTGTTCCATTGCTCAATCTTAACACATCTTGGCGGGCCATGGATACAATGTCTCGGTGAGACCATGAGGATACAAGGCGAGTCGCTGATGTTCCAGGTGCTCGCCGCAAATCAATAGCTCTGAACATAATAGCACCGAGCTCTCTGTCGATGGCAGCACCAGGCTCGTCATACATTGTGATCCGGACACTGCCTGGATCTGTGCTCGCCATGGCGAGGTGGATATGTCCCAGGGTTACATGGTCGTAGCCACAGAACACAAGGTGCTGGTAGTCCTCATAAGGGACAGGTCGTTCGTGGGTCAGGACCTCAGCGGTCACATCGACCCCTTCGATCTCAGATAATACTGACTTCAAGTGACCGATCATTACCGTCAGGTCTTTCTCTGACTCAGAGCGTTCGGTGTACAGCAAGGCAATGGAATGTTTACTCATGGTTACAGGCATGTGATTAGCTCTCAACCCTCTGCCTAGTTGAAAGCCAGTTAGAGATATTGTAGCACGAGATTCTGTGAACGAGGTAACCGAACTAGTAAGGGAACGGGTCGGTATCATTGTCACCCGGGGTCTCGACTCGTATGGCTATTTTCCTGTTGAAGAGGACAAAAAACTCTTCTACAGGGTAGCAGTAGATTTAGTCTTGTCGATAACTGGTAGAATAGAGAGAGGAGAAATAGACACCTTTGCCCCTCTAAGGGATGAACTGGCGTCTGGCGTATTTACTCTTGGTTTTGACAAAGACCTGACACAAACTCTTCTCAAGCTGGTTTTTGACAGCCTGTACGTTGAAGTTGACGAGTCGGGTCTGATTGATCCAGACACTGTCAGGGTGTACAGAAAGTACGAGGAGTTGTTGTTCGAAGCACTTTCTGACATCTCCAGTCTCCTTAAAGGAGGAGTTTCGGAATACCTTTCCAATATTCCTGAGTACGCACTGTCTGGTACACAGGTTGAGCTGCTTCCTACCCAATCCCGACTGTTGAAGCGTAACAGGGTAGTTCCCGACGAATCCGGATTCACGTATCGCTCCAGGCTCAGAACTCGCTTTGTAGAAGTGTTTGACCAGGAAGTCACATCCCGAGCAGATGTTATCTCCGGAGCATCACCTGACATCAATGCGATTACATCGGATTCAAAACTAGATGGGGAGTTGCCCCCAGTAGACGAATCGTTGTTGACAGCGACTTTTGCGGGTGAAGGGGGCAAGGTATACGCTGATATCAAGAGATTATACAAATTTTCGATGGAGTTTGGGGGGTACCAGGGATCCCTAGTTGGGTCGGTAGACTATCAATCCAGGTACTATGAGTACTTGATGGCCATGTCGTATGGTAAGAGGTTGCCGGGAGGTCTGGTGGGAGGAAAATTTGGACAGTTTGAAGAGATTTACGAACACAAGGTCACCGAAACTACCATACCTGGACTGAAGTTTCTCGAGTCGATCTACGCCACAAGGTCGGGTAATCAATCCAGTGTGAAATCAAATCCGGTTGCGGTTAAATACGGTAGCGGATTGACGGACCGGTATATTTCTCCGACTCTTTCGTCAAACAAACCGGACTTTGTGTCTTTGACTCTTGAGTCTGTGTATTTGTTATGCCTTAGGGTAGGCGACTCTATCCGGTCATTGCTAAACCGTCCCCCAGCTAACATAGGAAACACTTCCTTACATCTAGATGCTCTGGGTAAAGTGTTCCCTCAATCCTCCGATGTCAGGGAACGGGGTACAGGGTTTACAGGTGCCATCGGATCTCTACTCAGCTCTAATCGGTCTCTTTACGCTTTGCTCGGGTATGAGCCCAAACTCCACAACATTGGGGACAAATTAAAAGATATGTCCGGGTTGGTAGGTTCCCTGACAGGTACCCTACGGTCAGTTGGGTTTAATCCTGGGGGTTATGTCCCATCCCTAGCTCTCACCGTGTACGAGCCGGACCGAGATCTAATAACTAAGCGTTTGAAATCCATCGGATTTAATGGCGCAGAGGTTCAGGAAATCATGTCCATCGAATCGATGACAGATCTGGTTTCTCGTTTTGCTCCGATGACGGACTCTCAAGACGTCATCAGTTTCTTTCGGGCATATGATCTAACTAAGCTCCTGTACGAGTTTGGAGGACAAGAGGCAATCGACCAATACACAGACTTTCTATACGGAGTAAATCCTGATACTGCCGTATTAAGGTTGCTAGAGATTCTCAATAAGAACAGGTCTTTGGCGTCCCGGGTTCGTGGCAGCGAATTTTCCCGCCTGATAGGGTACGTGGTTACCCTAACCTACGCAGTCGACCCCAACCAGCTTACAAACTTCGACGCGATCCTTAAGAGCAACAATCTCGACCTGTTTCAGTCAATTACGCAGTTGGTTGAAAGAGGATTGCCGACAGTTATCAAAGACCGTGACTCGGTGTCTTTGTTGTCCGGAATGGTTGCGCAGATGGTTACCTCGGACAACTCCGGATACGAGAGTCAAAAACCCCTATGGAACGATCTTATTGAGAAGTCGGCAGGGAATGTTGGTGAAGGAGTTTCAGGTTTGTACGAGAAAACCGAAGGCATCACCCCCACCGAACTGTACGCAGCCCTGGGAGGGCCTAGCGCCACGTCCCCCCTCGGAAAGATCCTGGACGGCGTAAGAGGAGGGCAAATGACCTCGCTGATTCGATACTGCAACCTGTTCGGGTTACTCTACACACTGTCCGGATACAGAAACTCCGGTCAACTTGTAAATGAATCTGCGGATCAGTACACTTTGATTATGGAGATGTTGGATACCTTAGAAACTTTATCAGAGAGATTGAGGATCGCCAGCATTATTTTGGGTGAATTAGGAAGCACTGAATCACCCCCGACAATATACTCCGAACCTATTGTCCAAGCACAGAACAAAGAGTTTACTGCTTTTACCAGCCTGGTAAAAGGTGAAACTTCTGGTGTAGGATCTTCACCCATTGCCGAATCACCGGGTATCGGCAACTCCAGAATTCCGAACAGTGTGCGGGTCAGTAATTCATTAACCCCCGAGGAAGCGTCCACTATTTCAAAGGCCGGTACAAACTTGGGAGTTTTTACCAAGTCAGCCAAAAATTCTACAGACTCTGGAAGTTACATTCGCATTGCAGTATCTAATTTGTTGGCTAGTGGAGTAAATGTCGCGGGATCGATGATGTCTGAATTCCCCACCGATTCCATTATCAATCCGGTTAGAGATTACAATGTCTCGTATCAGGACACTTCGGAGAGTACGGGAACCCCTGACCCATTGTCTAGCATACCGGCATTTAATCCAGTAGCATCATGTCGGAAGTTTGGTGGGACAGGGTGTAGCGATCTAGGGTACGACCCTGATCAGTTGTGTCAAAACAACTTCAGCAAAGCTCTGTTTCCAGAGATGGGGTACGGGACATCTGGTGCGACAGTAGTCACAAATGTCCCAATCGATCGTCCGCTCGGGTCTCAACTCGGGCAAAGAATCTCTTATAATTCAGTCCCTGATGCTCACCCGCAGATAGTCTTTAGCTCTGACGGACTGAGTAAATTATCGCGAACCGGGGTTTTAAAGAGCAGTGAAATGCTGTGCGCAAGCCTTAAAGACCCCTACCAGTACAGTGCTTGTATTTCGATGCTAAAGTGTAAAAAGTTTGATCCTCCCTATGAAGGCAAGTACTCATTTGCGTTTTGCCCCAGTACATTACATGGTGGGAGGTTAAAGCAATGAGCAGCACGTTGCACGGGTATTGCAAGTATGTTGAGAACCACCCTGTGCTGGAGTTTGGACCGGAGCAGCGTTACTTTAATCATGCTGTAGGGGTAGACATTTACCGTGCGTCGGTTCGGAAACAGTTGACCGACTCGCTAGAGGTAGTTATTGAGAAAAACGGTCTGGGGCTAAATCCCATATCCGAGTTCAAATTAACCAACCAATCCCTGACTACTTGGGACGACCATTGGATTGATCCCGAGAGGAATCTCATCATCGACCCCAAGATTTTAAAGCTAAATCTCCAGCGAAACAGGCTTGTGTATGTTAATATCAACACTCCCAGGCCGGAACTGATTGAGTTAAACCTCGAAGGGAATAAAGATCTCGTGCACCTGTACATTCACGAAACCCCAAAACTGTCAAGGCTTGACATTAGCGGATGTGTATCGCTGGAGTATGTAGCTTTAGGGATTAACCGAAACATCCAAGAATTAGTTGCCAAAGATTGCAGGATGACAGAGTCGGTCATGGAACAGTTGTTGAGAGACTTTACCCCGACAGTTTGTGCAAGCGCTAATGTCCGTGGCATAGGGGCTTTCCGAAAACAACACAGTACGGTTTTAGATCTACGTGGTAACGAGATAGTGTGGTCGAATCGGAGGATTGCTAGTAAGATCCGGGTATTGTTGACCAATAACTGGGTCGTGAAATGGGACAACAACCCTCCCTACGATATTGTGCCTCCGCAACTCTACGGTTTTTTTGTTGAAAGCCAAATAGACAGGTAATTTAGCTACGGGGAGTTTGTGGCCGATCTACGAACAAGGTTTATCGAGGACTATGCTGGCGGTTTGCTTAACATTGCTCGTCAGGAGCTGTCGAGTACGGGGGAGGTGTTGGCTCAGGATGGGTTTGTGGACGCCACAACCCTATTTGTTGAAGACGGTCGCGGGGTAAAAAGCGGCTTGCGGTTGGGGAGTTCCTTAGCAGAATGTATCGACCCCATCACCGAAACTGGCCTATTGAATGTCCGCACTGCTGATCGAACTTACGCGAAGACCCGAGACCTGAAGGCGTTTGCTACTGCCGTGGCGTCGGCCCAAGGGGCCCTATCCGACTCGGTAGCGACATCGCTAACGAATCTCGAGGGGGCGTTTGAATCACTGGAGACCGATGTCGAAACCTACCGTACACAGCTCACTGAGCTGATTGATAGCACTGACTTGGGGGTTGGGAATTTAACCTCAAGGGTAAATAACATTGACTCCTCGGTCGGAAGTATTGAGTCAGGTGTACAAAATATATCAGATCGAGTTACGTCTGTAGAGGCCACTCTGTCCCAAGTTCAAGTAGTCACTGAGGAGATTGAAGTATCGGGATCAACGACAGTTTTAGCCGCTCTTGATGCCGGTACTGTTAATCTCGAGGCGACCAGGTATTACGCGATTACGTCTGTCAGGACTGACGTACCGGCCTGGGTCACAATCTACACCGACTCGGTTTCAAGAGGTGGTGAGCAAAGGGATGAAGGAGATCCTGCCGTAAGGAATGGCGGTGTGGTAATTGACGTAGTCACAAGCGTTGGGGACCTAGTGCTCAAAACATTACCTTTGGTGTGTGGGCTTAGCGTTGACGGCAAAATGTACGTAAGAGCTGTGAATAAATCAGGAGTCCCGATAGCAGTCACTGTCTGGGTCAAATATATACCACTCTAGTTGGTAGTCTCAAGAGCATGTATGATGGATCTGATAGTATCTTCGCTCAACCGGATCGTAACGATCGGACCTATTTTGCGTAATACGTAAAACAGAATACCTTGCTTGCGCTCGGCATCATTAACGAACACGCTCCGGAATGTTTTGTCGTGGATATCCTCCCCACCCAACATCTCACACACTGTATCAGAATCGAAGATCCACATGCAGTTGGAGCGATCTGCTGTAGCGATATAGAGAGCGAACGGGGTGTGATTTTGGGCCACGTGGTACAGGGACTCAATTACGACATCGATGTCCCCGGAATTCTTCAAAGACTGCGCTAGTACGTCCCTTTCGTGTTCTGTGTTAAACATGGCTAGTATTACATTTTCACCGAACGGGACCGGCCACTGAGGCCCAGGTGGTCCGAAATGGCCCTGGTCATTTTGGTTGCGAGCTTGCGGTCGGACTCGGACATGGCCGAGACTACTGTATCACCGGAATCGACGGCAACTATTGCATCCGGTTGCTCGGATTCTAGGGTAGGGGACTTCTCGCAGTCCGCTGCCAGCTCCACCTTCTCCTCCTGATACCCGGGGTTGTCCATCTCCACTTGGTTGTTGTCTTCTGGCCCATTGCTGCCATGCGGAGATTTGGTCTTTGCTAAAGGAGTGGTTGGCATTAGACATCCGATTTGATTGTACTCTGCTGTGCTTTCAACTAGGAGGGGAGGAAGCGAACACCCCTAACCCCCACAAACTGGCCTGTGCTCGCCTCCGAGGGATTGAGGCCGACCGAAAGAGGTCCAGCAGTGGACCCGTCGCTCCAGGTCCCACCGCAGACAGGGAGCAAGTTATTAGTGTGGGCCCGGAACAGACCGTCTCCACCTAATATATTGGTGGATGTCTGAGTGAGGCTGGTGCCGGCTTCACGGGGTAAGCCGAGCTCGGCCATGGCCTTGCGGGTGGCGTTGGCCGCCCAGGTTGAAGATGGGTGATACGTACCACCGGCATTGGGCACAAGGTACGTATACGCATTAGCCTCAGTCCACCACACCCCATTATCAGAGGAGTTAACCGCCAACGAGATTACGTTTGCCGCTCCCGTAATACCAGAATTGCTCGATACAGCAGTGTAATCGTCTAGATCGCTGAAAGCCTTATACCCAGAATTCGTACCGGTGTTATTTGTAAGTCCGGGGGTGACATCCCATTGATTACCATTAACATCAACAATACCGCACAGTTGTCCGTTGTGGGTAGTCTGCTCAATGGCAGACATGGTGCCGATCCTGGCTGCGCCGGTAAACGCCCGGGCTGATTCGCCGGAAAATCCGCTGACCACGTTAGCCCCACCAACGTCGGTGCGGGAAAACACCAAGCTGGTTTTGTTAACATCCGCTCCGATGTTGTTGTTACCTTTGGGGGCGTATGGAGCCATATCCATCCACGCTGAGTTGGATGTTGCGCCGGTAACCGGGACACCTCCAGTTGTCAATAAGGCTTGAGCGTGAGCCAGGGACAGATAACCGAGGTGGATGCGGGTCCAGATCGGGATGGGATACCAATCGGCACCACGGGATTTGCATAAGGCCCAGACCCCACCGTAACTATCTGCTGGCGTAGTCGCCGCACCATTCAAAGCGGTGCTATTGCATCTGCTAAATGGACTCCGAAGTGTACCGCTCAATCCTATCGCACTCACCGGCCAGTGAAGGGGGCGCGAGGCGAAAATCCCTCCGGTAGAAGGCAGGGTCCCCGGGAGGCCATCCGTACTATTAGGACGTCCGGAACCATCCGGCCTGCAGTTCGACCCCTGGTATTTGTCTACGAACACACCAGCCAGACTGCCTCCGCCATTCCGGAAAGTCTTAGCGAGTACCGAGTTGCCGGACTGGGTGCTGCTGATCACCACCCGGGTGAGAAAGGCACCGTTCCCGGATCCGGGGGCCTGAAGGTCAATCTGGTGGGAGGGTATGAAACAAACAATGCTGGCGCTGGGGACATGCACGTAGTTCCCATAATTCGGGCTGAACCGGTCGTAGGTCCCGGACATGGTAGCCATGTCCTCCGGCAACAGATCAGGTGGGCAACAACCAACACCGAAACCGGTGAGTCCTGGAAGCCCAATCGTATACCTGAACTCGTCGATGTACCCGTACCACGAGTTATCGATATCCCACAAACCCCTGGGACCGATAATACGTTCCTTGACTCGAAGTAGCGGAGACATAGCAGACATAGTGTGCGGGTGAGTTAGTATATCCTGTTACAGGACCACTTTGGTCCAGGCTTCGTTCACGTCTGTGGTGGTAGGGTCATCTGGGATAAACCTTCCACTTTCATCTCGTGCTCTAACCAGAACTGTAGCATCACTGAACTGAGGGGGATAAAATGTGACAGGGTCAGGGAGCTCGGAGTACTCTATGGGTGACAGAACGTCGGAATTTTTGAGCTCCCAGTCGTCTAAATTTTCGCTAGATTCTCCGTATGCCCCCCAGTAATCGTATCCAGTGTGATTGTTGGAATCCGGATCAGTAGAGCGTTCTAGGCAAACCGTGATCACAGTAGGATTTCCGTACTTGTCAGAGTCCGGGGGTTGAACGGGGGGACCAGGGTTCTCCCGCAACGCCCGATACAAACGAATTTCCATAGAAAATGGTAAACACAGTCCTATTGTGCTTTCAACGAAAACAAAACCCTGGTTCAGCAAAAGGTCTGTATAAATCCCTGATCTGTTATTCCCTCGCACCCCTGTTAGAATTTGGTGGTGCCTATGGCTATCCACCAAGCGCCTGCAGAAACTCAGGCGGCAGGTTGCATTGTTGACCGGCAGCCAGCATCGCTCTGCCTGGAGCGGTACACGCGGCCTGTAGCGCCTGCAGTGGCAGCCAGCAGGGTGTCTACAGCGGCGAGGATCTGTTCGCGTTTGGTGGTCATGGCGGCGACAGCAGATACACGCTGCTCAGGTGGTGCGTGGTCATCAGCGCCGACAGCTCAACGGCATGGGCCTCCGTCAGCTCCACCTCGCCCAGTAATTTCCAGATGGCGGCCTGCATTGCCCTGGGATTTGCACGACCTGCCATTGAATCTTGAATTGCAGAAACAAAAATCGCCAACGCTTTGGCCTGCTCTGCTGTGGCGGGTATCTGCAGCAATGCCTGATACGTCATGCTGTCGAGCAGGCCGTTGTAGAACCCCAGGTAATCGGGAGACTGGGGGCTAGTGATTTCGGTTATATGTTGTTGCCCTGCGGCATCAATAAAGACAACTTGATTCATAATTGCTACACTCCCAGGAATACTACGGGACGAGAGTTACCGCCGCCCAGGGTGGGTGTAGCAGTCGCAGGCAATATCTCAGAAGTTTCAAGAAGCGTTGAAATAGGACCTGTGGCATTAGTGAACTCTGCAAAAAGGCCTGCGCCGACCCCCGGAGCATTTGTAACGCTGCCCACAAAAGAGGGAACCCCTGTAGCTGCCGTGGCTAGGAATGCCAGCCAATAAAAGTCCGGTTGGAGCGTCACGGTAGCAGTTGCGCCTTGAGTTAAGTTTATAGCTGAAAACGATAACGCTACAGACGCCAGCAGTATTGCCGGCCTATTGTTGATACTAGAAAATATTCCTAGACTCACGTCTGTGCTACCAGTGTGCAAACCAGACGCACGGCAGATCAGTGCCGGGTTTATCACGCTTACCGGTACTCCAATCTGGTGATAAACGACAGTGCCCACTGTTGCCGTAGCTGACGCCAAGCTGCTGGTGCAGTTACCAGGAGCCAGCATGGTGCCGGTACCGGCATTCCACTTCGGCAGGCCTTGCTCAGATAGGGTGCTTGCTGCCGATAACGTGGTGCCGGTAATTGATAGGTTAGCGCCTAGCGCAAGGTGAGTAAGTTTACCTGCACTGTGATCCCAGAAGATTAGCCGATCAGCGCCGGGATTATCTGCGGTAAGCTCTTGACCTGAAAGCCCTAGGATGTCTGCGACACTGGCGTTTAGTGTTACATCATCGTGAAAACGTGCATCGTCGCCAGATGCTACGGTGCCGATCGTAGTGCCTACATTCAGCGCTGCAGCGCCTCCTAACGTCGGCAGGTCGCTGAGGCTGTTGTAGGAGATCTGGGCGCCATCACCGCCGCTGTGGTCGTGGCTGTTGCCGTTGGTGACACCCTGTGCCGCTGATGCGTATTTGTTGGGGTGTGGATCTACGTCCCCAATGTGTGCGCTCACCGCACTGGCAGCAGTCCCTGATGGATCTGCGCCCACGTTCGCCGCGTTCGGCATGGCGTGGACGTGGTTATCGCGCGCGTAATTGGTCCCGTTGCCCGCTGCTGCCGTGCCCAGTGGTTGGGGAGTGGCCGTGGCTGCGGCTGGAATTGCCGGCTTGTTCAGAATCAGGGAATCCCCACTGACCGAGTCCCAATCCGCATTGACATTAACCTCAGCACCAGACGCAATGCCATCCAGCTTCCCTTTGTCCGTCGCACTCATTAAGCCCGAAAATGACGTAGTTGCGTCGGGGAGCGTTACGTCATCTCCTGTACTCGACCCGAGCAACCTTGTAGACTGTGTATAGGTTAAATTTGTAGGAACATTGACTTGAGCTCCGGTAGCAATACTGTCCAGTTTTACCTTATCCGCTGCGCTTTGAAAACCTGGAACCGTTGTAGTAGCCTCAGGAATAGTTACATCGCTACCAGTACTGCTTGATAAAAGCCTAGTTGAGGGGGTGTAAGACAGGTTTGTGGTGAATCTTGCATCGTCTCCCGCTGCTACCGTTCCAGCAATAGTGCCGATATTTAACGTAGAGCTATTACCCAGTCCGAGACTAGTACGAGCAGTAGAAGCATTCAGTCCGGAACTACCTCCATCCCAATACCTCCTTTCGAGATAAGCGGTATCCCAGTTAGACTGACTGGTGTTAGAGGGGAGACTGTACCCCTGGGAGTAGGTTAATGAAATAACTCCGCTTCCCGTAACTGGGGATTCCAATACAGTAAATCCTGTAGGTGCGGACAATCCTACGCTGGTTACTAAGTCTTCAGTACCAGAAAGTAAGTCGTCGACGTTCAAAACTCTTGTCGACGATTCAATCTGATCCACTTGTAATTTCCCGAATGTCATGTCAAAATTCTCCAGACAGACCCGGCAGGTATAGTCACAGAAACCCCTTCGGACACACTAACAGGTCCCAGAGAAATTCCGTTTTTGCCAACTCCTATCGAGTAGTTTTCAGAAATCACCTGCTGCGACTCAATAATAGGTCCCCCCGTATAATCTTTCAACTGAGACAGTATGACCGGATCCGCATCCTCTACGGCAGGGGGCAAGTTAACCACCCTGCTCACATTTTTGAAATCGTAGTCTGTAAGTATTTCTCTGGCCATAGTTTAGTTCAGTCTGGCAAAGCCGGTAATTGGCAGGTTGAAGAACACCCGGAGGGAATTCACGTTTACATGGACCACGTCCCCGTCGATCTCTGCCCTAGAACTACTAAATAGCTCTACGGAGGGATAGAACCCCAAGTTGTGGACAATCAGCCACTCATCTGATGGTTGTTCCTGGGTAAAATCAAAGGTTTTCAACACAACAGGAGGAGATATAATAGTCGGACAGTCGTTCGGTTTGCTGTAGTCCGGGTATACAACCCCGTTGTCCACCCTGGTACCAGAATCTGTTTCCTCCAGAAGATTGCTAGATGTTTCAGACTCAACCAAGTAGTAATCCCTTTCTGTCCACCTCTGCCATCCCCACATATCCTCGCTGCGGGTCTCATGCGGAACCTGGTTTACTCTGTCCGCTGCTGAAGCCCGGGTGTTTCTCAAGGGCCCCGGGTTGACCCTGTTGCTACTGGTCAAGTACTCAGGCTGCCTCAACATTTGACGTGTCAATGAGCTGGCCTGAGTCTCACGACCCCGGTAATCAGAGTTTTCTCGTCCGTCCTCCCAATGCTGATACGGGTTGGTTTGGACAGCCACAGCGATACTAGCAACTCTTACATATGGCTTTCAACTTACTATCCGACAAAGTGTGCTATAGTACATATGTATAGTGGAGGAAATACCCCCACCAGTCACCCATTAACCCTATGGCCCTGTCTTCTAAATCCATGCGTGAGCTGGAAACCGTAGCTACTAACTCAGTATCCGATTTTGACTTTGGAGATCCGGAAATTATTTCTGTCGAGATCGCTCCTGGTAAATTTCTCTCCTTGCAGGAACCCAGCGCCGACGACCTGATCGAAATCACTAAAATCAGCAATGACAAAACCCTTGATGAGATTCCTGCCACCCTTAAGGTGATCTGCATCTTGCATAGCCCTGAACCGGGCGGCAGAAAGTTAACCCTCAGAGATGCGAGGCGTTTACGGTCTAAGCAAATCAAGATGCTTGGTGACGCTATTAACGAGTTGCTGGGGTCCGAAGAAAAAAATGACACCGGAGAGGAGGAGAAGGAAGACGACTCCAAAAGCCAAGCTGAAGACGAGGATTAATTCCGATTACACCATAACGTGTACGGATGCTCGGGGTAATCAGGCATCTTTTAGGGACATCACTGGAAGGGATTTGGAGTACCTGGACTCCCTCCTGTCTGGGGACAAACCCACTCTCTCGAGCCGTGATGTGATCGAATTGCTAGGGACACTGTCTGTTCGCCCCGGAGTTAACTTCGGGGGACTGGTTCCGTTGACTATCCGTTCTCTGTACATGGCTGTGCAAGAAAACATCCTGAAGTCGTATATGTCAAAAGAGGCATGGCTTAAAAATTGCTACGCCATTCAAAACGGATCGTTTCAGGATGTTTTTAACATGGAGTGTGTCCCTATGTCAAAATTTGTCGCCATGTGCCAAATACACAGAGAGGCAATGGACCAGATGGACAAAAACGTCAAAGGTATTACTGGATCAAATGGGTTCGGTAGTGAATCTTCACCCCCTACTAACTAACTGATTATGTCCCCGTCTGCCCCGCAACTACAGAGGTTTAGCGATGAAATGGAATCTACTGAGATACTTCAATACATGGTGATCCTGTATCGGGTTGTTAAGGATCAGGATGTCAACGAGCTTAACCGTTACCTGAAGTACGTGTCGAAGGTTATTAGCCCGGAGGATTTCAACAACCTGGTCAGACGGGTTGTCCGGATGATGGGGACTGATAAGTGTGGAGATTCGTTGTGCTCGGATTGGCTTATGACATCCTTGTATGAGTTGTATAGTGCGTATGGTACCGAGTCGGTAGCGATGTGAGTCGACCCCCCCCCATTAAAGACCCTTCAACGTTTGTAATTTTTCTTCCCGTCCAGTTGAAGGCTTTAATGATAAGTCTGTTGGGGTCTGAAACCCCGGCATTTAGGACGGTTTTCACAAGCATAGCACGTGATCCCCAGCCTTGCGAAAAATAGTGTATAGTAGAGGTATGAGAAACTACTCTCTCAAGTTCAGGTCCTACCCCAGCCCGGAGCAGGAAGTTTTCCTGAACCGGAGCTCGGGTTGTGCTAGGAAGGTGTTTAACCTTTCGTTGGCTGAACATGAGCAGAAGAGAGCCTCGAACCCTAAAGCTAAATGGAATGGTTATGAGTATGTAAAGCGTATTACGGTTTGGAAGAAAGACCCGGATCTTTTCTACCTGTCCGAAGTTTCTAACGTAGTCCTCCAACAATCTGTTTTAAACCTTGATAGGGCGTTTAGAAACATGTTTAGGGGTAATGCAAGGAAGCCTAGGTTTAAAAGTAGAAAGGCCCCGGTTAACGGAATGAGGCTAACTCGTGGAAGCTTTAGGCTGAAGAACGGAGAGCTTTACATTGCCAAGGTTAAACAACCTTTGCGTGTAATATTCTCCAGACCTTTGCCTGAAAATCTAAAGCCTACTTCTATCTCTATAACTAAGAAATCTAGTGGAAAATGGTTCGTATCTTTTAGTTACGAAGACCCTAACTCAAACCTAGCCCTACCTGCGAATAACAAAGTTCTAGGTATAGATCTTGGGCTTGAGAGCTACTTGACAAACAGTGATGGTATTAAAGCCCCTAACCCCCGTTTCTACCGTAAGTATCAAGCTAAGCTAGCTCGTAAACAACGAAAGCTTTCCCGTAAGCAGAGAGATAGTAATAACTATCACAAGCAGAGGAGAAAGGTTGCCAGAGTTCACGAAGACATAGCTAACAATCGGCTAGACTTCTTGCATAAGTTATCTACTACCTTGATCCGTGAAAACCAAACGGTAATTGTAGAAGATCTGTGCGTTAAAGACATGCTAGCAAATGCTAGTAAAGGTCTGAGCAAGTCTATCTCCGATGCTAGCTGGTTTGAGTTTGTCAGGCAGTTAGAGTACAAGGCTAGCTGGTATGGAAGAAATCTGGTTAAAGTTAACCAGTATTTCCCTAGCAGCCAGATCTGTAGCTGCTGTGGTACTCAACGCCAAACGAAACTATCTCTTAACGACCGGGTCTGGACTTGTCCGTCTTGCGGAGAGGTTCTAGACCGAGACGTTAACGCAGCAAAGAATATTCTCACCGCCGGGCTGGCGGGTAGTGTCTGTGGATCTAAGAGCCATGTTTGAGCTTGAGGAATTGAAGCAGAAAATCCTAGCTGTGAAGCTAGGAATCCTCCCCGTTTACGGGTAGGTGGATGTCAAAAGTCTGTCGACTAGCACGGCACCCACGTTAATCTCAGAGGGGTAAAGAATCTCTAGCAAGAGCGGAGAATTTTCACCTTAGTCTTTCAACTCTTGTAATTCCGGTCCCCGACCCGTTGAAAGCTCTAGTGAAAGGTCTGTCGACTAACACGGAGATTTTGCCTTGGCATCATCGATTACAGTCAACGCCGCCCCCCTAACCAGACCAGGAGTATTTGTTACTCAGTCGGCTACTGGCGGCCTTCCCCAACCCCTGGCGAGTCACGCCGTTGGTTATCTCTTCGGGACTACTCCCGCTGATGAGTACTACGGTGATGAAAGCGAGGGCATCTACTCTAACTTTCTCCCCTATACACCCACCCAAGTAGCCTCACCCGAGGATTACCTGCAGCGGATTGGTGGTAGCACCCCCAGCGGATCGGTGGGAGCTCTTACCACTTACGATGCCGTCAAAGGATTTTTCGACAACGTCGGTGTTAATGGTATCCTGTACTTCACCCGGGTTACCCCCACCCCCGAAACCGTTATCGACCTTAACGCAAGTAGCGCCGGATCCGGTTACAACGCGTTTGCTCTGAAAGTTAACGGACGTTATTTCGGTACTCCGATTAACGTGATGGATTCGGACGGTGACGAGATTCGGGTCATTACGACCACGGCCATCGACGCAATCGATAACGCTCGCGACCTGTACAACTACCTGTCTAGCAGCAACTCGGACGGTTTCTCCGACTTCTACAAAGTAGAACAGACCGCTACTGAGGCTACCCAGGGTAAGTTCCGCATTTTTGCTCGGGACAACTCGCTCCTTCCCGAAATCGACCGGTTCGTTGCCTACAACTTTAGCGACAGTGGTTATGCGTCACCCCTGAATATCAATACCCCCGGTGTTGTCCGGTTGTTCACCTCGGTGAAGGAGATTAATTTCCGTTGCAACAGCCGTGAAATCTCTACTGGTGAGACCGTGCTGTATGTGGATGGATCGGCTGTCAGCCTGTTCATCGCAGCGGCTAATGCGGCTAGCGCCGGCACCTACGCCCCCGCTACCGACCAGTCCGAAATCCTCGAAGATTTCCTGGCCGCGAATGGCGTAACCTCTATCGCCGATGACAAGATTGTCGCCGTTAGCAAGGATTTTAGCTCTGGAGTTAGCTCTGGTAACAAATGGCCTGATGCTGACGCCGCGTACTGGCGTTACGACCTCGGAACGACTACCTTCGCCAAAATTGGAGGAGCTACTCCTACCGTTCCTACCGGAACAGTAAGCGTGGATGGTATGACCCGTACCGGGTTCCTGCCCGACTCCGTGCAAGTGTTTTATGTATCGGTGGCGGGTGAGAACCGCGCCATCATTGTGAATGGCGCCACGCCTGACGAGTTGGCTGAGGGTCTGCGGGACGAGATTGTTTCGATCCTGACCGAGAAAGATCTTGCCCAGTACTACACCGTCGAAGCTGTCCCGACAGGTACTAACTATTCCGGTACCAACTACGCTCCGAATAACGGATACGCAGTATCGAACCTTGTGTCGGCTGCCGGTAGTCCTTTCATTCGACCGGACATTGAAGACATTGTTCTGACTGGGACTGTTGCCATCACCACTGGTGGTGTTGTGACCGGAACCGGCACCTTGTTTAATTCCGAAATTGGCGTTGGTAGTGTAATCGTTGTGAACGGAGTCCGGTACACCGTGACTGCTCGTACTACCGACACTGCCGCCACCGTATCTCCTTCTCCCACCGTCGCTATCGCTGCCGGGGCTACAGCCAGACTGGATAAATCCGTCGCGAATGGTTTCCAGTCCTTCGACTACGTCCTCCAGGTGCGGATCACTGCCAAAAACGGCCTGGTCAGCCCTGTTCTTCCCGGAATCAATCGTCAAGGACTCCTGGACGACAACGTTGTCAAACTGACTTCGGTTGTTGAGCAGATTGGGTATGAAAGTTACAAGCTGACTTCATCCGCCAAAGCACAGGATTTTGTGTACGGAATCGAAAAGGGTATGGGTGGTGATTACTACGCTCCTGGATTCTTGATGGCGCCAGAGGCGTATGCCACACTCGCATACTCGGCCGATTCCGACCTCGCATCTCGCAATGAGGCATCCACTGAGCGCCTTAAGGTCACTCAGACCCTGGTGTCTGCGGCCGAAGGTCGCTTTGGGGTGACTGAGGGTGTGTCTGGTACCCAGCACGTAGCCCTGATTGATTGTGGTGGGGACATTGAAAATCTCTCTCAAGCTCAAGACGAGCTCAACCTGATTAAGAGAGTTGTCGGTGTTCCCTACGGTCACGCGGCATACTACGCGCCCTACGTCAAAAACCTCTCCGATCGTTTTGTTCCCCCCAGCTCGTTTGTGGCCGGCACTGCATGTAGTCGGTTCGTGAACGAAGGGTTCCAACAGCCTCCTGCCGGATCTCGCTATCCGCTTCGGGGGGTGGTGGGCCTTAAGTTCAACATTACTGCTCAACAGCAGGAAGTGACTTATGCCCTGGGACTTAACCCAATCCGGTCCTTGCCTAATCGCGGAATCGTTGTGTGGGGTTCACGGACCCTGTCCAGCTCCCCGCTGTTCCGCTTTGTGAACACTCGGGTCATTCTTAACGTCCTCATCGATGTTATGAATCGTAGCTTCGACGACATCCTCTTCGAGTCTATCGATTCGGGCAACACTATCTTCAGTCGTGTTAAGTCTATTGCTAGCCAAGTTCTGAACCAGTTCTACCGCCAAGGTGCTCTGTTTGGGAATCGTCCTGAGCAAGCCTACCTGGTGGTGTGCGGCGCTTCCAACAACTCCTCCGCCCTTCTCGAACAGGGCACGGTTCGGATGGATGCGTACGTGGCGACTAGCCCGACCCTCGAGCGTCTTGCAATCACGATTGTTCGCACTCCGGTTGGACAAGTCTCTCTGCTGAGCGATAGTTTCTCCCGCAACGAAGAGCGGTTTACCGCTTTCCTGGACGCTACCAACCTTTCTGTGTAAAGCATATTGAGGCTTATGGCACGTCGACTTCGCAAGCAAACTATAGATCAGGGTGGGGGGATTCCCCCCTCCCCTGACGAGCTCGTCCTTAACTCGGACGGTCCTTTGACAGAACAACAGCCCAAGCGAACCGTGTACATCGAGCTGTTCCGATCTGGTCCGCAGATTAGTTCCACAGGCCAGAAAATGGTCTTTGAGGAGGCTGACCTCGACCAGGTAGTTACAAGCTACGACACGAATCGTCACGAGGCCCCGTTAATCATTGGTCATGATCAGGACGACGGTACTCCGGCCTTGGGCTGGGTACGCGAAGTTTGGCGCAAAGGCAAATCTCTTTGGGGGAAAGTTGAACTAACCCCTAAAGCTGAGCGTCTGGTACGCGACGGTGTCTTCAAAAAGGTTAGTAGCTCGTTCTACTTACCTGACGCAGACACCAATCCGACACCGGGTCAGTTGGCATTACGCCACCTCGGCCTTGTATCGATTCCTGCGGTAAAAGGTCTTACGGCCTTTTCCGAAAACCACCCCGAAGGCTCGATCACAATAACTCCAAGGGAGTCTTCTATTTCATTCCAAGAAACTTTACCAACTATGGCTAAAAGAAAAACCGAAGTCCCCCAGGTTGTCGATCACGCTGACGGGCGGGGCATGACCATCAACGTGAACATTAACGGTGTTAAGGCTACCGATGAGGAAGGTCAACTCATCGGGGAGACCGGGTCCTCCGCTCCCTACGAAGCCGAATACGGCGATGACATGGGGATGGATCCTAATCAGGACATCGCCACTCCAGACCCGACGATGGACTCGACCTCGATGGTTGAGGGGCCCGATGGTGAGGAAATGGGTGACGAGGACGGTGGCGATGGCGCTCCTGTAGACGAGTCTGGTGCGGGCCCGGATGGAATGGAGGGAGAGGATGAAGCTGCTCCCGATGATATGGGTGGAGCTCCTGAGGGTGAGGGTGAAGTCGATGACGTGTCAGGCTCGGATGATGAGCAGGTTGCGTCCGACCTAGCGTCTCAATACACCGAAGAACAGTTGATTATGGCCCTGTACCAGCTCGCCCAGGGCTCTAGCGAGATGGGTGAGCAGGGGACGATGGGCTATAGCGAGCCGGCCCCTGAGGCCGTCGAATTCTCGGAGCAGGTTGCCCCCGACCCCCTCGCCGCCAAGGTCGCCGAACTCGAGGAAGAGCTGGCCAGCCAGCGCCGCCTTATGCGCCAGAAGGAGATCACCGATTTCTGCGAGAAGCTCTATGACGGAGGTAAGCTGACCGAGCAAGTTGCTCCTATCGCTGATCTGGTTCGGTTCATGGAGACGCTGAATGCGAAAAACTCTGTGAACTTTAGTGAGGGCGGTAAGGCTAGCCAGTTCGACTTCATGAAGGGAGTCCTGAGTAATCTCCCCTCCATGGTGAGCTTTACCGAGCAGGCCACACCGGCATCAGCCCCCAAAAAGGCTAAGACTCAGGCACCTAGTGCAGACGGCTACGTGTATGACGAACGCAATGCGGAAGTCCATGCCAAAGCCATTTCTTACTCCGAGGAGAAAGGTGTTGACTACATGTCGGCCCTCAAACTCGTGTTGAGTGAAGACATCTGACAGGGTAGTTAATTGAACGCCTTGTAACAACGGGGAGCGTAAGCTCCCCGGCGAATAGACCGATAACCTAAAGTTATCTGCAAGCACGCTATTCGTTCCGGTTACATAAAAGGTGGAATTAACTTCCAAACCCGGTGTACGAAAGATACGTCTCCGTACGCCACAACGACAACTTACGACAATTGTCCTATGGCAACTGATCCCCGTTACATGTCGTTCGACCATAAGTATGTAGAGACCGTGACCGTCACTGACGCGACCGCTCTTGCTAATGGTATCGAGCGCTGCCGCTTTGTGAAACGAAGCGGTGCATATCCCGCCTCCGCTGGCTCCTACGCGGCTGGTGTGAACGTCTATAAGCTTTACGGCCAAGGCGAACTCACCGACAAAGGCTATCAGGTCGAAGATGCGGACATGACCGCCCTGACTGGCACCCTGGCAATCTCGACTGCCGGCGTTGTGACCGGTACCGGAACCAACTTTGACCCCCAACTCAAAGTCGGTGACACCATCAAGGTCGGTGCTCAGCTTTTCCGTGTCATGGCACGTACCAGCGATACCGCCGCCACCGTGCTCCCAGCCCCCGCTACCGCCATCACTGGCGCTACTGCGTACATCTGGCCCGGCACGTATGAAGGTCAGTCTAATCCTTCTACCACCCCTCGCAAGCCTGGTGTATTCCCATACCAGTCCCTGCTGTCCATTGTAACCACTGGTATTGCAATTGTCGAAGTGGACGCCACTTCTACCTTTGCTGTTGACGACGCTGTGTATTCCACTACCGCCGGTACTGCTTCTAGTACTGCTGGTGCTGGTGTGATTCTGGGTCGTGTACTCGATGTGATCGGTACCGCTGGTGCTGGTCAGTACGTTCGGGTGAAACTTGGCAACGAAGCTGGCGCTTAATCCTAAAGGAGACTAACTATCATGATGAATTTAGATCAAGTGCGTGACTGATTCGCGCCTTTAAAATCGGGTGAATTGCTGGAAACCTAACTCGGATTATTTCGATACGGCAATCAGCAGCGAAGACTGGGAGGGCTCAGGTTCCCAGTAACGTTCAGAGACTAGACAGTGAGTCCCAACAATAACCTGTCCACGAGCGCCCGACACGGTGATAGTTCCGTGATGATATAGTCCGATACTCCAGAGCCTTAGGGCTCGTGAACCTCGACAATTTAACAACAACAATCGCTGTTCACACGAAAGTTGGAGAGCTGGGAATTAAAACGCCCAGTGAAACACTTTGGTGATCGATCCGATCCTCACGCAACTCGCACAAGGTTAATTTTGTAGCCGTGCCTCGGAGTAATTCGTGGTATGATTAGGGGGTGAATTGCTGGGAAACCTAAGGGGAACACGTTCCCTAAGGCAATCAGCAGCCAAGCTGTTTCGGGAACGGAACAGAAGGTTCAGAGACTAGAGGAACTACCCAGACCGGGTAATGATTTCTCCACGAGCGCCCTCCGGCCCATTGGGCCGAAGATATAGTCCGAACTTACATGAAAGTGTAAGAAGCGAGAGGTTAAATACCCTCGCGTTAACAATTTGTACAAGAATACAGAAGGTGTTGCTACCTTCTTCGCCCCTGCCGTCTCTATGAGCGTCAGGGCTGGCCGCAGCCTGGTGTTCGGCAAAGAGGCATTCGCCGCTCAGTCCTTCCTGCGTGCACCTGGTACCAACATTCAGAAGATCTCTAATGAATTCGGTACCCGGAGCTTTGCTCTTCGCCAAGAAGCCATTAGCTGGCAGATTGCTGAAGAAGTGGCCGCAGAAGCAAAAAATGGCGCCGCCGCCATTGACCTTCGCGCATATGCCGCTAAGGATGCTGCTAACCGCCTCATGCAGAGTTGGGAGATCCAAGTCAGCCAGAAAATTCTGGACGTAACCCAATACGAATCCGGCAACGTTCTGGACCTGGCTACCTACAACGGTGGTGCTGACCAGTTTAACAGCCCGACCTCTGACGTCGAAGTGCTGTTTGACGAGATGAAGGAGCAGGTTCGTGGCCAAATCGGCTGCTATCCTAACAAGCTCGTTCTGTCTCCCGATGCGTTCAACAACCTTAAGCGTTAAAATAGTAGCGCCTAGATAAGCCAATAGATTTTCCCTGAACAGCCATGAACCTGAAAAGATCTGACTCTGACTACATCCACTACGTGTATGATGTAGTTGGTGAAGATAACAGACACTACATTGGGTGTAGGTCCCATGAAAATCCATGGGAGGACCCCTACATGGGTAGTTCTACCGACGAGACCTTTATGCCGAAAGAAAAGCACATTTTGTGCCTTTTTGATACGAGAAAAAAGGCGTCTGAGTTTGAATATTTTTTACATAAGTCACTGAGAGTTGACATTAACCCTAGTTTTGCCAATAAGAGCATCGCTACCAAGGGCGGGTGTAGCTTCTCCAAAGGGTATAAACATACCCAAGATGCTGTAAAAAACATCAGGCAAGGAAATATCGGTAAAAATGTAGGCAAAGTTAGATCTGATAGTACAAAAAATCTCATAGGACAACAGTCCAAAGAGAGATGGTCTGACCCTAAGTTCAAAGAAAGAATGATTCATAGCTTTTCGAAGAGAAAAGTTACTGAAGAGGGAAGACTGAGAAGGTTCAAGGCCTTTCAAGATAGGAAAAAGAACGGCTATAGACGAGAGGGGGAAAGAAAATACCTATTTTTAGACCCCAATGGTAACCAAGTACAAATTTATCTGTCAGACGTAAAAAATTACGGTTTGACCAAATCTGCTATTTGTAACCTAATAAACCACCCTGATAAACATTTCCAACACAAGGGTTGGAGAGTAATAGGGTGCTGCTTGTCTTAATGCTAGAAAACTGGGTGAATTTCTGGAAACCCCCGTTCTACGGGGCAATCAGAAGCCAAGCCGGAGGCGGGCTTAGTTCCTCCGAAAGGTTCAACGACTAGACAGTGAGTCCCAACAATAACCTGTCCACGAGCGCCCAGCCCGAGAATAATAATTTTTCTCGGTGATGATATAGTCTGAGCTGCATGGTAACATGCAGAAGTAGAGGATAAAGAGCCTCTACGGTAACAACACTGAACAAACGAATCCGTGACTTCATGCAGCGCGGTATTTTGGTGAACGAGAAGAGCCTCGCTGAGATCTTTGGTCTCGACGAGATTCGCGTTGCTCGCCGTCTCAAGCTGAACCAGGAAACTGGTGCTCTGGAGAACGTCTACAACAACGTTGCTATTATGTTCTACCATCCTAGCAACAGCACTGACGGTTTTACCCCCGCTCTGGATGCTAACTACGGTACCCCGGCATTTGCGTATACCTATACGCTGTCTGGCTATCCGATCTCTACCCCCGAGCGCTTCAATATGGACCGTCGTGTTTTCGAAGGCGACATCCTTGTCGAGCGCTCTTTTGAGCTCGTTGGCATGGGTGAAACTGGTCGAGTTGGCGCTGGCGCCCTCTTCCTGAATCCTGTTTCAACTAATGTCTAAAAAGGGTTAAAACCTGATTGCCCACCCTAAAGGTGGGCTTTTTTTTTATTTAAAAACAGTCCAGCCAAGATAACTAAGCCTAACTCCTGTTGTAACATCGTGCAAATAGTCTAATCTGTATGTTATGTTATACATAACATTTACTTGATGTGCTGTTTTTTGCAGTATTTTTCCGTGAAAAGGGTGGTACCAATTAAACTTCCAGTGTCGTCTAGGTATACTATCTGCTCTGCACCACTTATTATACTCATTAGATTTTTTGTTAATAACATCGTATAACCTGCTAACCCTGAAATTCTCTCCGCTTATCTCTAAAATTTCTAGAGAAGTTTTCCCAACAAGTATACCAAAATCTGGATGATACCAGTCACATTTTTTTAGACTTTATTGATATATTTTCTAGACTGCACCAGCCTAAAGTTGTTTTCACATTTCCGGCTATTATCCCATGTAAACGTTCTATTCTGAGGTTAGGATCTTTTGCAATATCTATGATTTCAGTGGCGGTTTTATTGTAAATCTGCCCAAATTTTTCATTAAACCAGTTGTGTTTCATGTAATGAACTGGTATTCTATCAGCCCTACACCAACCCCAGGCCTCAACATGTTCCTTAAGAACTACACGGTATAGTTCAGAATAAGTTTTTAATCTTGTATCCACAGCCCTTATCTCTTTGCATGTTTTACTGTACTGGTAACCAAAATCTTTATGGTACCAGTCAATTCTTACATATTGAATCGGCATACTTTTAGGTTTATTTTTTAACAGTCTCCAGCCCTTGTAAGAAAAAGACTTTCCGTTAATTACCTGGGATAAACCGCTCAATATTGTGCTCTTGTCTTTACTAATTTTTGCTATCTCTGTGCAAGATTTTTGTAAAAATTCCCCATGTAAAGGGTGCCACCAGTCGGCAGAACTCTGGTAAGCGCCTGATGCCCCCTCTCCCCCGTCTGTAGAATTCCTTAAAATTCCAAAATCGGTGGTGCCTATCCTTCCGTAGAACTCAATTAATTTCTTTTCGTAGTCAAAAGCCGTTTCTTCTTTTAAGTTTTTGTGCAAAATAATGATATTATTTTTTCTATCTCTAGGGCAGTTTACCCTTCTATTCCCCTTCCCACACTTATACGGTCGTTTAAGGTTACCTTTTCCAATGTAATAAAACGTCCCGACCCTGCCGAACCTATCTGGACCACTCCGGACATACGCATAAACCACGAAGTTGTTATCAGGCATAGCGACAGCTAGTAGCTTATACACCCATCCTAACATACTTTCAACCACCACCCCGCGTTGAAAGCTATATAGAAGTAGTAACGCCAAACTCCTGTGTCCCCATACACTCCGCCCCCTGACGCCTACGGTGTTGCCAACAACTGCAACCCGGCCACCGTAGACTACTTTATCGAGGTATTTGGGTTTAACGAGGCCCTGGAACTATCCCGTCTTGAGGATCCGACCGCCAACACAATCAACTACCAGCGTATCCAGGTTGCTCTTCACGATGCCGCCGTACTTATAAACAATTTTATCGAGACAGCCCCTCCCCAGGGAAAGCTCCTGATTGCGGGATCGTACCGCCGGACCCAGGCCACCCTGGCTCGCTGGTACCTGGATACCCTACGCCCTCGGCAGCAGGTCGTAGACGCCGCAGAAGCCGCGATGAAACAGCTAGACCTATGGGCCTCTAAGGAATCCCCCTCATCTGGACTTAAGTGGCAGGAGGCCTACCGGTACTGGAATAGCTCCTGCGCGATGGTAATGTCCAACACTCAGCGTGACCGGGCGTTCACCGATGCCTCCCTGGCCCGTTGGGAGATGCGGTGGGGCACCAACAACCGTTGGAACCCCTACAAGCGGAAACCGGCACCTGTTATCGATCATGTCTCCCCCCGGAGGCTCAGCGGATCACTGGACCGGCAGAATCCGACCCTCATCGGAAACAGCACTCTCGAGGTGAACAGACTGTTCGATGAGTTGGAGACGACCCGAGATATCGCATCCTTCGCTGATTCCCAGGGTGCTGTCACACCAGGTGATGGAGATGTCCTGGTTGTTGAGAACACCGACGGGGATATCACCATCTCCGGCGGCCTCCAAGAGGCCGACACCTTCTAACCCCTTACCGCCATGTGGAGCTCTGACGAGAATCAAACTTACGGGTACGACCCGCTCAACCCAGGAATGCCTGGGGGCTCCAGTCTGTTGACGATTGTTCCGTCCTCCGGAACCACCGGTTGCGGATACAACAACAGCGGATTGCAGGGGTTGAACGTATCGAACTTCGGGGTGTTCCCTGACTCGACCCTGTACAAACAATCGTCTAGCGAACTTCGCCAGTACATTATTAATCTCGAGGCGACAAGGAAGTTACGCGACCTGGCCGATGTCAATTTCCAGCGTTCCCCTCAGCCCGGGGACATCCTCGCATACAACTATACCACGGGTCTGTGGGAGCTTCTGGAGTTCGTATCAGGAGGGGAGTTCTGAGTCGGTTGGCGTCAGCACCTTTTGCCCTAATTTACGGACCCCTCCCCTTGCTACTCTCATTAAGTAGATCAAGGATGAGATCCGACTGTTTTGTCCGCTTAAGATCTCTGTTTCTTTGCTCAAGATCTCTGTTTCTTTGCTCAAGATCTCTTTGCTCTTGTTGATTAATCGTCTTAATCCGGCCTCTGTTGTTACATGATTGGCCATAGTTCAGATCCCACCAAATAGTTTCCTGACTAGTTGTCGGAGACGGGAGATCTTACGCCTATGCTTGTCTACTTTCTTCAAAATGCGTTGAGCCGTGGACCGATCCGTCACAGTTTCGGCTTGTACCATTCGGGCCAGTAGACGACGCTCGTGGTGGCGAATACCCTTACCCATCGATCCGCCCCATGCAAGTGTCTCCCCAGGACAGGATATCCTGCTCTGAGAAATACCGGGAAATCGGTACTTTTAGGTCGAGAATACGTTCACCCGTGTCGAGCCTTTCCATACGCAAATACCCGTAAGTGTCAGTTTGAGCAATAACGTAACAGTGGTAAGTGTTATCGAGGAGGTTATCCCAGACCAAATCTGGGACTTTGGGCCTGATAATGGTGTTCATAGCGGTTTTTTATTCCCCTCCATAATCCCCTTCAACGTAAAAATAGTGATAGCAATTCCGTACACAATTGAAATAGTTACAATCGTAAGAACTAGTGTCACTATTACTGTAGTCAAGGCAGTCTCAAAAGACATTACTGTTGAAAGCAGTATGGTGGGGTGTACCAATCCACTGTAGCACGCCTGGGCTGTCCATGCTTCTTGAAATCGAAAATCAACTCTACAAGAAGGTCCACGAGACCTTGGGCCAAAGCGCAGTAGTGCTGAGGCTAGCGGAGGAGCTTGATCAATCAGGACGCGTGGCTGAGCAGGCCATGATCGTGGTGTCATTTACAGCAGCCACAACGAACAACCCGAATAAAGGAGCTTACATACCCACTGTTCGTTCCAGATCGATTAATTACACACTTACATTAGTGCAGAAGCAAGTGCAGAGGGAGGGACACTCCTTCTGTTTACCTATCCTGGACCTTTTGGCTGACGCGGTAACGGGGTGGGTTCCTGAAGTCCCCGGTCTGGAGTTTCAAACTGGCTTTGAGCTGGGTCCGGAGAGATTTGTCCAGGTCACGAAGGACGCTAGCCAGTTCGTCTACGAACAAACCTACACTATCGATGTCCTGATTGCGGACGGCCGGTTCTACAGCCAACCATGCGCCGCTTTCGACCCAGTCAAGGTTGGAGATTTTCTGCCAGTCAGAAAATGCCTGGTAACTCCGGGGGCTGAAAGTCGACAAACAGGGCTAGCGGTGTGGCGTCGTACAATTGGGCCAGGTACCGTCCAGAGGTATGTTGTTGAAGACGTGAGATGCGGGAGATTAATTGGGGACAACCTCTCCGTGACCTGCACTAACCCTGGAGACGGTAACGCCACTTACACGTTTACCCCGATCACCGCAATTCGCGCCAATGGGACGATAGACAACAACAAGGTGGTTACCGGAACGTTGACCGACGTGTGGAAGTGCAGCAGGAAGGGGATAGATTTAGGGAGTGAGTATCCTGATTGGTTCAAGTTGAATATCGAGGCGGGATTGTGGCGTAACTCTGTGGATACAGTCCCCAACACTGAACCACAGACCAGCTCGTACCAGACCCTATCTATTAAACCCAATCCGGTGTACAATGAGCGGTCGGTCACCTAGCCGCGCTTGTTAACCAACCCCTCACCCCCCCCCCCCCTAACCCCCATGGAAACCGCACTACTAAACCTCCTTACCGCCATCAACAACCTCAGCGGAGCCGCTCAACTCGCGCATTGGAATGTGACCGGCCCTGAGTTCCCTCAGTACCACGAACTATTCGCCCGGATTTACGGCATGGCCAGTGCCAACCTGGACCCTGTAGCTGAGCAGACTCGTGGTAACGGTATTGAGATCCCGGCTAAAATCTTCCATGACGTTCCCGAGCTCGAGTGGAGCACGGCAACAGAACTGGTAAAAGAACTCTACGGTGTTGTGGAAGAGTACTGCGATGCGCTAGATGAGGCCCACAAAGAGGCTGATAAGGGGGATGAGTACGGGATCCTAAATATCGTGGAGGGTATGATGACCGAGTCAAGAACTTTGCTTTACCTGTTAGGATCAACTATTGACAAAATTTAACAGCTCCATTGTCCTAATTAGACATATTTGCCTCTCTTTTTTGCCAGGAGAGAGGTATTCTAGTATGAACTGGTATGGTCCAACTTTTTGCATATAATCCCAATAATACTGAACAACTTGTACCGCTAAGTCTTCTGGGCAGTTTAGAACCTCAGAACACCCTATCCATTTGTTCTTTTGCAATTTTTCTGGGCAATTTTTAGTTAAAGCTACATCCTTTAAGGATGCTTGTTCTACACAGTAGCACTCTAGTCTGGAATTAGAATGCCAAGAGCAAATAAAATCCCCGTAGTGCGGATCTTTGGCCCTAAATTTAACATTGTTACTAATACCTAATTTTACAAACCCGCTAAAATTAGATAGTTTGTAGAGGTAAACGCATGTGTCCCTCCTGTCATCTTTATTTAACAGATTTAAAATAGACTCAAGCCTATACTTGCAACACTCTAGACTTTTCCCGGATAAAATACTAGAAGGTTGTGCCAATGCTACATGGTTATGCTCCAAGCATCTGTGTAAAATAGGGGTAGTGCTATTTACGTAACTGCCAAGGACTTCAACTTTGCCTATCTCGTTTACCCTTTGTACGTAAGAATCCCTGCAGGTCCAATTTCTACCCCTTGACCCACAACAGGATAGCCCATACCCGGACAAAATACTCTTTGGTAAACAGTAGCCAGTGTAGTTATGAGTTGGACACCTGTGCAACAATGGGATTTCAGAGTCAACATAGTCCTCTAAGCATTCTACTCTTCCTATGGATTTTACTCTTTCTTTGTAAGTATCCCTTAATAAAGCATTTGATGTAGAAGTTCCACAGCATGACAAGTAAGCACCGTTTAAAACGCTCAAGGGTTTAGCCAATTCAACGTGTCCGTGTTTTAAGCACCTGTGTCTTATTTCCTTATTTAGGCCTACGTACTCGTCTACTACCTCCATTTTACCTAGCTTTAAAACTTTTTCAGAGTAAGTATTTTTATTTTGCAAACTTTTATTTTTTGTTTTACCGCAACAGTATAAACCATGCCCTTTAATCATGTTGCTAGGGTATGCCATACATTCGTAATTATGGATCAAGCACCTATGCAAAATTCTAGTTTGTGTGTCTATAAATTTTTCAACACGTGCTACTTTATTGTGTACAGCAATTCTCATATCGTACTCTTGCTCTGTAACACGCCTGGCCATAAAAGAAAACCTCCTCTACGGATTATAGAGGAGGAATCCAAAAAATGCAAGAGTATCTGTCTTAGATTCTCGAATAGCACACGCTGGCCACACCTGATGATGGCGATGCGATCCTGGAAAATGCTCCGTAGGAGAGGTCCAGAACGCGACCAGCAACAAATGGCCCACGGTCGAGCACAGTCACCACCACCGACTTGCCATTGGACTGGTTCGTGACCCTGAGACGGGTACCGAAGGGGAGAGAACGGTGTGCGGTGATATTGGCATACGGGTCCATAGGACGACCGCTGGCGGTTGTACGCCAGGCATAGCCGTCTCCGACTCCGTAGTGACTGGTACCACCACAACGGGTGGAGGCTTCGACTGGGTCTGCTACCGAGACGGTAGCCATGGTCAGTGCAGCTAATGCGAGAGATTTGATGAGCATAGGGCTTTTGCAAAGGGCAACGATTTCATCTCGGTGGCGAGGTAGGAGCTAACGCCCCCATTTGCCCCCGCTCGGATAGAATCGCGACATACAGCGACAAGGAAAAACCGAGAAACTGTACGGTTAGGGACTGGTAAACCGATCCCGTACGGGAGAGATTAGCACTGGACTCTGGTTCCAGTCAAGTCAGTAAAAAGGGACGGGTAAGGACATGAATCCTCGCTCGCCCCTTGACAGGATTCCGCTTCCGGTAAAACTATACCACGGGGTCGGTCTCTCCCTCAACCACGTCCGACATCCCACTGATAAGGGAGTAAAACGCATTATCGATGAGGGTGATGGCCTCGCGACTGCTGAGCTCACCTTTTTCGGTTAAAATGGCATGCAGAAAGTAAAGGGGATTGTAGAGTTCACTATTAGGGTCGAGGCTGTTCATGACCAAGAGGCCTGAGACGTAATCCGTGTCGGATTCATCACAAACTGAGACAAACTCACCAATGAATTCGCGCTCTGTTAGGCATTCTTGGGCGATAGCGTCGTCGAGAAGTTCCGTCATGTGACTTGTTCTAGGGTACGAAGAGAGTTTAGCACGGGAACCAGGGTTGTAATCGTATGGGCGCGACCATCCGGCTCGCTGATGGGCTGTGACACAGTGACGGTGCTGGCTGTGGCCGACTTGCGGAAAATCTTATCCACCTCGATGCTGCTGAACCACGCATTGGCATGTGGCATCTCGCAGATACCGTAGTTGTAGCGAAGCCAGGCCCACGACCACAAGTGAGCGATCTGGTACAAAGCACTGACCAGGTCGGCATCCTCCTCTCGGCACATAAACAACACGCTGTCGTGTACGGACATGCAGAATCTAGCTGGTACTCCAAAACGACGAGTCAGATGCTCCATGGCCGTAAGAAATGCGTGGAGCATAGCACTTCCGGTGGATTGAATGACCCAGTTATTTCTCATAGTGAAGAAGTCTTTGCCGACAACTTGTGGCCTGAAGGCTGTGGACATTCTGGTTCCGGATAGTGGATTAACAGGGACGGGGGTATTGGCAATTCTGGCCATCTCGTTATAAGAGTATGAATCACTACCGCCGATATAATTGGGGGACATGGCTGAAGCTTTTTTTCCCTTTTTCCTAGATAACAGGATTCTGGCCATTGACAAAGCCTGCTCTTGAGAAATTGACTTATTACCCTTTCGGATAGTGGCCGCCAGAGTTTTAGCTCCAGATCCATATTGCATCCCGTAGTTGCAGTTTTTAGCAATAGTTCTTGAAATACTGATGGTTTTAGCAGTCATACTGTGCATATCTGTTCCGTCTTCTTTTGATCCTGCCAAGACACTATGGCCAAATTGGGTGCTGCCAGCTATCTTGTAATAAGAATCCGCAAAGATTGAAGCCACCACGGATTCTTGACCGTCATAGTCGGAGGAAACAAAAGTCCAGGGTGACTCTACTTGCACTCTAGTCTTTACCTCCGTCCCAATTTTGTCGGGCTTGGGGTCCGGGACAGTTAACCAGAGGCGTTCTCCGGCCCTATTAGTGGCGGTGTTGTGGGGTACAGTTTGGGGGATAATGATGGTCATATCTGGGGAGTCATTTGCCATTACAGGCAATTGTTCCTTGACACGACTACGGACTGAAGTCCAATAAGAAACCTTGATCGAGAGTTTAATTAGTTCTTGAGCCTGAGGCAAATCGCTGGACAAGGTGCCTGACTCAAAATCATCCAGGTAATCTTTGCTCAAAACCCCTCCCACATTGACTCCGTCCCCGTCGGGGTGTGGGATTCTTTCGTACTGAGACTTCTCGTCATCCCAGTAAGTCCAACCCAACGAGCTGTTGTACACCAACGGTTGTCCTTTCCACTTCAACCTCAATAGGATGTGGCTGACCCTGCTCTTTGTGGTAATAGGCTCGAGGACAATACGACCTAGCTCTTTGCTGTTCTTAGCGTTTTTTCTGTACCACATGGGTATTCCGTACCACACCGATTTAGGTTTACCATCTTTCTTCAGTGCGTAGTTGGCTTCCCAATCCAGTTGAGACAACCAGGGATCCGATTCGACGTCTACTTCGTCTTCACGCCAATCCTTCAGCAACTGTTCAGCCATTTCCCCCAACAGCTCATCTTGTCTAGATATAGACTCTTCCCACACCTTCTCGCAGTTATCCACCCAGTCAGTCCAACCCGACGTTACCGGCAACACCGATCCTGTCTGGGCAAAATGTCCGTACAGAGTGGTGAGAGAGGGATTGGACTGAAGATACTTCAGAACCAATACGGAATACAGGTCGTATGTAGTTTTGACGTCCCGAAGGGCGTAGGTTACCAGCTCATCCCGATTCGGAACAAAATCCCCCATCGACTCCGCTGTAACAAAGAGGTTTCGAGTATTCTTGGACTCTTTCTCCAGGGGGATAGTGGGCTGGCAGTGGAAGTTATACGCGTCCACCAGGTTGTTCATGGAACCTTTTTCGGCCCAAACGGGACGGGTTACCCCAGCAAACGATGGGTCATTTTGGGTGAACATGAACCTCTGTTCGGACGCCAACCCAGAAACGTTGATGTGGGCGGACATGGTGTCAAACCACAAGTTTCCGAAGGGTTTGGTGGGGTGGAACGGGTCGTGCTCCAGATAGTATGCTTCCTGGGTACGTTGACGGTCAAATCCGACGTTGTGGGCGATCAGGAGGGAATTGACTGTCCCCAAAGGTACCAATTCCGGCTTGTAAGGTATTGTCTCGTCCACAAAACTTTCGTGCATCCAGACCCAGTACGAGTCGGGGGATACGGCTGTCGCAAGTATAGGATGCCCGAAATCAGAACCTTTGACAAAGGTTTCGCAGTCAAAAACGGCGATCGGCACGTCGCGCAATCCGGATCCACCAACACCCTCTGCGGTCCACACCCAGGGGGAGTTTGGATCCCAACGGTAACGTGTCCAGCCCGGGGAATAAACGAGATCTGACGCCCCCGGGGGTTCGGGTATTTCGCAGTTAGCAAATGACTTAAGTAACTGAACCTTCCCTAAAAGTATCTCTTTCCCGATGTTGTCAAAGTGCTCAGCAATGTTTTTTCCACGGAGGGGGGGAATGTAAAACTCCGGTAGATTGGTAAAAGACTCCGGATTTTTGATGGGGAACTCAACCCCAAATTTCTCCATCTCCTCTTTGATATCGTTTACGAACGATAGGCTTGAATCTCGCAGTACTTTTGTGTAATACCCTAGCTCATACTCCGCCACAGCCTCCTCCCCGAAACAAGCTTTGGCCATATTCGGAGGAAGAATGGAGTACCCGATCGGGTTTAGGTGGGACATCTCGCTGGGGACGGCACGGACTTAATCAGTAGTATACCACAGACTCGTCTCGATCTGTGTAATATACCCCAGTCGCCTCAAGATTTGTAGCGTCCAGGATATTCACATTGTTACGACGATACGGCAGGCCGTAATGCCCGAAAAAATACATGTACTGGGGGTCAATCATGTGACGTGTCTCCAGATCCAGGTCACGGAACCACACATAACCTGGACCGAACAGTACTGTATCTCTCGGTACGTTTTGATCGGTGTGGGGATAATAGGCATGGGCAAGACGGTATTTACCCATTAGCTCGAGATGTGTAGGAGCGTTCGAAAGGATTGATATGTAACGCAAACGCTCGTCGAGAGGTAGTTCCCTCAAACACTCCAGTGTGTACCTAAGTTCTTTTTTCTTAATGTTCTGGCCAGGCATCACCAGGGCATTAAGAACATAGTTCTCATTATTGCCCAACACCAAACTGCAGCGTTTTTCTGACATCAACGCATCGATAATGCGCAGAATTTTTACAGGAGAACAGCGTTTGTTGTGTTTAAAAAACGGCTTGTGGTGGATAGTGTCCCCCAAGAACACGTAATGGTAGCGTTTACCCGGATCGCGCTCCAGTATTGTTCGGAGCAGGTTAACGCGCCCGTGGAGGTCACCCACGAACGCGTAGGGGCGTTCGGTTACGTGTCGTACACTCTCGCTGCCAAGCTCCATGGGTTTTCGTTCAAGTACTTTTGAAACGCCGCAGACGGGCTGTGCGTGGTTTTAACCATCATAGCAACAATGCGCCCCAGGAGTGAGGGAAGATAAAGGGTCATGTTAGGGATTTGCTCGCCCGGGTGGACGAATGCATGGATTCCACCCCCGTACTGTACAGCATATTCACGTCACCCAGGAGGTCCCGGCAAAGATGTCTTGAGATTAACACCGACATCTGGATTAATTTTTGTTGGGGACAGTGTATTCCACGTTATTGTTCTGGACAGGGGGGATATGGATTCTTTCTAGCAATTTTGATTGTCCTAGAAAAAATGAAGAAGCAGCCACTACTCCAACCCAAATCCATTTACCTTTTTTTAACTCCTCTATACTCTTCGAATTAGTTCCCACCCGGACCTCTATATCACCTATAGACTTCTCAATTTTCTCCTTTAATTCCGCCTCAGTTTTACTCATGAGCTGAACTATAGCAGCGTTATTTTCGGAAGCCCTGTCAATACGCTCCTCGTGACGAATCAGGATCTGCGAAATATTCCTATTAGACTCAGAAATCTCTTTTACAGCTTCCTCAAGCTTGCTGAGCATTTGCTTACTAATCTCGTCATAGGAAGAGAGACGCTCCTCCAGCAAAGAAACTCTTGTACGGAAGGGGACGCCCGGGGAGCTAAAAATAGACACGACAAATCAAGAAAGCTACTACTGTCAATTAGCTTTCAACAAATGTCTTGGGAAAATTGTATAGGTGGGGGGAGATTTTTAGTCCCCCCACTCCACGTCTACCAAACTCCCGGGATAACCTGTCCGGTAAGAGAGTAGGCTCCGATAGCGGCTACGAGGCCAAGGAGGGAGAGACGGGAATTCCAGAGTTCGATGGATGCGGGGCTGGGCTGTTTCATGGAACATGGTAAGAGAAAGGTGGATCTAACCTGCGATCCAGAGGGGTACCTTCCCATCAGAGGCTCGAGAGTCCTTGGCGGTTGGCCGACCGTATTGGCAGAGGAGGCCATCCCTCTGGCCTGCCGAAGCAGGACTTAGATCCGATGCATCCGGTCGGGCGTCCCCATTCGGTACAGAGCGGAGGGTGGAGGTGAACGGGAGTATCAAATAGCTTCCTTTCTAAGCACCGTTCCTTACTTGCTACTCAACCTCGTTACGCAAACCAGACATCTGGCTGCTCCACGCCGACAGAGCAGCGTGGGGTAATATGCGGGTCCTGTACCCGCTGGGCTGGTTTCCCCTTATACCACCCAGGGCTACGGAAACCAGCAAATGGCACCCTGGGATAGACGAAGGAGCAGGCGTGATACGTACTCATGAGGCACGTCCAGAGGCCTGCCCTCTGTCACTAACTACTATAGCATAGTTTTGTCAGAGCGGGTAAACGGATTTGAACCGATGACTAGAGTTTGGAAAACTCGGATGTTACCACTACACCATACCCGCTGGCGTCCGCTGAGGGACTCAAACCCCCGACCTACGAATTAGAAGTTCGCTGCTCTATTCAACTGAGCTAAGCGGACAATGTAAGGGTTGAAAAAATACCAACCCAATCGAAACGGAGAGGGTCGAACTCTCACGCCTTTCGGCACCGGATTTTAAGTCCGGTGTGTCTACCAGTTCCACCACGTTCCGTAAATCTCATGCGGGTTGAGGGGATTGAACCCACCTTCGGCGAATTATGAGTTCGCTGCATTCACCAGATTGCTAAACCCGCAAGAGGGGGCTCTCGCCCTACGTACCCTGACCCTGGTTGCGTTTTTTCCTCCCATTCCGGCTAGTAGCTGAGAGTTTGGTGTTGATGCTTGACCCCTGCCGGGTCCGTTTGGGTTTACCAGCAAAAATCAACGCGCTGACGTTGGTCAAAGAGGGCTTTTTGGCCATGGATCGGTTTAATGCCCCTTTACCTTAGCACAGACTTGACGGTTTGCGAGGATGGAGCGAAGAACTCGGCCAGTTCAGAGACGATTCGGTCCATGTCAACTGAGGTCCCGCACGTGAACACGTCGATGGCAGCCGATCCATGCTCCGGCCACGTGTGGATCGAGAAATGGGAAGTGGTCAACAAGGCAAGGTACGTGTAGCCGGCTTCTCCGAACGGCTGGAACTGATATCCCGACACATCGACCACTTCGGCGCCGCACCGGGCCAACATGGGTCCCGCCCAGACCCTAAACAGGGCTAAAGATCTCAATCTATCGACCTCTCCGCAACCGTACACGTTCAGCAAGATATGGCTCCCCATATCTGGGGCATCGGGGTCAGAGATTCGCAACTAAATAGGCCTCCGTAACAGGTTGTGGGGTAAATCCCAACTTCTGAGCTTTCAACTCGGTGTAGTGAGTGATTTTGAACAGGTCAGGGGGGAATAATTCCTGGATCTCAGAGTTTCTCTTGTCCCACCGACTATGGGACATACTTACAATGATTTTTTGACCGGAATCGGACAAATCGCAAAGCTCTTTGGAGATTCTGTCCAGTTTTCTTCTGGTCCACACATACCCACATCCATACGGGGCGAAGTTATTAGGCATGTGGAAGTAAATTACGGTATTTTCATCAACTTCCGAAGTCGGGTAGTTGTATATGTTGCGTCTGTAGTATCGTATGGTTTTTCCCTTGTGAGATTGAGACCATTTACGAATTGCGTCGTAGTTAGGAGTTACGGGGGTGTGCTCACCGATCAATCTCCACCTTTGATACGAGGTGCTGAACCCGCTCATGGCTAAAACACAGTAGTACTGGGATATATCGTCCCATGTCCTCATCACTTTGGGGCGATACGTATTGTTAAAGGCTGCTAAAAACTTCCCTCTTTGTTTCCAACCCCTCCCCCCTTCAAATTTATTCTCCCAACTCTCTCTGACATACCGATGGGCCGGGGCTATCGTTAAAAACTTGTGAAGCTCAAGGTTAAACCTCTCATTGGAGCACAAAATGAGGTTTTGTGAGCCACTAGCGTACGCCAGATCTGCCGATGCAGTATCCAGGACCATAAATTTCATCTCGCTCAAGCCGGTAAAATCGGCCAAGAACTGGTTGTGGGTGAAAGTAGTACGTCCAGGACAATACAAGACCATTAGTTTTCACCCCTAGTAAGACGAATCTTGCGCCAACTGCGTCCTGTGTAGTAGCAGGCCATGTTGTTTGCGAAGATCCTGAGGGTTCCGGGTGTGATGGAACGTCTTGCCTGCTTTTTCTCATCTAAAAACAGCTCGTTTAGCCTGTGGTTAACACCTTCCGGGCTCCCCATAACAAGCTTTTCAATCTTAGCCATTATCCTTACAATATCCCCGGTGGTAATGGACAGGGTGGACATTGACCCCGGTGTTACCTCGCCCGTAGTGTCGTTTTTGTGTGCAAATCTCCTCGGATACGGTGTTAGGAGAGTCTGATCCGGGTTTACTCTGCTATACATACCTACATCTTCCGGTCTGATCTGCATATAATTCTCGGAATCAACTGTCACATCGACAGTGCGGGAAGAGGAAGCGTCTGATGTAGTCATCGGAGAACTCGGCACCAAAGTAAGCTTTCAGTATACCGCGAGCCGGGTCGTTGAGGGCCATGTAGGTGTCGAATGGGGAAAATCTCCCCGGTTCGGGGGGCGTACTGGGAGTCAAAACCCTCAGATAGTGGCGTAGACGTGTGCTGGCCACGTCCGCAAACTCCCCATAGAAGTCATCTGGGGACTTGTGATGCCACAAGACGGGGGAAAAGTGCCGATCGAGGTCATAGTGGGGCGATTGGGAGACAATTCGGGGGGGGAAACAGTCGAAAATAGCCGGTATCAGGTTGTTTTCGGCCTGTACGGGGTGAAAATCGACCGCTCCGAAGCATCCCCTCCCCATACCGATGTACTCAGATCCGAAAATAGGGAAAATTTCATCGGTATAAGGGTAAACCAACAAAGTTTCAGCAAAAAACTTCCCAGGTACGTCCAAAACGCACTCGCGGGAGAGCCATACCCCCCTGGACTGGTCTGAAAAACTCCTGGATCGGAGGGTAACAGGCCCGTTTGCACGGGATTCCGTCACCCAATCCGTTCCCAAGACCTCATTTATCCAGGTTTCTGATGGTTGCTGTGTTATCACTCCCTATCTCCCACTGTAAATTGTCTCCGGGTTTCCATCCCAGCAGGTCGATAACGTACTGAGGTAGCTGAACAGTGTAATCCTCATCGATTGCAAGTACCCCGGTGGTCTGTTGGAACGGATTCTTGGAGTAGTCATGCGCAATTTTGGACTCCATTGCATTGGAAATTTCATCCTCGCAAGTGATAACGTACTGCTTAAGTCCGACAGCCAGGTTAGAGACATTGTCCGCAATCTCTGCCGACACCCTATCGTCATCTACGGACAACATAATAGAGTCGACCATCTCCTTCACAGTAGTAGTAAACCTCAAAAAGCGTTGCTCTAGCTCGTCCCAAGGGTTCATAACGGTGAGTTTAAGGGTTACAACTCCATCTTAGCACGGACCTAGAGAGTAGTGACGCAACGTCTCGTCACTGTTCACCCTGCTCGACTCAATTAGACCCGTAGTAAAGGAGATACCTGCACCATCCGGTAACGCTGACTGGTCTGTTAAGGGATGAGCATGAGTCGACATAGCTGTTAAACTCGTACCAAGGTGTTGATTCTCTTTCACTTTGAGTTTGCTCCGGCATCTTCACGGACCTGACCAGCCATGTCATAAAACCTTCGGGGAACAATGCCACGCTTAAGCAAGAAACGGTCATAGCGGAGGGACAGCAAGAGCTTATATTTCAAAAGAGAGGTACGGAACATCAAAGCGGGTTGGTCAAATAACTTGAGGTACAGATATTCCCCTAAGTTTTTGTCCGAAGACACCATGTACAGGATAATGAACAAAGGGCCGAGATACAGGTAATCCATGTAGGAAATGTCACGTCTATACTGTGCTTTCAACCGTGTTAAGTTCTTCCATGAGTTCTGAGATGTCCCTCAATTTGTCCTTAGGAACAAAGTAAGCCGGACGTCCCCCAGCCGGATCTGCCCAAAACTCCTTATCCATCACATCTCCGGCTACGCACCAGCCCTGCAACATAACCTTATCCCGCTCAATTGTCACCAAAACGATCCGTTTATCCGGACGCTCATCCTTTTGGACGATCAGGTCGTATTTGTGGCGGCTCCGGGTTTTTACTTCAATGTCCCCTGGCAAATCTGAAGAACCCTGTCGGGCTGTTTGCTCGCTGAACAGGTGAGCTTCAAGTCCCAGGTGTACGGCTGCGGCCACCTCACCCGTAGCACCAAGCCGGTGCATGTCCAGAGCTTTATTTCCCCTTGCCGGAGCTCGGTTTCTCCCCCTCAACCCCGCTGACTCGTTGCTCCCCTGTCTTCTTTGAGCCTCTACTTCCGCTAGCTCGAGGTGTTGAGGGCTTAGATTTACCTGGATCGGATTGGGCACGTGATGAAGTGGGTTTAGGCAGCTTTGATAGCCACTCACCAACCCTAGCACGTATTACATCGATACGGGAAGTAGGGCATGTGGAAATAAAAGCATTCCAGGCGTATTGACCTCGACGAGGAAGACCTTTCTTTTCCGCCTCGGCACGGATTTTATCCAGCTCCAGCTTGCGTTGTTTTTTGCCCTCTCGCGTGGTCATTTGCAAGCGATGCAGATGCTCGAGCTTGTACTCAGACCATTTCTCAGAGAGTTTCCCGGACCCGGTATTATCCCGTATCCACTGGTTCACCACCTTAGAACTAATGCCCAGGGATTTAGCCTCTACAACCATCCTATCCCGCTCTGTAAGGGCCCTTACCGGCTGTTGTTGAGTCGGTACATCATCCTCCATCCAAACAGCCCTTGCCGGGCCGCACAGACCCCTCAGGGAAGCAATCTCGGAACAGATATGCGCGTCCAGGGCGGGACCGAGGGTACACAACTTGGTGAGGTTATCGATCTCCCCTGATAGTTTGGTGTGACGATTAAGGATGTCCTGCTCCTCCGTAGAGATCAGGGTTGAGACAGGGATACCGATTACGTATCTAGCGAGATCAGGAGAGATTTTCCAAATCCCGGAGACTTTGACAACAGCGTCAGGTTTATCCTTTGCCGATCTTACAGTTTTGAGGAACTTGTCCAGGTCTTTTAAAATAGCTAGTGTGGCCTGTAAACGGTCAGTATCAGTGCGAAGGAGATTGACAGCGGACTTATTCGACTCTATTAGGTAAGCAACCCGAGATTCGTACCATGTCCGGATGGATTCACGAACACCCACAGTCCTGGGTTTTCCGTCGCACCCCACTGCAGTAGCGTTAACGCTGTGGGTGTGCCGGAGTCCGGTCCCATTGTGAATTAACGTGCCCAGCAACCTGTTTCGGTCCTCCACAGTCTTTGCCACCAGGACGATCCGGATCCCGTCCCGACTCGAGTAATCAGCAGCGTCCAGTAGCCCGGGCAATTTCTCGGCATCAGCCAACTCCCTGACTCGTCCTAGAAATTTCTCACTAGAGCCCGAAGCGAGCCGGGTTACGATGATGGCTGCCCTGGTGGACCGTTTTCCCCACGAAAGGGAGTCTTCCAACTCCCAGCTCCCGTACACCACAACTTGTCCTTTCCCGGTCAGTAAAGCTGACCGGACCCCCTCGTCACGAACCACTCGACCGCCAGCAGGTGGCTCGGGGGGATTGGAGAACTTTGAAGCCAGAGCTGCGTCGGTTATCTTCGGGTTTTTGATAAGAGCTGTGGTAGCGCTTACCACATCCCGCAAGTTCCACGGGATGTGGTTGCATGCGTATCCGCTTGCGATCCCTACAGACCCGGTGAGAAGCAGAGCGGGTAGAGACGGAACGATTCGGATAGGTTCGGTGTTGGTGCCATCGTAGTTTTCCCGCCATTCCCCCAACCCCTTCCGGATCTCGTCCAGGTACAGTTTTTGGCAGAAGGGGGTAGCACGTACTTCCAGGTACCTGGGGGCGGCGGGTGAGTCATCGGAGACCATTTGACCGATGTAGTTTCCGGTCTGGATGGAGCCCCCGGCGTTCCCATGGATCTCTGTCAGAGTGTAACGCAAAGAGCTCTCCTGGCCCAGGTTGATTATGGTTCCGGCACACCCTCCCTGGGGGTGATATGAGCCCAACGTGTGTCCTTCAACCCGGGTGACCTTGCAGTAACCCGAACCCGGTTTCAGGTGCAGATCGTGCAAAGACAGGAGCACGCGGCGCTGAGCCACCTTCAAACCGTCTACTACATCCGGTAAAGACCGATTGAAGATGGCAGTTGAATACGCCAAAAAGTCCGTTGACAGCTCTGATAAAATTGATACGGGTTGAGGGGTATTAGTCATTTTCTCGGGAGTAGGTGCTGGCCGGATACATTCCGATGTTCCGGCTCAGGAGAAAGTAACCAAACTCCGGATTGTAGTAATCGATATAGGTGTCTTCACCGTCTAGCAAATACCTATAGTAGTCCTTTACCGACTCCATCTCCTCCTCGCTCTGCATTTCTGTAGGGAAAATGCTCCGTAGGCACAGGGTGTTATCCTCCGGATCTAGTTCCATAATCTCGATGGTCATGCCGAATACAGGGTGGTCCAAAATGACCTTGTACGTGTCAGACCGGACCTTGATGACTCCCCGAATCAGGTCGTCACGGACGGTGAGGTAATCGGCCTCAACAAAAATCTCGGGATACCGTCTGATTTGCTTCATAATCGGGTGGAGTTGCTGCTCTGCTTTCAACCTTAGCACGAATTGACACGAACCATAAGTTCCTGCTATAGTACATAAGTTGTATATCAGTCCCACTGATGGCTGACCCCAAGTCCAGTCCGAACCAGGCCCGAAAATCCTATTTCGGCCCCCACGACCCGTTTATCCAAGTCCACGACGATACCTACCACAAGCAGGAATCCCACGGGTACTGCGGTGTATGTGGTAAACGAACCAGTTACAAGTCTCTCTACTCCGCCGAGTACTGCTGCAGCTATGAGTGCTCAAATGAACTCTGGTGCGATATCACCGAACGCATCGCCACCTCTTCAACCCATCGTCGTCGTCAGAAAAATGGAAGCAACCGTAAGTAATCCGTCGATGGGGGTGGAAGACCTGTACCGGATCGCGATCGATCCCTCCTCCACGCAAAAACAGTTGAGGGATGCCTGGGACTCCACTAAATCCACCAGGGTCAGGAAAGCAGTAGCCTCCAATCCGAATTGTGATTCAACCACCATGTGCATGGCGGCTCGCCTTTACCTCAAGGAGGTGATAGCCAACCCCAGCTTTGAGTTGTTGAATCTATTTAATGAGGACAAGTTCGTTAAGCAAATCTACGATGCTTACTCAGACCCGCAGCTATTCTGCAAAACCTCCAAATTACACACTATCAGCAACAAGAGCGGTAACCGAATCAATACGTCTAGGGCTCTGCTAACGTCCCCTAATCTTTGCAGTGCCAAGATTTTGGAGACCATCTGGACTACTCTAAGCGGAGCAGAACTTTCTCGTGAGCTCAAAGATGTTGATGTAAAGGCTAATGTAAAGAAAATCATTTCGGGTAATTTAGTCTATTTCAGGCTTCCCCTTCTGATATCCTTTAGGGCCCACGACCTGATCAACGACTCCCAGGTTACTAAGGCTCTATCCAAGTCTCCTGCCCCTTGCCAGTACTACACTCCGAAGGGACAGTATGCGAAGTTTGTGAAAACTTCTGTACCGGATTACCAGTTACTCTACCGGTTTATTTACGTTAACCGTCCTTCAAACGTACGGGACGTAATCAAATCGGTTAAGGGTGATCCTGATCTGCAATCTGATGATTGTCTTGACGCGTACGCTGCCCTATACAGGGACTTCCTTGCCCATGACGTAATCAGAGCTCGAGCCCAAACTTCTCGAAACAATCGGAAGTATGGGTGGTCCAATAGGGTTAACTTAGGTAGCAGTGACTTTAGCTACTACTTGTCCGACTTACTCTGGACGGTAATTGCTTCCAGGAATATCTCCAAGATTCAGACCCTAGACGATCTCGATTTGTCCGCTTTGTACCGAGACATCTCACGGACAGGACTTGACCGTGACTTCGGCCCGTATAAATGTCAAATTGAGCTTGAAAAAGTCTATAAGACGATTACTAGCAGGCTCGGGATGTGCAAGAAGCTTCTGGAACTGGAGGATGACAGGGCGTTTATGTTCTTTCTCTCTAGCGGAATAATCTGGAGGGAGTGGTATGGAAAAACTGTCGAGGGGACTCTGGAGTCCCAAGTGCTTAGCAGGTTCCACCGTATTAACGAAGACCTGTTTAAGTCTGGCTTGGAACCCCTATGCAAATTGTCATACCTGGACAATTTTCCTACCATTAAGATCTCGAAGAGTAACGGTACTGAGTACAACCCTGATTACTATTTCTGTGATGAGAGTGTGGATCGGAAGGTTCCGACCGTCTCCGGAAAAATTGAACCGGAGGTAATTGCTGAGATGGCGGTCAGGGGGATTGGTGATTAGTGAGAAGGGGGGGGGGTTAACCTTCCCCCCCCCCTCGGTCTACTTCAACCCCAACCTGTCGCACATTTGAATCCACCAGGCGTGCATCATTTCGTTGTACGCCTTGCGGGATTCCTCGACCTTTTTATACTCCTGGTACACATCTCTGAACATGCAAAGCTCTTCGCTCCTCCTGCAGGGGATGTGCCAGTCGATACGGTCTTTGATGAGGTGATATGTTGATCTTTGGAATGTGTCCCAGAGTACTCGGGACGAAAATTTAAGGTCTCGGACGCTTTCGTCTGGGTCGAGATTGCGTAGAATTTCGGCGTGTTTCTCCAGGTAGTTGGAGAACTGCTCCTGGGAGAAAGTGCCCTCGCGGTCATCAAAGTCCCTGAGCTCCTGCTTGTAACCTTTGCCAAGCCACTCGGTGTAAATGAGCTCGATAACGGATCGAGACGTATCCTCGGCGGGTTTGGCAGCCTCAGGCGGGTCTTGTACGACCGGCAGTGTCTGACGGTACTGTTTGGATATATTCTTGAACCTCGGCACTAGGTACTTGTGCTGAGGTCCCTTACCCAACCGCTGCTCCATTTGCATACATAGGCCAGTCATAAAGGCCCGGTAATCCGATCCTGATGACCTGATCGCCTCCGCACTTCTGGCAGCGTAGATAGTGAGGTTGGCATTCAACCCTCGATCCAATCCTTTCTCCCACTCCTCCACTTTCTTTCGGATAGTAGACTCCCGCCCCGGTCGTTTGTTCTGCAGGTTCCAGACAATCCCCTGCTCCTCGGCCAAGTTAGCCCGCTCGGAGAGGTCGGAGTCGGAAAGGGGTTTGACTGTGTTCTTAACGCTCTCCCCGTTCCAGATCGATGCAAAGTCACCGATGGCCTTAGGTCCATACTGGTGCTCTTTGATCTCTACCCCGTACTGGATCATTTTGTTGGTGGCCTCCAGCTTGGACTGAAGCTCGAGCTTTCTAATGTCGATCTCGGCCATCGCCAGGGTGTGCTCCATCTCCTTCACCCTCATCGAATCCTCGGAGTACGTTCGTTTCATCTCCAGAAGGGCCAGGAGCAAATTCTCCTTGGTCATGGATCTGAGCCAGGTGATGCTGGGGTAGGGCTCATCAAAAATCTGTTTGGCGTGTCTGGGCAGGGTCATAGTGAAATGATAGAAAAATGGCTCCGGGGTCAGTATAGCACGATAACCCCCTCTGATAAGCTATCACCAAAACCTGTGGGGGATTTTTTTTCTCAATTAAACGCAAACAGACGGCATGAGGAGACCCCAAACCCAGCAGGGGGGTCAGATGGCTGAAATACACCATGGTGCAAGGGGTTTGGGGAAATGGTCGGAAAATGGGGCTGGTAGCAAAACATTATAATTATCAAAAAGTGAAATTTAGTATCAAAACATGGATATTTACCCCACCTTTAGACCCCAATTTGACCATCATCTGTATCCCAAAGATGACCTAACTGAGGTTAAGACTTTTTTATATCGCTAGCGGGCCGGTTTACCCCGGAATTCTCAAAATTCTGACCCCAATCGGTCGTAGTTTTCTTTGGGGTGTTTTGATAGAAAATCTCGCCCCCCCCAGGTAGAGCGTGAGACAACCCCCTGTATCGGGTGTCTGGGTAAAATGCTTCCCCCAGATCGCTTGCTATGACTGGGTTGAAATTTTCCCAGAAATCAACCCTCACCCAAGTCGCCGCTCCCCCTAAACCCATGTATATATATATCCTTTTTATTTAGTAAAGATTAATAATGGGCGTATGGGAGGTTGCGGGGACTTTTCCTTTGGGTTTGGCTAAGGGGCTGTTTTGACACAATCCAGGTGGTGATACGGGGGCGGGGCGAATCCGGTGAAAGCAGGGGATGGAGACTCCCGCACCCGAGCTTTACGCCGAAACCGCTATCTCGTACGACTACGACGCCGCCGAGGTTGTTGTGTATACGACCCGTACCGACGTGTACGAGGACCTGCTAGCCCTTCCTACACGCCCTAAGAGCCACCGATCCCTAGAGCCGGGCTACGAGCTCATATACAGGCTTACGGACTGCCACGCACCTGCCGGCCTGGTCAAGTGACACCGGTTGTATCCGACGTCCATACGGCCCTGGCTTCATTCGCCGGAGTAATGCTGGCTGAGGTGGTGGTAAAGCCCATAGCGATCCGGCTAGGGCGCTTGCTGGTGCGACAACTCGATGGGGCGGTGGGGGGTTTGCTACCGAATTGGTTATGGGATACTTCTGAACGGCCCGGTGACAAATAACTCGGCGATGGCGTCTTCCAGGTCCGTCTCGCTAAGCCTGTCACCGACTGACCCGTACAGGGTGTCTCCGCTACCGATCAGATACCTTCGGCTACTCCTGTCGAAGACTGCCCGCATGCCATATTTCTCGCACTCCTGGGCAACCCGGGGGTTGGGCAGTGGGGAATGTTTATATACCGACCGGAATACCCAGTCCTCCCAATTAAACATGTTCGGTAAAACTCCGATCCAGAATGGCCGTAACGGTGCGTTTTTCTACTAGTCTCCACGGCGTGTAGTGCAAGTCCATGTCTGACACCTGAGCGACCCGAACATACTCCCAGTCCGAGCCAGGGGCTAATGTCCCCAACACCCACTTTGCCGAATTATCATCCCGGATAGCCACTAGCCCATACTCTTTGCACAATTCGCGCAACCGGTCGTAGTTGCCGATATCACCGTCTCCCACTACCTAAAAGTACTGATTACGGAGTATTCTAGCACAGACTTCTCGATGTTTTCCCAGTCGTCGAAGGGGTTTATCGATCCGACATACCCCACAATGTCCCCCCCAGATATATACCATACGTCAACTTCGTGTTCGTATCTTCTGCGCTCGCTTTTGAATATTGTACAACTGTTTCTCTCGCACAACTTTTCCAGAAAATAGTAGCGAAGGGCCGTGGGCATGATTCGCCACACCCATCGTGTTAACCTATTTTGATTAAACCCCATGATCCAACCACCCTCTAAGGATACTTTCTATCTGACTACTGGTCATCCACATTGCTGATTCCCTCATTATACTGTAATCCGGGCTTCCAAAACACACCGCGAGATTATGCTCAACAGGGTTTGACCGGTGAAATATCACCTCGGCAGTGCTTATCTTGCAGTACCATCTAAGACCCAAACGGTCACAAACACTATCTAACTGACGCGTAGTCTCTTCCCAAACTAACCCCCTCTGGTACATCCAGTTCATTACTTAAACGCCCCTCTAACGGCCAGTTCAGCAATGATCTCTTCCATTTGATTCCAGTCATTGTACTGGTAATCCAGGTAACCTACTATGCGTCTACCTTCGGAACGAAGGTAGAAGAAAAAGTGACCGGGTATCGCCTCAAAACCGTACCCCGAGCACAACTTTTTGACGGTGTCAATCTTGTCTTTGGATGGACGTGTCACGTTCTTCTCTGACCAGTCCCGATTTTACCCTAACCCTGGCCGAAAGTCAACTCGATAGCCAGACTGGCCAGCTCCTCGTCGGTGATCTCCTCGGCTTGCTTTTCAGTCACCACTGTGTATATAGTGCCCGTGGAGCTCATCCTCCAGAACACCAGATCAACACAGAGTGGAATGAAAGGTTGAACCGTGAAGTCGTGATGTACCCCCGGGACAGAGTCCAGGACCTCGATTATTCTGGAGAAAGAATCGTGTCTGTTACTCATGGGTGAAGGTAAGCTCCAGGGTTAAGTAAGTAAACTCCTCATCGGACATTGAGTCAATTTCACCAACCCCGTAGTGGTTTCCGTTGACCCCGTGTTTGCCGACCCAGACGCAGTAATCTTTCAAACTTTCCCATTCTTCAGAGGGATAGAATCCCCAGGCCACTCCCAGGTTATCTAAGAGCCTTGTGAACTCGTAAAATCTTTGGTACATGGCTCTGAAAATTGACAGTTTACTCATCATACCCGATTCGATCCGAACGTCAACTCCAAGGAGAGTATTTCCAGTTCATTACTTGTCAAAATCAGAGCATCTGCCTCCGAGAGGCATTCTATCTTATCATAATTACCTTTACACCAATACAAAAATTTTGCCCCCGGGGAGTTCATAATCAACGATGTCCCATTCCACCCCCGGGACCGAAACCAGGACACTAATTACTTTCTCAAATGGGTTTAAATCAGCCACAGCTAAATACCTTCAGCATTTTCCAATACTCGCACATTTCTCTCAGTTCGTGTATTGTCATCGCATTGAATTGTTCAGCCGAGAGGGTTTCAAGCTTAGTATCCAGGGAAATGCCCCCCCTATACGCACTTACTACCAGCCCCGTACATTTATCCGATGCCTTCTGGCGCGTAAACTCAAACAATAATCCGTACTCGTATGCGATATCGTGAGCCAAAGCCCTACTGCTCACGCACATACAGTTTAGACGACAATTGTCCATCACCACAACCCGTACCTCAGAACCAAGCTTAACACTTTTTCCTCAATCTGATCAGAGTCCCACAAGGACAGATCCACCCGGGTAAAATCAATAATCCACGACTCCTCTTTACCATTCACTGAGATGTAATACCTCCCCCAAGTGTACATAAACGATAACCCGTATTGCTCGCACAGCTCCCGAATAAGTTCCTCCTTTTGGTCGATACGGAGGGTCATGATGGTTTCCAAATCTTAGGGAAAACCCTGCTCTCGGGATCTGTAAAAATTTCTTCCACGGACCACTCCATGGCGGCCAATTCAGGGTCTACCACGTCCCAGGGATTGAAAAGAAAGATTGTGCCCCCTGTCATAGGTCGAAATACTGCCCAGTAGAGGGACATTCTCCAACTCACTGTCAACCCGTGAGTCTCGCAAGCCTTTCTAACTTCCTCTATACTGGCCATTTTAAACCCAAGTTCCACACCATCCTAGCACTCCGGGCACATGGACCGTATGCTGCAGCCGACTGCAAACTCCTCCAGCTCCTCATCCGACATGGACAGTAGCTCATCCGTGCGTAGGCATCCCAAATTCTCCCCAAAAAAGTATAACCAATCGTCGGAGTATCCACAATCTCTTGGGAAAAAATAGTGGCGAGAGTTACTTACAACAACACGTAAGTTATACTTAAAGAGTACAGGTTTTAGGTCCATCGGGTAAAAAAATTTCTTGACAGAGATTAGTATGGTAAGTCGGGTTGTCCTCAAAAGATAACCTTAGTGACCAGGAGACAGCTATTTCCTCTAACTCCTCATCAGTTAGAGATAGCCAATCCAACTCCTCGATGAAATAGCTATAGTTTGAATTGGACCTAACGAAAACTCGTCCGTACTGTAATAACCCTGCCCTTAAGCCGTATCTCCTACAAACCTCCCTGAGCCTGGATTCAGAAGCCATGGACCCACCGGTAAACTATTACCACCCTAGCACAACCCCTCCATCGACCTCACACTGCAGTCTACCACCAGTTCTTCCAGCTCGTTGTCAGACATCTCGTAAAGCTCCGTAGTGGTAATAGTTGCGAGTGGCGGCCCGTCTAGTGTCCAGGTTCCACTACCCGGATACCTGATAGAGTATGCTAAATTTATGCCCATCATATCCAATGATACGTGTAACCCATACCTACCGCACATTTCTTTTAGGTCGGAGTGTTGCATGATTTCAGGTTGACGGGGCAAAGGAGTTTTCTATAGACCAGGTTAGTGCTAGCTTATCTAACTCTTCTGCAGACATGTCTTCGTGAATGAGAAAGGAATAGGTACCTCCTAAGTCATGAGGACCATAAGCCACATATTCGAAGTAGATGAATGAAAAAGGATACCCACGTTCGACCCTAAGACCGTAAGGTTCACAGATTTCTCTGGCTTGGTCTAAATCCACCACTTCACCGACGTATACCACATCACCCTAGCACACCCGTCCCGATCCGTTCCCGGTCCCGGCGAAGCCGGGCCGGCTCGCGCCGTTAGGCGCACATAGCCCACCCCTTACTGGAACGAGTTTTTCAAGGACCAGGCAATCGCCATCCTCTCCAACTCTTCCTCGGACGTACCCTTGATTACTTTAAAGGCATACCTCACTCCGTACTCAGTTTTATTATAAACAATATAAGAGTCCGATCGCCACTGAGGCATTAACTTAAGACCGTAAGGTATACAGATTTCTTTAACTCTTTCGGGGGTCATTACCATCCCAACATATACCTCACCATATTATCATACCCCCTTTGTTGAAAGCTTAAGGGGAGAGGACCTCGTATCAGATCTGTACTTACCTCGGCTCGGTTTTTCACGCACACCCTGGGGCCGTCAACTGTTCTACTATACACATAGCTTTCACCTACTGCCACATCCTTCCGCCTGATCGGCGGCGGCGGCACCTCCTTCGACCCCATCATCTCCCACATCTCGGAGTACCGAGAAAACCACCAGGAAACCCCCGCCAGCTCCATCCTCCCGATCATCCTCACC